AATTCTGTTTGTATATTCATTTCTATTTCAACATATATATTGTTTTCATCATCTAAACTAATATTAGACGGCAATTCTGGATCGCAAAATACAATAATCTCTCCTCCTGAGCTATCAAAATAAGATTCACTATGCCATAAAGGTACTAAAAATAATTCATTATTAACATATAACTTATATAAATTATTATTCATCAAATCATTTATACTTGGATTTAATTTGTAGATCTGTACATTATCATATTTTTTTACTACAATATCTCTAATTATATCAAGAATTTCTGATGATAAATGAAGTGTTTTACGATTATTAGAGAGAAAAGTATAAATATGTATGGATGTATCTTTATCTAATCCATCAAATAATTTAACAGATAAACTTTTTCCAGCAAGTAATATATCATTAATAATTTTATAAAACACTTCACTATAAGATGATTCAAAGGATGTTCCTTCAAACATCGTCCTAATAAATTCTTTTAAAATATCAAAATAGAGAGAAGAATGGTAATCTAATGGATTATTTTCTTCATTTGTATTTGTTGAATATAATTCTCTCTTTAAATAATGATAAGCTTCATTTATTTTTTTAAATTTCTCATTTGATTCTACCGAATTTCCATTTTTATCAGGATGATTTAATAATGCCATTTTACGATAATTTTTTTTTAAATATTCAATTGTTATATCATTATAATTTATTTTTGATAAATCAATCTCTAATATATCAAATGCATCTTTATAATTCATATTAAGTAGTTAAAAGTATAAACTTTAAGTAATAAATTTTTTTATTATTTTGTCTTTATCTATTATAAATGGCTATTCGTACTAGTGCAATTACTTATAATAGAGGTATTCCAAAAAATTATAATAATTTTTTTATTGTTGCTCAAGCAAATAATACTATTGTTCAACCATTAAGTTTATATTTGAAAGGTTATCAATTTTATAATAGAAATATAACTAATGCCACCAGTGGACGAAATACTTTAGTTTGGAATAGATGAACATATTTACTAAAAATTATTAATTGTTTTAGCTAAATACAAAAAATAATTTTCAACATGATATATCGGTCTATAATTATTATTATAATACTGAAAAAAACTATATGTTTTTATTAATACATTTGAAATTTCTTCTTTTTTTATTTTTTTTTCCTCAATCAGCGAAGAAATAATATACCAAATACATTCTGATATATCTAAATTATAAATAAATATATCATATAAAATATCTCTGAATTTTAAATAATGTAAATCATTAATGTTTAACAAATTTTTTATTATTTTATTACATATTATTTTATAATGCATCATTAAATCTTCATTATAGGAATGTAATATTTTAATGTTTGTTATATTTTCTGGTTTTAATGTTTTTGGCAATTTATTGTTTATACATTTTACATAAGCGGTCTTTGTTGGTCTACTGACATGAATAATTTCACAAGAATTTAATATATTATCGGGAATAAAACTTATTTCTTCTGTTATTATTATAAACTTTAAATCTATTGAAATCGCATTATTTTGCTGCATGTAACTATAAAAGTTTTCTAATAATTCACTATGTATTTCATGAAAATATTTACAAACAATAATACCAGATTTATCTATTTTGGCTGATATAATATCTACTATTTGTTGATAAATATCATGCCAAAGTATTTTTGAATTACAACCTAAGAGAGACATATCTATTTCATAATGTATATCACTTATTTTGAAAAAATATTGTTGTTTGTTAAATGTTAAACTGATTTTTTTTTCATATTTTAATTCTGTTGGACTATATCTTTTTATTGATTTTAACATTTGAGTATATTTTCCTGTTCCATTTGGACCAAAAAATATTATATTTTTCAAATCCTGCATTTTTTTTGGAAATTTTTGAAATATTTTTTCTAATTTTGTATGTAAATTTATTCTTTTATTTTCATTTATATATTCTTCAAAATGTGTTTCATAAAATTTCATATTTTATAATTATAATATATTCTTTGTTTAAATATATAAAAAATAAACATATAAAATTTTTATAAAAATAAAATATATAACATTTATTACATTTATAACATTTATAAAAAAGAAAAATATATATAACAAAGAAAAAATATATAACTTAAAAAGAATTTAAGATATATATTAGTTTCATATAATGAATATTGTTAAAAGACTTGATCAATATGATGATAATAATTTATTTTTTTGTGAACCTATTAAAAATAATATAATGAATGATGGGAATTTTATTAGAATATTATATTCTACAAGCAATTTCACATTAAATGGTATTTATTTACTTATTCATATACACGATATTATATGTGAAAAATATTATTTAAAATATAGATGTACGTTTAACGTTTCTATGCATAAAGATATGATTGATAATATAAAGAGTATTGAAGAAGATATTTTAAAAAAATATGAAATAAAAGATAAAATTCCACAATTTAAAATATATGAGCAACTCAAAAATGGTAATATCAAAATTTTTTCAGATATATCTAATAAAACTTTTTCTTCTTTTATACTTAAAATATCTGGGATTTGGGAAACACATATGAATTATGGATTAACTTATAAATTTATATATATTCACACGTAATATTTAAGGAAATAAGGTTCTAAATTGACCTAAAATACAAGCTAAATGTCCTGCCATTACATCTTGTGTATTACTACTTGATCCATTAAAAACTGATCCAGACATTGCAGCTGCTAAAGCATTTAATTCATCAATTCTATTATAAGTTATAATAAATCTATTTTTTCCATATTCAGATCTAAATATTAATCCTCCTAATGTAAATGAGTTTTGATCTAATTGTTTTAATGGTAATGATTCTTTAGTATTGTTATTTTTAACAATTGCACCTGTTTTATTATTTGGGTCAGGGCTAATAGTACAATTTATTGTACCATTTGATACATATTTACCTGTAATCGTACTATTTACAGCATCTGAAGCATTAGTTAATTTACTTGTAAATTGAGAGTCAAATATTCTTGGATCTGGTGGACTTGCTGTTATTGTTACTTTTGAAGCCCATACATCTGGTGGGTTTTGTAAATAATTTATTTCTGAATTTATTTGTTTTGGTGGTTTATTAGCAGATGGTGTTATAGAAAAAACTGCTTTACTAGGTGTCTTTGTGTCAAAAGAAATGATGTCAATAGTTATCTTAGTGCTCATTTTATAATATATTCTAATATATTATAAATTACAAAAAAAATAATTATATTATATTTTTAATAATTCAAAACCATCTGTCGTAAAGTATTTTAAAATAGTTCGCAATATATTTGTTGCTATGGCAGATAAAACACCTAACAACAATATAGTTGACATTGTAACATTGGATATACCTTTCTCCTGGAATGATTTATTAGATACTTCTGAATATATAATATACATTTGAATTAATATTAATATTGTTACTATATTACTAAATACACTATATCCTGAAGAGACACGGCCCTCAATAATAATATCTTTATATATAAAAGTTAAATAAAATAAAGAAGCGGTAATACCAAGTAATAATATAAATGGAAATAAATTTAATAATAATGTTCCTATAGAGGCTCCCTCTGTTTTTCTAGTTTGTAAATTATTTAATACTTGAATCAATATCATCATCATTGCTATTGAAACTGCAACATATCCAGATAAAAAACAATTTATAGAATTATAACCGGTTGAAAACATACCTATTAAAAAAACAATACAACCTGCATTTATTAATGATTTATAAATACTTGTTTGAAATGCAGAAAAATCTCCTACCATATATATACACTTTAATAAAAGTGGAAAAATCAAATATTAAATTTATATTTCCTAAATATTATTATTTTGTTTCTTCAAGTCATCTATTTCTTTTTGCATTGCATTTATTTTTGATACAAGTAATGGAATTAATTCAATATAATTTACTGATTTATAATTATTATTTTCATTTATTAATTCTGGATATATTTTCTCTACATCTTGTGCTAAAAAACCATAATGTGTTTTTTCAGGATCATATTTATATGAAAACTCTTTCGGTTCTAAATTTGAAATAGAATGGATTTTCATTTCAGGTATATTTTGTATATTGTCTTTTAATTTTTCATCTGACGGAGTCACTAATGTTCCATAAATTATACCGCTTACGTATAAATCGGTTGGAATATAAACTGGAATTGGAACATTAGAAGGTGTTTTAATAACTGCAGGTGTTAAAAGAGTTGTATTTAGTGGTGGTTCAGCTCCTGGTACAGGTGTTAGTGGTACACTACTATAAGATGTGTTTTTCCATACTCCTTGGTTACGTGGACTACTATATACAAAATTTTTTGTTTGTTGATTTTTGTCTGGCACTGAACCACTATAATTTGCAACTGATGAATAAGACATTATAATATAATATATAAATAGTTTTATTATTAAATTGTTTAAAAGTATTATAATAATAAAAAAATTAAATAATATAAAAAAAAATCATAATATATAATATGTCTGAAAGTGTATATCAATACAATAAAATTTCTAACAACTTTAATACAAATAAAAATCATCCTTTAATACAAAACTCACAGGAATATATTTATTATAAAAAATACTTATCTATACATTCAGAAGATAGAAATTATTTAAAATTTCCTAGTTCTTCTGAATTTGAAATTGAAATGCCTGAAGATTTATTAAATGTCGTTGCTTTACGACTAGTATCATGGACATTTCCTTCAAATTATAATACTTTCTCAATATTAAATTCAAATATATCTATGACATTTAAAATTAATAATCCATATAACCCAAATGATCATGGTGTAGTTGATATACTTTTACTTAAAATATATGAATATTTATCACTCCATAAAGATGATAATTTTGGTATTGTCATTGAACAAGGTTTTTATAATCCAGACCAAATGGTTACAGAACTTACAAATAAATTTAATGCGTCTGTTACATATCAATTAACTATTTATTTTACAGATCAATCAGTTAATCCTGCACTTACACCCGTAGAACGAGCACAATATTTGACTGCTCTTACATCTTTAAATGCTACAGGTGGTTATAAAAATTTTGTTATTGTGTATAATAATGTTAGTCAAAAAATATGGTTTGGAAATGTTTGTGATGGTTTTATTTTAACAAATACAACACAATTTAAGAAACAAAATATTGCTTCTAATTTTATTTGTGCTACCAAAGAATATGCGCCTGATTTTAGCGATTGGGGATTACCAGGAAATCTTGGGTTATCAAGATGTGATACTGAATCCGTAAATGGTTTAACCGCAGCAAATATTACAGAAGCAGCTCTTTATAATGGTACTATAGTTCCTAGATTCTACTTTGGTGATGTAGTTTTTGGAGATAATGGTTTCTGGTTAGTACCACAAGCTATTTATCCTGGTTCGAATGTAAATTGGGTTGAAGCAGACTATAAAATTAATTTAATGGGTCCAGCTTATATTTATATGGAGATTGCGGGTCAAAATTGTATAGATGAAACACAACCTTATAATATTAACGAATTTACCATTAAAACAAATTCAACAAATGGAATTGTAAACTCTTCCTTTGCAAAAATTCCTGTTCCTACAACTCCGATTTCTCAATGGTTTGATCGTGACGCACTACCATATAAATTTTATTATCCTCCTGCTGAGAGAATGCGTAGATTATATATTAAATTAAGATATCACAATGGACAACCTGTAAATTTTGGTGTATTTAATTATTCTTTTGACATTGAATTTACATTACAATTACCGCAAATTTTAAGAAATTCAAATACCCAATCTGCTTTTGTTTACTAAATATCATATTTGTCTGATATCCATGACTTTAAAATATCTATATCACATATTTTATAGTCTTCACTTAACTCATTTGTAAAGGATTTAATATCATAGAATTTTGGTGTTTTCATACGTGTTGTTTTATAAAATATATAATCTCCTTTTGGACCTTTTCTTATAGATGTATTAGTATTTATTTCTCTAATTAAATTACTTCCTTCGTTCAAATATTTTTTTACTTCTGCAAAAGTTATGTTCTCCATGGGTCTATTACCTAATTCTTTTAATGTTTTTGTATTTTTATCCCAAGTTATGTAAAGTCCATATTTTCCTTTTTTTAAAATTACATCATGTCCCTCATGTTGTCCAAGAATATAACTACTTTTTGTTTGTGTTTTTTTTGCATCCACTATATCTTCTATTTGTGTAATACCTTTTTCTATTCTAGATATATCTATATCATTTCGTACTGGTTTAAAAGTAGTTTTTTCTTTTCCATCATCTTGTTTTTCTACACACTTTATTACTGGTCCATATTTTCCTACTAAATAGGTATTTTGATCATCTATTTGTATTTCCATTTTAGCTTGTGGACCCATAATATGAATTAAATCATCTATTTGAATATTACAATCACGACATAAATGATGCCATATATATTCGCCTTTTGCTATTTTATCAAGAGTATTTTCCATTTCACATGTATAATTATATTCAAATAAATTTGCAAAATGTTTTTCTAAAAATTCAATGACAATGATACCAAGTGGTTGAATAACCAATTTTCCTTTTTCATTACCAAATTCTCTCTTTATTTCTATTTTTTGAATTTTATCATTTTCTAATTCATAATCATTACATACAATTTCACGACCTTTAATATCTTGTTTTTTTACATAACCACGTTCTTGAATCTTATCCACGAGAGAAGAAAAAGTAGAAGGACGACCTATTCCTTTTTCTTCCAAAAGTTGAACTAAACGTGCCTCTGTATAATGTGATATTAATCCACGAATACTAACATGAGCTACTATTTTTTTGTAAGGAATGAAACCTTGCTTTATTATTTGCAAATATTGATAATCTTTATTCTCTCTTTTTATTTCTTCAACATATTTCTTAGATACTATTTTCCATCCCGGAAAATCTACTAATTCGCTTTTATATGTAAACTTTCCACTATCATATGCTGTTATAGATGCAGTTATTTGAAAAAATGAAGCAGCTGACATACAACTTTCTAATGTATTTTCCCAAATTAATCTATATAATCTATGCTCCTTAGGATCCAAAATGGTTTCTGGTAAATCACGTAGAAAAATGTTTGTCGGACGAATCGCTTCATGAGCATCTTGTGTAATCATTTTGTTATTTTTTTTCGTTTTTTTCTTATCTTGTTTTTCTTCATCTATCGTCTCAAATATTTTTCCAATATATTTTTGATTTGCATCGTAATTTGCAGTTATATATTGTTTCACTTCTTCTAAAAAATCGACACTATAAGTCTTTGAATCTGTTCGCATATATGTAATAAAACCACCTTCATAAAGTAACTGACAAATTCGCATCGTTTCTTTAGGACTATAGTGTAATTCATTTGAGGCAACTTGTTGAATCCTTGATGTAGTAAATGGTTCTGGAGGAGATTTAAATACTTTTATAGGCTGTGAACATGAATACATATGTTGATGACTTGATGATCCTTTTAAAAAAATGTTTATTGATTCTTCTGATTCATATTCTTTTGACAAAACAAATGGTAGATTTGAATTTGTAAAATATCCCGTTGTATTATATATTTTTCTCTCTTTTGATTCTTTTATCTCTTTTTCATTTTCATAAATTAATTTTAATGCAGGTGTTTGACAACGCCCTGCACTTAGCGCATTATCTTTTCCTGCGTTTGTTATACATTTCCATAAAATAGGAGATATTTTATAACCAACTAGTAAGTCTAATATTTGTCGCGCTTGTTGAGCATGTACTTGATTCATATCTATTGTTGTTGGATTTTTTATAGCATTTTGTATAGCCTGCTCAGTAATTTCATTAAAGGTAATACGTTTTGTATTAAGAGGTAAATTAAATAATTCAATAATTGTGTGACCGATTCCCTCTCCTTCTCGGTCTGAATCGCTTGCAATTATAACTTCATCAGCTTTTTTAATCTCTTTCCTTAATAATTCAATTTGTTTTTTCTTCAATGCGTTGTTTATTATTGTATATGTAGGATGAAAATTATTTTCAAAATCTACATTTTTGAGAGAAGGCAATTCACGCAAATGTCCAAAAGAAGCAACACATTTATAACCAGGACCTAGATACTCTTCTATTTTCTTACATTTTGCTGGTGACTCCACAATAACAAGTGATGTTGTAGTGTTATATTTTTTTGGCATATCAGTATATACAATTGTATATACAAATACATTTATGTTATTTATACTATAAATTTATTCATTCAAAATATATTTTTCATATTCATTATTATTACATAAATAATAATTTTGTATTTTATTATTAGAATGTATTTCTTGGACCACCTCTATTATTTTTTTTAACCAATCATATGTATCAAAAAATACATCTTTTTGAAGTAATCTTATTACACAATACCCATTTTCATTAGCACACTTTTCTTTATATTTATCATTTTTATATTGTGTATCTGGAGATTTCCAGTTACTTACTTGCTTGAAATGTTGACATCCATCTAACTCTAAAATTATATTATATTCAGGAATAACAAAATCAAATGGAAGAAATTTTTTATTTTTACACCAATCAAAATTTACGTTATACATTGTAGAAGGATAAAATTTTTTTATTTTTTCAAACAATTTTTTCTCACCTTTATTCACACAGATTGGACATCCTTTTCCTTTTAGTAGATTTGGTGGTAATATTTTAAAATTACCATGCAATTTACATGTTACAAAAATATGTGTTTTAGAATTTTCGTAAATAACATTTTCATATTCATATTTATCACCATGAATTTTTTTTGAATCTATTATAAAATTTTCTAAAGATTTACTTTTTTTTGATGCTCTAATAATATCAGCACATTTATTGCAACCTTTTCCTTGTAAATGATTTGATACTTTTTGTTCAAAATCACCATGTTCTTTACAAATAATAACAATTTTTGAATTATCATTTACATAATTACTTTTTGAATAATCATATTTATCTCCATGTTTTTTAATAGAGTCTTCAATAAATTTTTGAAGTGTTTTTTTTGTACTTAATGTTTGTTTTATTTTACCACAATTAGGACATCCTTGTTTTAATTTTATATGTGCATTTGGAACTTGTGAAAATAAACCATGTATTTTACATATTATATCTACTTTTATCTTTGTATTTATATAACACACTTGTGAATAATCATAATTATTACCATGTATGTTAACCGCTTCTTGAATAAAATTATCTTTTGTCTTAACAATACGTGTCTTATTTATTGTATAACCACATTTTTTACATCCACTACCTTTTACATGTAATGATGGTATTTGTTCAAATATACCATGTACTTTACATATAATTTTAACTTTTGTTTTTGCATTGATGTATTCTACTTGTGAATAATCATAAGTATCTCCATGTTTTTCAATGGATTTTTCCCTAAATAATTCTGTATTTATGTGTGAAGGCATAGATATATACTATTATTATATATTATTTTTATGTTATTTTTATTATATATTTTATTATATATTTTTTACTTTTTCATCATCTTAAATTGTTTCCATGAAATATTATTTTCAGCACGTTTAGGTTCAACAATATTTTTTTCAGCTTGTTCATCTAATTTTTCAGACTTTTTTAAAGCGCTATCTATATATAATTCTTTTAGCACACTTCCTACTAAAAAGGAACCTTCATGTTGATCTAATTCACCATCTTCTATTTGTCTTAATACATCTAAAAATTTGTTCAATATATGAATGTCTATTTCATCTTTCTTAACTTTATTAAATATATCTGTGTAATAAGTATATAAAAAACTACAATCTTTAAGACATTCTTCTGATATTTTTGCATCATCTCCACGATATTTAGCCTTAATCATAATCATATTATTCACTTCATTTCTTAGTACTTGACTATGTTTTAACTCACGTATTAATCCTGTTTGATCTTCTACATTATTCGTCTTTATCATATTTGCCAATTGTAAACGTTGTTTATCGTTCATTTTTATTTATTATGAATATTCAATATTTTATTTTTTAACTTATTTTTATATAAATATATATTAAATGGTAGTTAAATTTAATATTCCAGAACAACAAAAAGCACCTTTAACACCAGGTGCTAGTACACCACAAGAATCTGCTGCTATGAAAATTGATAATATGAACAAAATCCAAGCTCAAGTAAATAAAGTAGGAGGTAAATATAAAAAATACAAAAAAGGTGGAGCTATTGAAGTTCAACCTACATCCACTTCTTCTTATAATGTAAATGGTATTGTTAAAGATGTTGTATCTAATGATGTAAAAGCACAAGCAAATGGTGAATATGATAAAGGCGCTTTTAGTAAAGGAGGATCAAAAAGATATAGAAAAAATAAAAAAACAAAGCGCAGAAGTAAAAAAAGAACTAGACACAATAGAACTCGTAGAATTTATTCATAAATATTTATAAAATAAAAGTAAAACAACACGAATAATTTTATATTTATAATATAAGTTATGCCTTCTTCAAAAAATTGGTTCAATTTTGTTTATATAAATGTAGTCTTTATATTTTATATTTTAGTGGTATTCTATTATAGTAAATATGTAGAAATTAAAGAAAACTGGCCTCTATATCGTTGTAATCCAATGTATATGCCTTTAGCAGATAATATTAATGAAAATTTTGTATATTGTATTCAAACCATGCAAAGTAGCTATATGGAATACTTATTACAACCTATTTTCTTTATTGTAAATACACTTGGATCTACTGTCGGCAATTTAGTAGGTCAAATAAATGCTGTTCGTGCTATGTTTGATAAAATACGTACATTTGTTCCCAATATCTTTACATCTTTATTTGGTTCATTTTCTACTATGACGATTGAATTTGAGAAAATTAGTATTGGAATTAGAGATTTATTAGGAAAAACTACTGGTATTATGGTAAGTATTATGTATATTTTAGATGGAAGTATTAAAACTATGGGATCTGGGTTTAATTTTGTTAGCAAAATAGGTAAATGTTTTCATCCAAATACTCTTGTACAATTACAAAATGGTGAAATAATATGTATGAAAGATTTAAATTTAGGTGATGTTTTAAAAAATGGTTCCATTGTTGAATCTGTTATGAAAATTAATAATAAAAATAATTCTATACCATTTTATGTAATTAAAGGCGCTGGTATTAATGGTACTGATATTTATGTTACTGGATCACATTTTGTATATGATGAGAGTAACCTTTTATTTATTCCAGTAGAAAAATATTATAAAGCAACACTAGATAATAATGTAAAATCAGATTGGTTCAGTTGTTTAATTACAAGTAATCATATTATTCAAATTGGCAGTGAACGTTTTTGGGATTGGGATGATTATTTAATCAAATAAACAACTTTTTAATCATGATATATTTAATTTAGAGCAATATACTTTTAAAATGCATATTTTTTTAAAAGTATATTTATATGGATAGTAATCCTGGTTTAAGTAAATTAATTAAAATATATGAAAAATTAGGTTATATAGATCAGTATGGTGTATCGGTCTTTATCTTTATTTTTATAACTATTATATTAATTCTTATTATTCATTATTGTATTACTAAAAGTAATGCTGAAGAAATTATTCGTGACTGGCCAAATCAGAGATGCAATCCATTAATTATACCATATGCTGGTTATATCACTCATCCTGAAGGAACTACTGCATCTGAATATACTAAAGAGAATTTTAATTATTGTACTCAAAGAATTTTATCAAGCATTACTGGACCCGCAGTAGAACCTTACGCTTATATTGTATCTGTTTTTTATGGTGTTATTAATCAATTAAATGATTCTGTTCAATATGTACGCGCTATATTTGATAGAATTCGTAATGTTATATTAGCAGTTGTTCAAAATATTTTAAACCGACTTTTAAATATATTAGCACCTTTACAAAATATAATTTTGGGTGCAAAAGATATTTTAAATAAAACTCAAGCTATGATGACATCCATATTATTTAGCGCATTAGGTGCATATTATGCATTAAAATCTTTATTTGGCGCTATTGCACAATTTATTGCAAATATATTAATTGCTTTGGCTATTCTTATTTTTATAGTATATACACTTTCCATAATTTTTCCACCTCTAGCAATTAAAGGTGGTATATTAATTGGTTTTTTCTTATTGACCTCTATACCTTTCGCATTACTATTAGCATTTATGGGTGAATATTTAGGTATTTATGGTTATAAAATACCTCGTTTAAAATGTTTTGATAAAAATACTCTTATTAAAATGAATGATGGAACAAATAAAAAAATTTGCGAAATTCAACTAGGTGATGTATTAGAAAATAATAATGAAGTAACTGCATGTATAAAAGTAGAAACTAAAGGATCTAATATGTATTTTTTAAATAATATTATTGTTTCTGATACACATATTGTTCAATATGAACAAAATTGGATACCAGTATCAAAACATCCACAGGCTATAAAAATCGCAGTGTATAATGAACCCTACTTGTATTGTTTAAATACAAGCAGTAAGACAATTAAAATTAATAATAGTTTATTTACAGATTGGGACGAAATTTACAATAATAATATAAATAAAATTTTGTATAACAATTCTATTCAACTAGATGAATTAAAAGATATTCATTCTAAATTAGATAGCGGGTTTGATGGATATACAAAAATTAAACTCCATAATGGAACCTATAAAAATATTAAAGATATTGAAATAGGAGAGAAATTACAAAATGGTGAAATTGTATATGGTCTTGTTATAGTCAATGGTGACAATATTGAAAATCAATATACATATAATTTAGGAGAAAATTTTATAATTCATGGTGGTCCTAATTTAGTAATTTGTGATAAAAAAATAGGTATTTCATCTACATTAGATATTTGCGATAAAATTAAATTACAAAGCAAAAATGATAAATTATATCATTTATTAACAGATAAAAAAACTTTTACTATTCAAAATATTCAATTTTACGATTATAATGCGGCAATTGATATATTTTTAGAAAAGAATGATCAAAAATTATTATCTATGAAATATGTATAATATGAATATTTCCTTATTTGGTTATAAGATGAACGTAATTACTCTTCTTTTTATTATTATTTTTATTGTTTTAATTAGTCATACTTATTGTGGTTGTCATGATCCTTATGCATTAATTGAAGGTGTTGAAACTATGGAAAAGGATACCAAAAAAACTACTGATATGTCTGGAAATGAAGTTTCTGCACCTGTGACTAAAAGTACAAAAGAAGGATTCGCTGGTGCTAACACTAATTATGGTCTTTCTTCACCATATAATTTAAATGTAGATATTCCTATTGATACTTCTTCTTGGTATCAACCTGATTTGGTCGTTAAACCTGGACAACCACTAAATCCTGCTGTTAAAGCTTTTTTAGCTAGACCTAAACAACAACTCCCTTTACCTGAAGGCGAATTAGATTTCTTTGCTAATACTCCATTTAAACCTGAGTGTTGCCCTAATACATATAGTAATAGTCAGGGGTGTGCATGTATGACAAGTGAACAATATAATTATTTAATTTTGCGTTCTGGAAATAATGTTCCATATTCTGAATATTAGATTATAATTTTTATTATGAATAATATAAATTTATAAAATATATATTATTAAACTCTATATATATATATATATATATATAATAATGCCCTCTACTATTAGAAGGAAACAAAATAATAATATTACGAGAAAAAATAAAAACGACACTTGTCCAATTGGTTTAAAACCATTTGAGGAAGTATTTAGTAAAAAATTAAAAAAGGATAAAAAATCTATTGCAATAAAGAAAAAAGAATTTGTAAAACAATTGTTAAGCAAATTTTCACCAAATAGTATTAAACCTGAAAATGATTATTATGACTATATTAATTATCAGTGGTTACAAAATGTTAGTGTAGAACAACAACAAAAATATATTGTTCAAGTAGATGATTTTCGTTTAACACAAGACAAAGTATATACAGAATTAGATAATCTCATTTTAAAATATATTAATAGTCATAATGATAAGTTATCTAAAAATTTATACAATTATCGTAAATCTGTTCTTGAAATGAATCCAAAATCTTATACAAAAAAATTAGCATTTGAATCTATTTCTACCATTGACGAATTATTTCATGAAAATAATCCATGGAAATTGTTAGCTTTTTTTAACAGCGACGAAATGTTATGTAATAGTGCACCCTTTGTATGGTCATTACAACCTGACGAAAAAAATACAAAATTGTATGCATCATATGTTACCTCTCATCGTTTTGAATTAGTTGATATGAGCGTTTATTTTGATGATGGTACAGATATAGCATACAAAACAGAATATAGAGAAGCCTATAAAAAGAATATTAAAGAAATATTTAATGTATTATTAGGAAACAATAATTATAATCCTCAAGACGTTTTAGATGTAGAAACTCAATTAATTAATGCATTTGTTTGTTCTGAAATTTCTGTTAAAAATCCCGATGAAACATATAATAAAGTATATACAAATGATGCTGTAAATACATATGGTTTTGATTGGCCTGAATTTGCTAAACATCTAGGTTTTAAAAACATTCCAGAATGTTTTATTACTAATAATTTAAGTTATTTAAAATGTGTTAGTACTATTTATTTGAAAAATTGGAATTCAGAAAAATGGAAAACTTATTGGTTATTCATTTTATTTAGAAGATTAGTAAGAATCACACGTGGATGGGAAGAAATAATATATAAATTTAAGGGTGATTTTGAGAGAGGACAAGAAAAATTGAATAGAAGTGACGCTGTAAGTGCTGCACTTTATATGTCAGTACCATTTAACACTTTTTTGACAAATGAATATGTCAAACATTATGAAAATCCACAAGCAATGCAATATGTCAAAATATTATGTAATGATTTAAAAATTGTATTTAGACGAATATTAGAACGTAATACATGGTTAGAACCTTCAACTAAAAAATATGCACTAAAAAAATTAGATCATTTTCATTTTGTTTATGGAAAACCTGAAGGATTGAGAGAAGATCCTGACCTAAATTATAGTACTTTATTGTATGATAATATGCAAAAAATAAATGATTGGCGACATAAAAAATTTATTGAATTACAAGGTAAACCTACTATTGATATTCCTGTAATGGATTGGACACAATATCCTGTTAAAATGACTGGAACACAGGCATATATTGTTAATGCATCTTATACTCCAGCAAAAAATTCTATTTATATTAACTTAGGATATATTCAAAAACCATTTGTAGATTTAGATGAAAGAGGTATTGAATATAATTTAGCACATCTTGGTAATACAATTGCTCATGAATTATCACATGGTTTTGATGATACAGGAAGTAAATATGGATGGGATGGAAACTTATATGATTGGTGGACACCAACAGATAAGAAAAAATATAAAGCGATGCAAGAAGATGTTATTAAACAATATGAAGATTTTTGCAAAAGAGATGGTATTATTTATGATGCATCTATTGGTATTGGTGAAAGTCTTGCAGATATTTCAGCTTTAGCAATATGTGATGAATATTTAAAAGATTTTCAAGAAAAAAATAATGATTTAATTCCTATTCGTTATTTATCTTATGAAGGATTTTATACATACTTTGCTTTTCAACAAAGACAAATTGTTGGTAAAAAAGCATTACGTGCACAACTAAAAACTAATCCACATCCTTTAAATAAATATAGATGTAACGTTCCATTAACTAGATCCGAAATTTTTAGAGCATTATTTGATGTTAAGAAAGGTGATGGTATGTGGTGGCACAATACAAATACTATTTGGTAAATATTTACAAAAAAATAATAATTTTATATTATTTATTATTTTTTATATTATACATACTTATCCACAAAAACGGCTTTTGCTACTCTTTTTATAATTTTTTCTTCTTTTTCATAATCATTGTCACCTGCACCTCCCATGGATTCTATTATTATTTTATCGAACTGACTAGATACTCTGGAAGTACTTTTCTTCCAATCTGGATGCAATTCTTTAAATTCTGAGATTAAATCTATATTTTTATTAGACACTTTTCTCACCATTTTATGTAACTTAGTATTATTGTCATCTTCTTTTTCCCATTTATTTTCATCTTTAATATACATTGTTTCTCTCTTTTTATCAGTACAATGAACTGGTCTTAGAGTAACATCCATTGCATTTAAATTTTTTATAATAATATTAGAAATTCCTTCTACATAACCAAGTTCTCCAACCTTTTCTAAGTCACTAAGTTGCAATTGGAGAGAATTAACAAAATCAGTAATATTCATAGCATTTTTACAAGTTTCATTTAAAAAGAATTGTAAATTAAAAGATTTATTATGAGAATTTGTATGAGTAGTAGTATTAGTAGTATTGTTAGTACCATTTTTACATAATTCAATAATAGATTCTTGAAGCCCATGTTGACCTTTTACTAATTCAGTAATTAATTTAATTAAATCAGGAGAAAATTCAGTTAATTGTGATTGTTGATTTTCTATATTACATTTCTTTTTATGTCTCCATAGACCACTTCTATCATTATATTCTTTATTACAATTATTACATATATATATTATGTTTTTTTGCCATTTTTTGCCACTTTCTGTTGTAATATTGTTGCTATTTGTTGCATTTATATGTTTTGATGTCAAAATATGTTTCTCCCAATTATATTTTTTAGAGCATTTATAGTTACAAATATCACAATTATAATTATTTGCCACTATTTTGCCACTATTTGCCACTAAATTGTTGCTAATTGTTGCCATAATATAGAAAAAGAAAAGTTTTTAAGTATTTATAAAAAAAAAATTACGCTAACATTTTTATAATTATTTTTTTTGCAACCACATGCTAATTTTAAATTATGGTCACAAAGGTTGGATTTTTGAGCAAAGTATTTTGGTTTTTCAAATTTTGGACATTTTTTTTGTCCATTTTTTAAAATCCGAAAAAACTTTCCCAATAAAAATTCATAACTTTTCTCTACATATGTAGAAAAAAATAAATAATAATAAAAACAAAAAATGTATTATTTATTTACATTATTGTAGAGGATTTATAGTAAAATAACAAGAATCTATATTTATATACCATATATCTTAAATTCTGAAAAAAGACTTTTATAACAAAACCATGTTGCATATACGTTAAAAATGCAATAATTACATCTAACTACTTTTATACAATCATTTACAATTTGATTGATACAATCGGTATCATCTTTAATTTTTATACAATTATAAATACTATTCCATCCATAATGAGTACACCAAGCACAACCTGGATATTTATTACATGATATTTTATTATTTAAACTATTACATTCATCCGGAAATAAATGTGATCTAAAAGGAAGACTATTACAAATTATCATAAAATTTATTATATTCAATAAAAATAATAAATTCATTATAATATTATTTATGGTATTATTTAAGTATTTTTATTATATTATTTAAATAATACTTAAAGAACTTTATCCACAAAAACTGCCTTTGCTACTTTTTTAATGATTTTTTCTTCTTTTTCAAAATCATTATCTCCAGTACCTCCCATGGATTCTATTATTATCTTGTCAAACTGATCGGACACTTTAGATGTACTTTTCTTCCAATCTGGATGCAACTCTTTAAATTCAGAAATTAAATCTATGTTTTTATTAGATACTTTTCTTACCATTTTGTGTAACTTAGTATTACTATCATCTTCTTTTTCCCATTTATTCTCATCTTTGACATACATTGTTTCTCTCTTTTTATCAGTACAATGAACTGGTCTTAACGTTACGTCTAATGCATTTAATTTTTTTATAATAATATTAGAAATTCCTTCTACATAACCAAGTTCTCCAACTTTTTCCAAGTCACTAAGTTGCAATTGGAGAGAATTAACAAAATCAGTAATATTCATAGCATTTTTACAAGTTTCATTTAAAAAGAATTGTAAATTAAAAGATTTATTATTTGAATTAGTATTTGTTATATTAGTAATAGAATTATTAGATGTTCCATTCTCAATAACCTTCAACATTTGTGTTTGAGTGTCTACTATTATATTTTTAAAATCAGAATTTTCTTTTATTAAATATTTAATAAATTCTTTTAATTCTTGAACTTCATTTATTGCTTCTGGTTTTGTAATAATATTTTTTTTATTTTTGTTTATACATTTTTTTTTATGTAAAGATAAGGATGATGAATGTTTATATAATTTACCACAAATACATGAGAAAGGGTTTTCTGGGGTTTTTAAATTAGTATTTATTAGTTTATTGTGTTTATCAGTTGTTAAATGTCTTGTATAATCTTTTTTGTTACACGTATTAAAGTCACATTTTTCACAACAATATTTATATGGGTTTTTTGGGGTAAAATTATTAGTATACATTAGTATAATATACTAACAAAAAAACCCCTAAATATTTTTTATAAAAATATATAAAAAAAATTATGCTAACATTTTTAAAATTATTTTTTTTGTAACCAGACGATAAAATTAAAATATGGTCACAAAGGCCAGCTTTTTGGCAAAGTATTTCGGCTTTTTCAATTTTTGGACATTTTTTTTGTCCATTTTTGAAAATCCGAAAAAACTTTCCCAACAAAATTTTTGAGAGAAAATATAATAAATTGAAAAACATACTTAAAGAACTTTATCCACAAAAACTGACTTAGCGACTTTTTTTATTATTTTTTCTTCTTTCTCATAATCATTATCACCTTTACCTCCCATGGATTCTATTATTATCTTATCAAACTGATCAGACACTTTGGAAGTACTTTTCTTCCATTCTGGATGTACTTCTTTAAAATCAGTAATCAAATCTATGTTTTTGTTAGAGACTTTTTTAACCATTTTATGTAACTTAGTATTATTATCATCTTCTTTTTCCCATTTATTCTCATCTTTGACATACATTGTTTCTCTCTTTTTATCCGTGCAATGAATTGGTCTCTCTGTTACATCTAATGCATTTAAATTCTTTATAATAATATTAGAAATTCCTTCTACGTATCCTAATTCTCCAACCTTTTCCAAGTCACTTAGTTGCAATTTAATAGAATCAACAAAATCAGTAATATTCATAGCATTTTTACAAGTTTCATTTAAAAAAAATTGTAAATTAAAAGATTTGTTATTAGAATTTATATTATTACTATTTGTATTATTTATAGTACCATTTTTTACAATTTCTAAAAGTTCTGCATTTTGTTTAAGTAGTGTAATGATTAATTCATTTTTATCAATTTGACTATTGGAAATAGTATTTGAACAATCATTAATATATACATTACATTTTTGTTTATGTCTCCATAAACCAGCTCGATCGTTAAAGTTTTTATTACAATTTTTACAACAATATTTTGAGCTTAATTTTGGCTTAATTTCGTTGTTTTCTGTTGTTATTTCATGTTTTTTATGTCTTTTAGATAAAATATGACTATCAAAATTACTTTTTTTAGACGTATTATAATCACATAATATACAACAATATTTTGAGCTTAATTTTGGCTTAATTCCGTTGTTTTCCGTTGTCATAAATAAACAACAGAAAATAAGCTTTAAATATTTACAAAAAATTTATGCTAACCTTTTTAAAATTATTTTTTTTGTAACCACACGATAAAATTAAAATATGGTCACAAGTTATGTCATTTTGGGCAAAGTATTTTGTCTTTTCAATTTTTGGACATTTTTTTTGTCCATTTTTGAAAATCTGAAAAAACTTTCCCAATAAAATTCATAACTTTTCTCTACATATGTAGGGAATTTTATATAAACTTGAATATATGTTTTTAATTACATTTTTGTAGAGAAAACCAAATGTTTATTATATAATATGGATGATATTCTTCTTTCTCAGTTTAGTATTTTTCACTTAATTTAATCATCAATATAATTAAATTAAGTATGTTATCTTTATTATTTTTGTCTCATTTTGGTGTATAAAACTTATTATTTTTTTAAAACAATTCCTAATATTCTTTGATATAAAAGCAAACCAGCGTCTTGTATTGGAAGAACATATGCATAAGAATCACCTATATTATTATGTGAATGCCATAACCCAGGTGGAGTAATAAACATACATCCTTCTTTCCAATGTACTTTTTTTGGATTAATTATATTTCCATTTTCATCTAAATTTTCGCCTATTAAAGTATATATATTTTCATGATCACTAGATTTTACACATAAATCTAATGCAACTGAATTATGTTTATGCGGTTTTTGTATAGTTTTAGGTGGAAGTTCATTATATAATGCCCATAACACAGGTGTAATAGTATTTATACCTAATAATTCTGTATCTTTATTACTTAACAAAATTCCTTTTCTATTATTATTTGGATTTGACAATTCATTTAATTTCTGTAAAATCAATTCGTTTTTATAAATGGCCATTTTAAATATTTTTTTATGCGCTTTATTACCAAGATAATTAACTAAAGGACTATCATTAATATAATAAATTTGCAATTCTTTTTCACCAATATTTTTTATTTTAACAGAATCAAAACAAGGACTAACTAAAATATCACCTGAATATACAAATTGTTCATTATTATCAATATTAATAGAGGAATTACCACCTATTATATAAAATAAATGAGAAGTAGCATTAAAATCTATAATATTTTGATTATTATTAAGTTCTATAATATCATCTTTTTTTAATTTTATAAATGAAGCCAATAAATTTGGTGTGGTTGATTTATATGACACATGAAAAATATTTGAAAAATCTATAATATCAATACCATAATTACATTGATTTATATCTTTTTCATAAAAAGGGACATTATTTAAATGTGGATCTACATTTTTTTCATATTCAAAAAAAGAAATATAATCTTTATCCATATTATATAATAGAATATTAATTTTTAAATAAAAACAATACAAATAGATTAAAAATTAGGATCATTCAACCCACAAAGTTTACAATATGATATTGTTTTAGATTTTTCAGGATTAATATCTATTGAATCTAATATGAATTCATGTTTACATAATTTCTCTATATATTTTTCACATAAATTTTTAAGTTGTAGAATATGTTTTTGTATTTCTATAAAATAACTTTTATTTATTTCGGAATTAAAAATATCAAAAAATGGTTCTTTATCATTTGTATATTGTTTTGTTAAAAATGTAGTTTCATCAAAAACTTCCAATATAGAATTTATATTATATAAAATGATATTGTATTTATTTATCATTAATAAAAAATAATTTATATCCATTATATTTTATTATACTACATTTATTTTAAATTGTTTTTACAGATACATACTGGTAATAGGACAATAAGTATCCTTATCCTTTTTAATTAATTTATCTACAATATCTTTTGTGACTTTAAATGGAAATTCAACATTTAATGACATTTCACCCTCAAATAAATTAGATCCAGGTTTCATCAATCTATATAAATTTAATTTAGTATGAATAATTTCTAAACATCTTTTTAAATTTCTTACACCATCTTCTTTATGACAATGTGTTTCAATTATATGATTAATAACATCATCTGGTATAATAATATCTCCATCATTAAATTTAACTTGATCGCGTATTTTTGGTAATAAATAATTATTTGAAATGCATGTTTTTTCTTTTCCACTATATCCTTTTGTTTTTATTCTGTACATTCTATCTTTTAAGATTGGATTTACCTTGGATTCATCATTATAACTGAAAATGAAAAGACATTTGCTTAAATCAAAATTTATTTCTGCAAAATATTTATCATGAAATTGTGAATTTTGAGATGTATCTGTTAAATGTGTTAATATACCAACAATTTCTTCACCTCTAGGAGTGTCACTAATTTTATCTAATTCGTCAAAATAGAATACAGGATTCATAGATTTACTATCAATTAATGTTTGTACAATTTTACCCCATGTACTACCTTCATAAGTATAACTATGACCTTCTAGAAAACTACTATCTGTAGCACCACCGAGAGCAATGAAAGCAAAAGGTCTATTTAATATTTTACTAATTCCTTCTTTTACTAAACTAGTTTTTCCAGTACCTGGTGGTCCATGAATTGCGATTGCAGTACCTATTGCTTTAGGGTTTGTTAGAAGTTGACCTAACATTTGCATAATCTGCATCTTTGCATCATTAAGACCATATACTGCCGAATCTAATATTTTTTGTGCATTTTCCATAAATTCATGACATTTTTCTACACCATCTTCAATAGATAATGGAAGACTATCAAAATTAGTAAATGGAATACGCATAAAAGTATCAACCCAGTTTTTAATTTTATAAAAATCGCCACTACCTGGATCCATATATTTTAATGAATTAATCTTTTTCATTGCAGCTGCTTTAAATTGTACAGGAATAGTAGATTCTAATAAAGTCATTCTATAAGGTTTTTCAATACGTGTAATTTTATTTATTTCTTTTAGTTCTTTAATTAATTTTTTTTGATTTTCTATTTCTAATTTTTCATAAAATGCGAAATCATTCATTGTATTTTTATCTTTGATAATTCTTCTGAAGATTCGCAAATTTTTTTCTTTTTGTTTCTTATTTTTTTTCTCTTTTTTTGTTTTTTCTTTTTTCATTTCCTTTTTATAAACACTAATACATTTTTGAATAGATTTATCTTTTGGATTTTTTGCAAGGAGTTCTTTTAATTGTGTTAAGGCCTCTGTAGAATTATCTGATTCATCTTCTGAATCTTTCTTTTTTTTAGATTTTTTTTCCGATTTAGAAGAAGGTAATTCCTCCTCATCTTCTGTTTCTTCATCCTCATCTTCTATTTCTTCATCATCTTCTTCTGTGTCATCTTCATCCTCATCTTCTGTGTCATCTTCATCAGTAGAAACATCTTCATCCTCATCTTCAGTTACATCTTCATCATCTTCATAATATTCATAATCTGAATCAAATTCTTCGTCATAGTCTTCATCTTCATCTTCATCCTTATCTACACCACCAATAGTAAATATAATGTTTAATTTTTTATTATTAGGTTCGTCTTCATCATCAGAAACTACAATTTTTTTAGATTTTTTAGATTTAGACTTTTTAGATTTTTTTGTTTTCTTTTTTGTATCTTCTTCGTCGTCATATTCAGATTCATCTTCATCTTCCCATTCAGATTCATCATCTTCTTCATATTCAGAACTATCATCTTCGGAATCAGATTCAATTTGTTTTTTATTTTTTTTTGCTTTTTTATTACTTTCTTCTTCAGATTCAGAATCATATTCAGATTCAGATTCAGATTCAACTTGTTTTTTATTTTTTTTTGCTTTTTTATTTTTTTTAGAAGTCTTTTTTTCTTCAGAATCTTTATCTTCAATATCATTTAAAGCTTTTTTAAGTTTTTCACCAGCTTTGACTTTTTTAGAAATATATTTGGAAGGAAATATTTTAGAAATGAATTTGCGGTACTCGTGAACATCTATTTCACTTTCAGAATCGCTTCCATCATTACTATCACTATCAGAATCTACAACCTTTTTTTTTCTTAATTCTTTTTTAGAATTTTTGCTTTGTTCCTTCTTAGATGATTTAGTTTGACTATCACGAGGCATATTTTATTATAATGTATATGTAAATTTTAATTTTAAATTGAAATCAATTTTTTTATTTTAATAAAAAATAAAATATTATAATTTTAGAAAATTATAAAATTGTATTAACTTTATAATCCTGTTATTTTATTTTGATACATAAAAAATTTTATACAAAATATAAATTCCAATTACTAAAATAATGGAATCAGCAGTTAAAGTAAAGTATTTCTCCATAAAATAAGTTAGATTAGCATCCAAATTAACATTGAAATATTCAAAAAAATGATCAACAAAAATAGTGATAATACCTAAGAATAAAAATGAATATACTCTTAAATTAAATTTAATATTTAATAATATAAATATTGTTAACAATACAAAAGGAACATCTAAAATACCTTTAACAAGCATATATCTATCATATACATGATCAAAATTTTCCGCACTTTCACTAGCATATATAGAATAATTTATAGAATAAGAAACGTCAATGATAGTTCTTAAAGTAATTAAAATTACAAGAACAATAATAATCGTAAGTTTTGTTTCAAAATCCATTATAAATTATACAAATAATTTTTTTTAATAAAAATAAAATTGAAATAATAAAAACAATATAAATGTATTATACTATAATATAAGAGATGTCTAAATTAGCAACTTCCAATAGTAAAGTAGTGAATTGTTCTAAAGTAATTGGTATTCAATTTAGTATTCAATCACCAGAAGAAATAAGAAAAGGGTCTGTGGCTGAAATAACGAGCCGCGATACTTATATAAACAATAAACCAGTGATTGGAGGACTATTTGACCCAAGAATGGGTGTTTTAGAACCAGGTTTAATTTGTCCTACGGATGGTCTAGATTATATGCAAACACCAGGATATGCAGGTCATATTGAATTGGCACGTCCTGTCTACTATATTCAATATTTAACAACAATAATGAAATGTATGAGGTGTGTTTGTTTTAAATGTAGTAAATTATTAATAAGTAAAGACAAATATAAACAAGCACTCAAAATACAGGGAGATGCAAGATGGAAATATGTATTTTCCTTGTGTAGTAAAGTAAAACGTTGTGGAGATGATAGTGAAGATGGTTGTGGTACATTACAGCCAAAATCTATTCGCAAAGAGGGTTTGGCAACAATCTTTGCTGAATGGAAAAATGAAGGTGCTGATGCAGAACCAATAATAATTAAAGTTACACCTGAAATGGTATTAAAAAATTTCAAAAGAATATCAGATGATGATGTAACATTTATGGGGTTTAGTCCTGTCTTTTCCAGACCAGATTGGATGATCTGTCAAGTAATGTCAGTTCCACCACCAGCGGTTCGTCCATCTGTAAAACATGATGCTCAACAACGTTCTGAAGATGATTTAAGTCATATTTTAGTAAATATAATAAAGACAAACAAGACTTTGCAAGAGAAAATTCAGAACAATGCTCCTGCAAATGTGATAGACGATTGGACAACAGTATTGCAATACTATGTAGCAACACAAGTAGACAACAAAATACCTGGTGTTGCAGCAGTTGCGCAAAGATCTGGTCGTCCATTGAAATCTATAAAAGACCGATTAAATGGAAAAGGTGGTCGTATGAGAGGTAACTTGATGGCAAAACGTGTAGATTTTAGTGCGCGTTCTGTTATTACTGCTGACCCAAATATATCCATAAGAGAGTTAGGTATTCCTATGAAGATAGCCAAGAATATTACTAAGCCTGTAGTAGTCAATAAGATTAACAGAGATTTCTTGACAAAGTTGGTGCAAAATGGTGCGGATGTGTGGCCAGGTGCAAAAACTTTGGAAAAGAAAAATGGTGAAGTGATTACATTGCGCTACTATTTAGACAGGAAATCTATTGCTATTGAAGAAGGTGACATTGTTCATCGTCATATGATGGACGGCGATGCCATTCTATTTAATAGGCAACCTACTCTTCACAGAATGAGTATGATGTGTCATATTGCTCGCATCATGAAGCGAGGAGATACATTCAGAATGAATGTTGCTGACACAAAACCATACAATGCCGATAGACTTTGTTATCATAAATGGTAACAAACAAGCTCACACTTGTCAATGTCGGCAACAGGAGGCGTTAAAAGCGTGTTACCTCCTAGTCTCTTATGAGGCGAGATTTCTTGTTGCGGGAAGTTCCTTAGAGCCTTCACTACCACTCACATTTGGAAACAATTGTGAGGAACTCGGTTAATAGCCGAACACAATGGTAATAATGTGAAGGATTGGATAATCCGCAGTGTTACAACCTAATGTCGTTTGGTAGACTATGGTTGGCATTCAGAGACTGAACGGAAATCGGTAGATAATGATAGTTTAACCAACTTGAATCTGCTTAAGATACAGTCCGGCCCTTTGGGAAACCTTTGGGATCAGCCGTTTGACGGGGATAGACATATGTAAAAGCATTTTGTCCCCAACAGGGAGCGTTAAAAGCGTGTAACTCCCTAGTTAATTGATTCTAATTAAAAAAAGCACTTAAATATAAAATATAACAATAATATAAAATGGAACCATCAAAATATTTAGAACTATCAAAACATATTCTAGATGACCCAACCAAAAGATATTGCGAGATTTATAAAATAATTAACCTTTCAAATGGTAAGATATATGTAGGACAAGCTGTTTCTCATATCTTGAACCATAAAAGGTATAGACCATACGGACACGAAGGCAGATTTAGATGTCACATATCAGAAGCATTTTCAAAAAAGAAAAATCAATCACACTATTTAAATAATGCCATCAGAAAACATGGTGTTGCAGATTTTGTGATTGAATTAATTGAATGTTGTGAAATAACAAATGCTGATGAAAGAGAAACACACTACATTAAAGAGTTTAATAGTTTATATCCTAATGGATATAACTTAAAGAACGGAGGTAGTGTATTTACTCATAGTGATGAAAGTAAGAAACGTGTCTCAAATGGAGTACTAAATTATTATAAAGATAAAAAATTTGAAAGGTTTAAATATGTCAAACAAATAGATGATGACATTGAAAAGTATATTAAACCTTTAAAAAAATATAATGAGCAATATGGTTGGTATGTCTATATAGAAAAGATTAAAGCTGATTTTGGTGGAGTTCATATTTCATTAGAAGAAAGTAAAATAAGTGCAATAGAATTTATTCAGAATTTAAAGAATCAATTAGCAACGTGACCAAACTGCTGGAAGTTCCTTAGAGCCTTTACTACCACTCACATTTGGAAACATTTGTGAGGATCTCGGTTAATTGCCGAACCCGATGGTAATAACGTAAAGGATTGGATAATCAGCAGCCAAGCTCCTAACCTCGTTATGGTAAGAGTATGGAGAAGGTTCAGAGAGTAGATGATCACGGGTCTCAAATGATAGCTTGACCAGCTTGATGAGGCACAAGGTGTATTCCGTCCCTATTGGAAACTTTAGGGGTATTCATGGAAATGAATTTACACATGCCACAAGATCCAGAATCTGAGGCAGAATTAAGAAATTTGGCAGCAGTTCCATATCAAATAGTGAGTCCAGCGAATAACAGCTCAATAATAGGTATTTATCAAGATTCAATGCTAGGATGCTATCAATTTACAAGGCCAAATATAAAATTTAATCCTCGTGACGCAATGAATTTATTAATGATGTTTAATGGAGTCAATGAACGCGAATTACTAGAAAATATTAAAGAGAAAAGTGGAGTTACAAATTTTGACATTTTAAGTCAAATCATGCCACCATTGTCAATGAAGTACAAGACAAAAGCTTTTAAAGAAGACAAAGACGATATGAAGACCTCAAATGCGGTAATAGAAATAAAAAATGGTAAATTTATTCGTGGACAAATAGATAAAAGTGTAATGGGAGCAGGTACAAAAGGTTTGCTACAACGTGTTTGCAATGATTTTGGCAATATGGCCTCAGCAAAATTCATAGATGATTTGCAAAATGTAGTAACTGAATACATGAAATCTGCAGGTTTTAGTGTAGGTATTAGTGATTTAATTTCTGATCAAAAAACGAATGACGAAATTGTTCAAGTAATTACAAAAAAGAAAACAGATGTCAAAAATTTAATAGACCAAGTTCAAATTGGAATATTTGAAAATAATACTGGAAAAACAAATGAAGAAGAGTTTGAAACACAAGTAAATAGTATTTTAAATCAAGCCACTTCAGAATCTGGTAAAATAGGTCTTAAAAGTTTGAACAAAGATAATCGATTTGTCATAATGGTAAATGCAGGTTCAAAAGGTTCAGATTTAAATATTTCTCAAATGATTTCTTGTCTAGGACAACAAAATGTAGATGGTAAACGTATACCATATGGTTTTGAAAATAGAACATTACCACATTATACTAAGTATGATGATTCACCAAGTGCTCGTGGTTTTGTTGAGAGCTCTTATATTAATGGACTTTCACCTCAAGAACTATTCTTCCACGCAATGGGTGGTCGTGTAGGTCTAATTGATACCGCAGTAAAAACCTCTACAACTGGTTATATTCAAAGACGTCTTATTAAAGGTCTTGAAGATTTGATGGTATCTTATGACATGACTATTCGTACAAATAAAAATAAAATAGTACAATTTGCTTATGGTGATGACAATATTGATACAACCAAAGTAGAAAATCAAAGTATTCCAATAGTATCTATGAGTACACAAGAAATTTATGCTCACTTTCTTGTACCTGAAGAAAATACAAAAATCAAAACACTCAGTAATATTTTCTTAAAAAATGTATATACTAGATATAAAAAACAATTAGTTGATTTTATGGATAAAACACAAAAATATATTAATATGATGATCGAAAAACGTGAATCTATTATTAAATATGTTTTTAAAAATAGAGGTGATAGTGTGGTAAATTGTCCTGTTGCATTTCAATATATAATTAATAATATTCAAGGACAATGCAATATTTCTATTGCCTCATTAGTAGATCTAACATTATTAGAAGCATTAGAAATGATTGAACATTGTTATAATAATTTGACAAAAATTTATTACGCTCCTCCAACCGAACTTTTTAAAACACTTTATTATTATTATTTATCACCCAAAGATTTACTTGTTGTAAAGCGTTTTAATAAGGCCGCACTTACTCTATTACTTGATACTATTACTATTGATTATAAAAGAGCCATTGTTGCACCAGGAGAAATGGTTGGTATGATTGCAGGACAAAGTATTGGTGAAGTATCAACACAGATGTCTGTTGCATATGAGTCTCAACATAAAATTGTAATTAAAAATAAACAAACACAAGAATTTGAAATCAAGTCAGTAATTATGGGTGAATTTTGCGATGAACTAATTGCAACAAATTTGGATAAAACCTTTAATACTGGGCATGTAAATAGTGTAGAGACTTTACTATCTAATTTAGAAAATGAATATTATATTATTGGTGTTTCAGAAGATGAGAAAACATCATGGAATAAGATTTCACATGTTAGTAAGCATCCAGTTAATGGACAAATGATGAAAGTGACTACCAGGTCTGGTAGAATTGTGGAAACAACTACTAGTCATAGTCATCTTATACGTAAAGACCATAATGTTGTTGCAATTAAAGGAACAGAAATGGTAGAGGGAATGCGCATACCAGTTTGTGCTCAAATACAGAATCAAGATTTTGTAAAATATACTTATCAGAATCTAGAACTTAATGCATTAATGGGTTGGTTTATTGGTGCTTACTTAGCAGAAGGCAATTTGAATTATCATGAAATAGCCATCACTAATATTTCTGAACATTATATTAAAAATACTAAAAAAGTAGCTGCCTTGTTTGGAAAAGAATGTCGCGTTACTGAAAAACAAGGAGCTTATGGAAAATCTATTACTACAAAATTTACTTGTAAAGAATTTGCTACCATTTTATTAAATACATGTGGTAGCGGAAGTTTTGTAAAAAGAGTTCCTGATTTTGCATTTACTGCACCCACAGAATTTAAAGCAGCAATGTTTCAAGGATATTTTGATGGAGATGGTAACTTTCAATGTGATGAAAAGCATCATCAAATTCGTTGTTGCAGTAGAAGTGAGCAGTTAGTAAAAGATTTAGCACTTATATTAAATTATTTTGAAATATTCAGTGTCATCAAAAGAGAAGAAAAAAAAGGAAAACCATTATATCATTTAAATATTCCACCCAAGTATGCCAAGATTTACCAAATCAATATTGGTACACAATTACATAATGAAAAACTATCTAATCTTGTTCAGTATATTGAGCGCAATGATATTAAATTCTTATCTGAACAAATTGATAAGATAAATGGACTTGGAGAAATAGTAGCTTATTGCGGAAAGACTTTAAAACTACCAGGACAAAGCAGAACATATGGATTTTGGAAAAATAAAGAAAGCATAGGACGCAGAACCTTAGAAAAATATTATCAGACTTTTAAAGAAAATGATACTCAAAATCTTATTAGTAATGAATTAAAAATTATTGAGCAAGCAGTTACATCAAATGTAATATGGGATGAGATTATTAAAATTGAATATTATACACCAGATCAAACAAATTATGTTTATGATTTCACTATTCCAGGAAATCAAACATTTATGACTGATTATGGTATCATTGTTCATAATACACTTAATACATTTCATTTTGCTGGTGTAGCATCTAAATCCAATGTAACTCGTGGTGTACCAAGAATTGAAGAAATATTATCTCTGTCTAGTGAAATTAAAAATCCATCACTTAGTATTTATTTAAATCCAGAAGATGAAAGAAGCAAAGAAAAAGCACAAACAATTATGTATATGTTAGAACACACTAAATTAGAAGAAATCGTAAAATCAGTACAAGTGTGTTTTGATCCAGATGATTTAAATTCTCTAATAGCTGAAGATAAGGATACAATTGAACAATATAGAGCTTTTGAAAACATGATAGAAGAATGTAATGAGTCTGTTCTACAAAATGAAGAAAATGAAAAATCTAAATGGATAATTCGTATGGAAATGGATCCTGAAATAATGCTTGAGAAAAATATTACTATGGACGATGTCAATTTCACATTAAAAAGCTGTTTTGAAGACCAAGTCAGTTGCGTATATTCAGATTTCAATTCAGATAAATTAATTTTTAGAATTAGAATGAATGAAATTATCAAAAATGGATCAGGTAGAGGTCAAAACAAAACAAAAGTTAACCCTTTAGATCAGTCAGATCAAATATATATTCTTAAAAATTTTCAAGATCAATTATTGCAAAATGTTGTTTTGAGGGGAATTAAAGGAATCAATAAAGTTATATTACGTAAGATTGTTGATAATATGATAGAACATAACGGAGTTTATAAAAAACAAGATATTTGGGTTCTAGATACAATTGGAACAAATTTAATAGATGTATTAGGTCTAAATTTTATTGATAACAAAAGAACATTAAGTAATGATATTGTAGAAATATATAATGTACTCGGTATTGAAGCTGCAAGACAAGCTATATATAATGAATTGATAGAAGTTGTAGAATTTGATGGTACTTATATAAATTTCCACAATTATAGTGTTCTGATAGATAGAATGACTTATACAGATAAATTAATATCTATATTTAGACATGGTATTAATAATGATAATATTGGACCTATTGCAAAAGCATCTTTTGAAGAAACACCTGAAATGTTTTTGAAAGCAGCAAAACATGCAGAATTAGATACACTTAGAGGTGTTTCTGCCAATGTAATGTGTGGTCAAGAAGGCTTCTTTGGTACTGGAGCTTTCCAAGTTGTTTTAAATATTGAAGAAATGCAAAAGTTAGAAGCTGACAGCGAATATAAAGCTACCACTTCAGAAGATGAAATAGAAAAATTATTTGGACAAATGGATATAAATGATGACAAATGTGGTGTAAATAAAATAGCAATAGATAACAATGTAATTACTATTCAACCAGAAGATATGGGTCAAGATAATGATTATAATCCAGGATTTTAAAAATAAAAATAGAGTATAAATTAATAAAATAGATAATGATTTTATATTAAATATTAAATATTAAATATTATAATATTTAATAATGGTATTTCAATTAATCATGCATAAAATACTTAATATTGAACAAAATAATTTTTTTATAAATGATAATACGAATACAGATCCTTTATTTAAAATGATTTTTGAACTAGGTTATAATACTATAGATAAAAATAATTTTCCTTTATATAAAAAAAAATTTATTCTTTTAAAAGAAATTTTGAATAATTTTATTATTCAAAATAGTAGAGAAGAAGAAATTATTAATTATTTCTATAAAATTCAACGTGTTTATAATGGTTTGAATAGATTTTTATATATTTATAAAGTTAAAAAATCCAAATTAGTAGTAAATACAGATATGTGTTTAAATGAAATTAATGAAAATGAAAAAAATGTTATATGTATTTATCAAGACAATTCTAGATATTTATTTAAAATACTTGATTTATTAAAAATAATAGACATGTCGTTAATTCATTCTCAAAATTTATTTGCAGACCCTCTATGTATAAAGAATCCATATAATAATTTACCTTTTAGTAAAAGTATTTTATATTATATTTATCATTTTATTATAGAAAAAACAAATTATTTCATTAAAATAAATTATACAGAATTATTTTTTAAGTTTCATAGTTGTAATTTTTGTTTAACTGATTTTTTAAATAAATTTGAACATTTGATTAGAGAAAAAACTATCAAAAATAATATAAAAAATTCTACAAATAATGATACTTATAATATTATTATTCAAATGATTAATAAATTTAATATGAATAAAGTAAAGGATAAAAGAATTTTAATAGATTCGACATTTCCAAAAGATAAATTAATTAAAATATTTAAACCATATTTGAATTTATATTTAGATAGTAAATATTTGTTAGTATCTTATTTAAAATATAATGCTGCATGTGAATTAGAAAAAAAGTTAGTAAATTTTCAAAAATTTAATCCTTTATTTGGCAGAATAAAAATAAAAATTATTAATACAAAAAATTTTAATCAAAATAATAAAATAATATGTGTAAATGATTCACATATTAATTTTAATCAATATGACAATGATACATTTTTAAATGATCATTTAACTTATAAATATATATATTATAATACAAATAATTTTAATAGTATTTATAGAGAACAAGATGTAAGTATTCAATTGAATAATACTGATAATGAAGAAAATATATTTCAACCTTATGAAAATGACACTGATTATGATGATGAAGAAAATGATGATGATATAGAAAATGATGATGAAGAAAATGATGATGAAGAAAATGATGATGAAGAAAATGATGATGAAGAAAATGATGATGAAGAAAATGTTATGAATGTTGATAATGAATTAAATAATGAGTTTTCAAATTTATCTATTTAATAATATTTGTTTAATTATACAAAAGATTATTATTATATATTTTGTCAAGAAGTATATATTTTTTATTATACTATTATTAATTATTTAATTGGTATTTCCGTAGCAATTGGTATGATTTTTATTGAATTTTGTTGATTATTTAATCCATTTTCTTCATCTTCTTGTATATTATTATCTTGATTTATATATTTAATTTCACGAATAATAAATACACTAGTTCTAATTAAATCTTCAGTTAAATTAATAGTATGAATAGTATTATTACTATTTATTCTATTTACAAAATATAGTAATAATAAACTTAAGAAAATAGTAAATATACTAATGCAAAGAATTATAATAGAATTTTTATAACCTATTTTTAAACTTGTATAATACCATATAAATAATAAAATAATTCCAAAGAATAATAACATATACAATAAAGGTTTTTTATTTTCTATATTTCTACAAATCATTCTATATTTTTATGAATATATTTCAAAAAAATATAATTTGTATTCATTTTTTATTTTTTTTTGTGAAAGTTTTTTTTTCTTTTACAAGATTTTTCTTTGTTTGTTTTTTTATTGTTTTATTTTCTTTTTCTTCAGGTGTATCTTGTTCTATTACAATTTTCTTTTTACGTTGAACTTTTGGTTTTTCTTGTTCTTTTTCATTATGTATATTATCTTCAGAATCTGATTCTATTATTATTCCTGGTTTCTTTTTAATATAAATAGTTTTTGTTGGTTTAACAAAACTTTGTAAATAATTTTCTATAGTAATTGAATCATCTATTGCACTATAAATTTTATCAATACAATTTGCATTTAATTGATCAAATGAAATAAATATTTCATTTTTATTATTAGAAACTAATTTATATTTCGGAATATTTTCAGGACGAAAACCAGGAATAATTATAAAAGCGAAACTATCATCTCTATTACCATACGCAAATAATGAATTCTTTTCATATTTTGTTTGTAAAATAGTTTTTTGAGAAATAAATATAGTAGGAATTTTAAATTTTACAACAAGTAACCATAAATCAAATGTTGTTAAAAAATAATTATCGGTATAAATTAAATTTGAGAAAGAAAGTATACCAGAATGAACCTGATCGCCTAGTGTTTTTTTTCCTTCTAATATTAAAATATCTACTATTTTATCCATGTACAATGGTAAATATTTTTTATATTCATCAAATAATTGATTTTTAATTTGACTAATAGAATATTTTTCTCCTGTTTTTCTTTCTATTAAATCAATAATAATTTGAAAAGTACAAATATTATTTTTGTCATATATTATTTCTTTATAATTATCAGGAAAACATGATTTCCAAATACTAGATGTGATTGTATCTTTCAATGTTGTTTGACAAACAATATCTTTTTTTCTTTCAACAGACGTGTCTAAAGATGTAATTAAATTGTCATAAACCTGTGTTTTTATAGGTTCGACTTCGTCATAAGAAGAAAAATGTGTATATTTATTCATAATAGCAGGAACTAGACTTTCAAAATAATCTTGTGTTAAAAGAGACTGAATTAAAATAATTTCATCATCTCTTAAATTATATCCAATATTGCCAAATGATAAATATGATTGTGGTTGAAGCATAAATGATTTTATTCTATTGTATCTAATAAATTCATCTGCCATTCTACTGAAATAAATTGGCTCGTTTATTTTTTTTGTAATTAAATTTTTTTCAGGTAATATCATATTACATTTTCCATTTTCTGTAACTGCACATAAATTTGGTGTAGCATTACATTGATTTTTATCTTTTACAATACAAGTAGAAACTTCATTAATTAGTTTGTAATAGTTTTCATCTCCAATAAATTGTATTTTATCTTTTACTAAGTCTCTAAGATATTCTTCTATATTTTTCAATTTTTCTGAATAGATAACATACTCTTTTGTCATTTCATTCTCTATTTTTTCTCTAATTTTAATATTTTCATAATCATTAATTAAAATACGAATTGTATTTCGAAATAAATTATAAAAACTAGTTTCTAAACGTATTTTTTTTATATAGTCAACACGTTCTTTATCTACATCTGTTTGTGTTGTAAATTCAACTTCACTTTGAATCATTGGTTTTTTATTTGGATTTACAATATAATTATTATTATTAAAAGATGGAATATCTAAATCGTGAGGTATATTTTCTATAAGTATAGGTTCTGATAATTGTATAAATTGGTTTGTAGATGTAAGTATTCCAACTACATGTTCATCTTCAATTACTTTAAAAACAGGTTTACAAGGTATGTCTGCTTCTGTTCTTCGTTTTTTACTGCGTCTATCTAATTTATTTAAGAAATTCATTGTATTTTCATATGTATTCCATAAACTTAAATCGGTCATAAAAACATAATCTAAATCTTTTTTTAAATTATCATCTAAATACGAAGGATAACAAGGAATAAAACCCGTATAATTTGTTTTTGGCTCTTCAGCAACAACTCCTATTACTTTGTTATTAAAATTAAGTACTAATTTTTTTATACTATATTCATATGTATCTAATTTTTGTATTAGATCATATAGAAGTATAGATCTTTTTGCTTTATACAGATTGGGTATACTTTCCAGTGGTCTACATATAAGATTAAAAAATGGTTTTATAATTTCTTTGAAAAAAGTTCTCATAGTTGTAGAAAGTTTGGTGTCATATTCTTTAAATTCCTTAGAAATTAATATATTTTTTTCACCATTTACATTACTATTTGTATAAGAATAAATAGGCTCATAATACTCATCTTTCTTTAATAAAATAATAGTAGGTTTTCTTGCTTGATAAAATTCCGAAGAATAATGATTTGTTGGACATAAAAGGCTCACGTTATTAGTTATATCATCATCATTTAGTTGTAAAATAATTAAATTTACACCATTTGGAAATAATAGTGGATTTGGCATGCTTATAATATCCCATAAATATGTATGATCAATAAATGCGTCAGGATCTTTTAAAAAGTCTATAAAGTTTTCAAATGCTGATACTACTTTTGTAAAATATATTTTTTCTTCTGGATTATCAATATTTATTTTGTTAAATAATTTTGAAGATGTATATTTATTTATGTCTAATATTTTATCAAGATTATAAAAATCGGTAACTAAATTACCATTTTGGTATTTAATAAAACTATCTAAAGATATAGACTTAATAATATGATCTTTCATGTGTTGTATATTCAATATATCTTCCAATTTATTTGTACCTACCTTTTTTTTTGCAAAATATAATACATCAGATATACAACCAATAAAAGATTGTTTATCATTTATTTCAATACCATGTCTTAACAAACATGGATAATTTTCTTTAATATTTGTATTTGTTTTACTGATTTGACATTCATTACTTGATATATGGAGCATTGTTTGAATTTCAGGAGGCAAATAACCCCATCTACCAACATCTAGAGGAAATTTATCAGGTCCTTTTATATATTCGTCTTGAATTTTTGTTTCCTTTTCTTCTATAATAGACTCTTTTGCAGTACATTTTTTCATAGCTTTTATTCTTCCTTCTGTATTATATTTTGTAAAACAACATGGAAGACAATAACCATCTGGATGTGAATCTGGTATCAAACTGGGATATTTTTTATTATCTTTTGATGAATAAAATTCATAAATATAATAACCTGGTTTTACTTTTTTTTCTCCTTTTGGTAATACTTTTCCACATGTTGGATGAATCAGTTCAGTTTTTCCGTCTTTTCCTTTTATTTCTTTTAAATCTTTTGGATCAATAATAGTATTTGTTTTTAAACACCAATAACGTGGACATATATAATGATATTTTTTCTCTGGATTAGAACCATATGTTATAACATCTTCTTCTCTCAAAAATCCTGGATGTTCCTTATTTATTTTTTGTAATTGACTATCAGTTAAAATAACGGGTTGCTTTCTTAAATTTGAACTACATGTTCTAGGATAAGAATTAAATTGTGGAGTATCTTCTTTTAAAATTAATATAGGATCTTTTTCTTCTATGAGTGTTTGAAAATAATATGGTTTATTTAATTTCATTCCATCAATATTTCTTACTTCATTTTCTTCTTCAATTTCATTTTCTTCTTCAATTTCAGGTTCTTCTTCAATTTCAGGTTCTTCTTCAATTTCAGGTTCTTCTTTAACCTTTAAAACAGGTATCTCAGAATAAGATGAAGGTGTTGTATCAAATGAGACAAAATCTTTTTCATCAATGATCTCTTCTGGTTCTTCTTCTTTTTTAACTTCTGGTTCTTCAGGTTGAATACTTTTTTCAGATTCAATAACTTCTTCAGGTTGAATACTTTTTTCAGATTCAATAACTTCTTCAGGTTGAATGCTTTTTTCAGATTCAATAACTTCTTCAGGTTGAATACTTTTTTCAGATTCAATAACTTCTTCAGGTTGAATGCTTTTTTCAGATTCAATAACTTCTTCAGGTTGAATACTTTCTTCAGATTCAATAACTTCTTCAGGTTGAATGCTTTCTTCAGATGCAATAACTTCTTCAGGTTGAATGCTTTCTTCAGATTCATCAATTGGAAATTCAGTATCAACTACTATACTAGATGGTGTATTTTCTGATAGACCAAAAGATTCTAATTCATTATCACTTGAAATTTTTTTCTCGGAAGAAATAGAATCTTCAGATATATCATTGTTTATATTTTTTTCAGAATCACTGGAAATTGAAGTCTCTGAAGAAGAATTTTGTCCACCTTTTAACTCTTCAGAATCAATATTATCTTCATCTTCATCCTCATCATTGTCAAAAAATAAACTCATTGCACCAATAGGTTTTTCAGTTTGTAAAGGTTTTTCATAAATAATATCATCATCTTCAATAGTAGCGACTTCAAATTTTTTCGATGATTTTTCTATAGATGAAATAATATCAGTAATTTTAAATTCTCCTTTCTCTCCAGTAGAACAAAGTTTTTTAATTTCAGGAAGCGGATATAACGTAGATTTTATATCTTGCGTTAAACGTACCATAGTATCTAAATAAATAGGCAAAGTGGAGAGATATTGAATATTATTAATATTTTCGGTAGTAATTGTAATAATTCCAGTTTCAGGTTGAAGTAAAATAGTTGTTTTAAATCCAGGATTATTTTTAATTTTAATATCCGATTTTCTTACACCATGTTCAACCTCTAGTTCATTTGCAATTCTGACAACCATTTCAACAGCATCTTTACGTTCTAAATCTTCTGGGAAGTTGTCTAAAAGTGCTTCAATAATTTCTTCACCTCTTAATCCCTGAGAAGATTTTTCAAGAATAAAAGCTTCTTGACTATTATATTTACTAAAATTAGATACACGTTTAAAACGAAGATTTATAGTTTTGCCTTTAAATTTATTAGTTTCATTAATGAAAACAGAAGAAATACATCCTTTAAATGATTCAATATTTAATGATTTTTTAATTAGAATTTGAGTTTCATAAGTTAATTGATTAACTTCAATATTTTCATCATATAAGCTTTCAAAATTATTTAATTTATATCCACTTTGTTCTAATATATTTTTAATATCCTGAATAATAGGATTAATAGAATCTTTAAAAATTAAATTAATTTCATCAACACTTAAAACATTTTTAAACTCTGAAAAAATAGTAATATATCCTTCTTCATCAAATTCAAGAACGAGTGAATTTTCTCCAGATTCCACATAAATAGCAACACATTTGTTGCGTGCAATATTTTTCATTAATTTAAAGATAGTTGCTTTTTTAAGAAAAGGAATTTTTCTACCATCAGTAGCAATTTTATCTGCAAAAAGTCTATATATATTTTCTTGTCTAGATGATGGATTATATTTAATTAATGGATTTTCTTTAGTTGCATGTATAATTTTAAAAATTATTTCAAGTGGAATTTTAACATCAAAATTAGGACGTATAACAGCTTTTATATATTTAATACCTTTTTTTATATAATTAAGATCATTTGTTCTTAAAGAATATACATTATAAAACATATCAATTGTTTTAAAAGATTCAAATACTTTATCATTTAATATTTTTTTATTATTTTCAATAAGTTGTTCTTTTTTTTGTAATAAATCATCTAATGAATTAATATTTTTATTATACAAAAAAGGATAATAAATTTTGATAGTTGATTCTTCTGAAATATCCTTATTACCTATAAAAGAGAGAACGTCTTTTGCAAGACATAAATAAATATTGTTATCATAAATATCACCATTATTTAATAATAAATGATTATTAAGTGTAGTTAAAGATTTTCTAGCTGTTTTTTCTAAAAAATTATCATAATTATATACATCATATGGATTACAAATAAAAGGATATTCATTTTCAACAATAAAAAATTTTTGCCCCAAAACTTTATTAACAATATATTTTTTATTATCAAATTTCATTTCAAATATATCATCAAATGTGTATGTTTCTTTTTCTTCATGTATTTTATTAAAAGGAATGCCATTTTCATCACTTACAATATTTGAAATAAATTGTTCTAATCGCAAATTAGTTAATTCTAATTTACCATTTTGAGTCAAACTTTGATAAACAGCAACGGCATTTAATGTTTCCATTTTTTGACAATATAGATATATTTCATCAATACTGACATCATTTTTTAATTCTTTTAGTATTTTAATTTTAATAGTTGCAATAGAATCGTCCAAATTTATTTGTTCATCTGAAAATTTTACAATAATTCCATTAAGTTTAATATCTTCTATTTCTTCTTTTGTAAATACATTTTGAAATAAATCTTCTTCGTTCTTAGATGCAATTTTTCCATTAAAAACATAAATAGTAGTAATTAATCCATTTGTTAATAGTTTTACCTTATATATTTTTTGATCTAAAGAGGATGTTTCTTGTAATAAATTTTCTGACATATATATAAATTTATTATTATTTTAATTTTATATGAATTTGTTCATATAAAATTTTAAAAAAATAATTTAAAAAAAATAAAAATTAAACTAAATCATAATATGGATTATCATTAATAGTCATTCCACAATATTTTTGTGGTTTTTTCTTATAATCAATAGGATCATATATTCCTGCCTCTTTTGCATTTATTAATAAAAATTTGAAGTTTTGCCAAAAATCTTGTTTATGTCCGATCGATTCAGTCATAATATGTGATAACTCATGTAATGCAACAAATGTAAGTGTATTAATGTCTATTAATTTATTTCCATGTTTTGTAGTATTCAAACAAAATGCAATTTTTTCTCCTTTATTTTCACTAAAAGCAGTTAATTCACTAGTAGGTAATGTTTCATTGATTGCTTTAGGATTAAAGCCTTCAACAAGACGTTTTACTCGCGAATCATTTGGATGTTTTTCTTGCATATAAGCAACCATATTTTTCATTTTTTTTGTAACATCTGCTAAAAGATTAGCAGCTAACTCTAATTTCTCTCTTTCGCGAACACAATATCTATTACCATCTTTGGAAGCAATAATACATTTTAATTGATATGCGTCAGATTGATAATAAATAACTAAACAAAAGAATAATATAAAAAATATAAATATATAAAAAAATATACTATGCTTTTCCATACAATATACTTTTATAAAAAGTATAGCAAAAAAAATGTTATACTTTTATAAAAAGTATAGCAAAAAAAATGTTATACTTTTATAAAAAGTATAGCAAAAAAAATGTTATACTTTTATAAAAATGTATTATTATTTTTATTCATTCACTGCAATTTTAAAAATTAATAAATAAGCTAAAAATAATGCAAAGAAATTCTTTGAAAATAAATCCAAAATGTTATACATAATATTTTTAATTTGATAACCCATTAAAGCAGCAATACCATAAAGTCCCCACACAGAAACAAAATAATAAAAAGTTATTATACCAATTGATGTATATTGAGCATATTTTTGATAAATAATATAAAACATCATAACAAATGGTATAAATCCAAAAAATGTAGAAATCTTTGCACTTAATTTACCTAATTCACCCATATAACCAAAAAATAACATAAGCCAGTTTAATAATATAATAATTAACAATGTATACTTTTCTTCATTTATTACTTGTATTAAACTATGTTCTTGTTTTTCTTCTACTTTTTTTGTAATAAGTAAAAACATAGAATATGTAAACAACATGGTGGGTGTTGTAATAATCCAATCATAATAACGAAAAAGTGTTATGTTTTTAACTGCGGAAAAATTATAAATCATCCATAAATAAAAAATTCCTTCAATATAGTTTACAATGTATTCAATCCATAATAATCCTTTAATATCATCCAATGAAGTTGGTGTTGGTATAGATAGTGCGTATGTATCTATAATAGTTGTAATTATTTGTATTATGAAAGAAGCTATACCTGTTGTATAAATTATTTCATTCATATAATATTATTTTATAAAATAATATTATTTTTATATTATATATATGCCTAATTCAGTAGAAGGAAAAGTAAGTTTAGTTGAAGATTATAATACAACTGATGATGAATCTGATAATGAATCAGTACCAGTGTCAGTATCAGAATCAAATAAAAAATCTATATTTGATATATTTGGAGTAAAAAGTTCAAAAGATGAAAAATGTTCAAAATGTGTAGAAGGTTATACTAATAATAATTCAATTTATTATGCAAAAGATAAAGCTCAAAATGAATCTATATTAATGATAAATAAAGATGGAAATGAATATTTGGTTCAAAATTTAAATTTATCTGGTGTGTATGGAGAGAAAGCTAAAAATAAATTTAAATCGTTGGAAGAATTAAATAAAACATATCCAACTTTAAAAGTAATTCCTAATATAAAAAAATATTATTCAATGGATGGAAGAGCATTAATAGCAGGAGAAGACATTATACCAAAAGACGGCTTAATAGTGAAAGAATTACCAGATTATAAAGGTGTCGGATTAGAAGAACCAAGATTAGTAGGAGGAAAGAAATCTAGAAAATCTAGAAGACCTAGAAAATCTAAAAAATCTAGAAAATCTAGAAAAAATAAATAAATTTGTAATTGAAATAATAATTTATTTTTTATTTCAATTTATAAAAACTAACTTTTTCATAAAATCATGAGGTAGATTATTTATTGACTTCCACTTCCAATTTCTAGTGGTGGTCTCATGAAGTCAAATTCAATAGTACTTTGGTTCCATGGTCCAACATTTAATTGTGGATTAGGAGGTTCAGAACGAATTTGTAAATTGGCATTTCTTAAACTTTGTCCAATAGTATCAATACCAATGTGATAACCAGCTTTTAATAAATTAACATTAGCTAATTCACCTTTGCCCGAAGGATTTAATTTAGACCATTCATCATTAGAACTTTTAGGAAGAAGTTCTGCAGGATTTTGAATATTAGGGTTAGAACATGATGAAGGTAATCCAGGCATACTAGTTTGAACACCATTTGCAGAAGCAAAAGTTTCATTTCCATTAGGATCAGAAGCGCGTACAGCAGCACTAGCTTGTTGATTTGTATTTTTATATTGAGGTGCCATTTGACTATTTGATTCATAACCAGGTGTACCCTTAGCTCCTAAATAGCCGGCAAACATACTAACTCCATATGCTACAATTAATAAAACCAAAATGGCTCCAATTCCATAGTCATTCCATAGTTTCTTTAAAGAGACACTCATTATATAAAATTAATGATAAAATAATTTTCAAAATAGTTATTAATTATTCTAAAGATTTTGCACTAAAGTTTATAAGTATTCTAATTCACTTTCTGAAACTTCATCAATTTCAGCATCAAAATCACTATCGCTTTCTGCCAAATTTTCTATCATATAAGTTTTCTTAATATTCTTTGCTTCTAAATAAGCAATAATAGCATTTTTTTTTGCTAACTTAGCTTTATTTCTTGCTTCCTTATATAATTCAAAATAAACTTGATTAGGTTTTTTAAGATGTAATGGTTCTAAATTTTTCTCTAAAGATAAGTCTAAATTTTTTACTTCATTTAAAATTTCATTTTTTGCCTCAATATTTTCTTCAAGATCTTCGTAATCTAATAAAATAGAATCTTCCTTTTTTTCTTCACTTTGTTCAGGTATAGAAAAATCAAATTCAAGTAATTCATCTATTTTCTCTAAATCATTTGTTTTTTCTATATTTTCTGTTTTTAATAAATCATTTGTTTTTTCTATATTTTCTGTTTTTAATAAATCATTATTTTCTTCATAATTACTAGTAGAAATATTTATAGGAATATTAGGTGTTGTATTTTGTTTTATGGTTTTATTATCAGTTTTAATTAAAAAATTATCAAAAATAGGATTATCATCTAATACCATCATTTGTTTTAATTCTATTTCTATTTGAAAATTTCTAGTAGTAAATTTAATTCCTTGTATTTCTAAAATAGAAATAAAATTAGTTTCTGTTGTTATATTTTCTATTTTTAAAGGATTTTTTTGCTCATTATAAATGCTAATAATTGGTTCATTTTGATGATTATTTTTTATATTTGTTCTTAATAAATAAAATTTACCTGATTTATATACACGAATTGCAGAATTAAATGCTGATTCAATATCGCTTTCTTCTAGACCATTTTGAAACCAAGTTTCCCTTTTTTCAAAAATTAATTTTTGACATGAAGTTTCTAAATTTTCAAACCAATTAATTAATTCTTCTGCATTTTTATCAAACATCAAATCTATATAATATTTTTTTCCAGTTTTTACAAAACCTTGTCTAGATTGACTTTTATTTGTTTGAATATATAAAGGTTTTTTGTTATATTCTATTTTGGTAAAATAAGCGCCACCTTGAATTCCAACAGGATGTGCTAAAGATAATCTTGAAAAATCAAAAGTACCATTTGGTTCAAAAATATTTTCCATATTATTGAAATTATATAGAAAAATATAATTAATCTTAACACGCAAAAAATAAAATAAAATATTATTTTTACTATTTATGAAAGAATCATTGGTTCAACAATGTTTAGATATATTGAAGAGAGAAGATATAAAACGTGAGTTAAATTTATTATCTAGTTCAGTAATTGAATTTATATTATATGAAATCAAACCATATATTTATTTTGCAGTTTTTTTTGTTCTCTCTATTTTTATTATAAATTTAACAATATTAATTATGTTATCTTTTATATTAACAAATAAACAAACTATAATACATAAAATTATTTAGGTTATTTAGGCAACATTAAAATCCATCGATTTTAATTAATTACAATATAATATTTATTTCTCATGATTTATTATAAATGCCAAGAAAAAGCCATAAACACAGACAAACTAGAAAACGTTCTTATAGACAACGTGGTGGTAATTACACCAGTGCATCTACTTATGGTCTCCATGTAAATGGTACAGGTCCTGAACAATATACTAGAACTTTTTCTACTGCTAGTCCATATGCAAATAGAGTCGGTTCTGAATATGTTGGTGCTCAAGGACAATGGGCAAATCAACCACATACACCTTCAAACGAACAATTATCATTAGTACAATCTGCTGGTAGAAGAAGAATGCGTGGCAAAAAAGGCGGGTTTTTAGGCCCTGTACTCGGACAAGCAATAGTTCCTGCTACTCTTTTAGGTTTACAACAAACTTATAGACCCAGAGGTAAATTAAATAATAAAACTTTAAAAAAATTTAGTCGTCGTTTTTAATTTAGTATATTTGTATAAATATTATAATAATAGTATAAATAATATTTATAAATGAGTTTTGAAAATCAAATACAGCAGTGGGTTGTTATTGATAACCAATTAAAACAAATCAATGAAAAAGTAAAAGAATTAAGAGAAAAGAGAAATAAATTAGAAGAAAATATAACAAATTATGCTTCTTCTAATAATCTCTCTAACTCATCTATTAAAATAAGTGATGGAAGATTAAAAATTACAAATACTCGTGTTCCAGAACCGATTACTTTTAAATATTTAGAAAAGACTCTATCTGAAGTAATTAAAAATGAGTCTCAAGTAAATTTAATAATGGAACATATTAAACAAAAACGAAATATTAAAATTGTTTCTGAAATAAAGCGCTTTTCTAATAATTAATTAATATAGTAATAATTTATATAGAAGAAAATGGAGACAAATATAAATAAAGATATAGGATATATAAATCATGAAGAGTTAGTTTTTAATTCTGATAATAGTATACAATCTGGTGGTTTTAGTGTTTCATCTATTTTTATGAAATCAGGAATATCACCTATTATGACTATGAATATTAATACTGATAATATATTACAAAATGGTGGTTCAAATAAAGTATCTGATTTATTTCAAAATTTAGCCGTTCCTAATTGGGCGATAATGTATAAAATGACGGGTGGAGAATATAAAGATAAAAATGATGACGATAGTGATATAGACGATGAATTACATGATAAGTTGTTAGATTTAGTAAGAGAAAATGAAGATAATATGAGGAAAAAAAATAATAAAACTAAAAAAATGGAACGCGGTGGTAAAAAAAATATAACTAGGAAGAAAAGAAAACAAAAAGAAGATAAATAATTAATTTATTATATTAAAGTATATTGTTAATATAATAATAATTTTATGGAGGAAAATATAATAAAAGAAGGAAATGAATGTTTTATTTGTCTTGAAGTTTCAACAAAATATGAAATTCAACCTTCACGATTAATTAATAAAATACATTTTTTTAAAAGATGTCATTGTGATGGATGGGTTCATGATGAATGTATAGAAAAGTGGTATTATTTAAAAGAAAAATGTCCAATTTGTGGAGATAATATTTTTTATATTAATTTTGATTTTCATTATATGGTACATATTATAGATTTTTACTTTTATATTATAAAAATAATTCGAAAAATAATTCGAAATTTAATGTTTTTTTTGAAAATGTATCTATTTTACATGTTGACACAATATATGTTTCAAATTGTTTTAACTGCAACAAATAAATTTAATAATTATGCTTTAGAAAATACATATTATATTAATGAAGAATATATATATTATAATTATACTTGTCCCCAAATATTATAATTAAAAGGTGATACTAAAATTTGATCTATTTTATCTTTCCAAAAATCAACTTTTTTCTGAAATATCTTATCTTCTCTCGTTTCAGGATATGGTGTAGAAGTTTTCATTAACTCTTCTTCTTTTTCAGTTATACTAGGTTTATAACCATAACAATTTACTCCAAATCTTATCCGTGGATTTGCTATATATCCACCATTTACTCCTGGACGTCCACAATCATTTTCATGTCCTTTAATCGTTTGTAAAGTATTATATGTTTGTTTTTGTGTTGGAAAAAGTGCCATTTGATTAGCTGACCAACCATAATTACACCATTCTGCGCCATTATTGTAAGCTTTTTCTATTTGATCATATGTTGCTAAATCAGCATCATATGCTTTACATAAAGCCTTAGCATTTTCATAGCTATAATAATTACCAGGAATATTGAAAACTTGTTTTTTAAGTCTTAATTTTGAAAAATCAGGTCCCACTTTTTCTTCTGTAGTTGTTGTAATTTCTGTAGTTTCTGTAGTTCCTGTAGTTCCTGTTTTAGTAGTATTCTCTAAAACAATATCTACTTGTGTTTCAGGTGTAAATAAACCTTTAATATAAGCAGTTAAGTTAATACTAAAAAAATATTGAAATGCGTTAACTAAAATTAATAAAACAAGAATAACAATAATGATAGTAGTTATAACACTAGATGAAATAAAACTAGGTTCTGAACTAGAAACCGAAAAACTGCTATTTCCTAAACCTAAAGATGATGAAAATACATAATATGTAATAATAATTAATAATATAATAACAAACACCATAGGGTTTAATACAAATTTATTTAAATAATCATACATATTTACAGGATCTGTTGTTGTTGTTGTACTAACTACTTCCATATAATATATAAATAGGTAAAATAATAATTATAAATAGTAAAATAGCTTAATTTTGCCTCTTTCTATAAAATAAAACATATGCTTTTGTTGAAATAATTGATTCTACTTTTTCAACTTCAGATACATTTGTATCATTAAAATGATACCATTTCCCGTTTGCATTTTTTACATAAGAAGTATAATGACCACCCATAACACCACCGCTGTGGTTACATACAGCATAAAGGTCGTATTTGTAAGTTTCGCTTTTATAACCAATTACATAATTAGATAAATCTAGATTTTCTATTGGGAAATCAATAAGAATTTGATTTTTTTGAAAACGATTGTTAAATCTTTTAAAATCAATTACTAAAATATTTGGAAAAGACCAAAATAAAATTTTTTTATTTATATTTATTTTTTCTTTTGTCTCATTATTATACCAAGCATTTTCACCTTCTAAAATTTCACCTTTTACATAATAATTAAAACAATCTATCAAATTTGGTGATTTATTTTCCAAAGGAATTGGTAAATCAATCATAAAATATGGTTCTGGTATTATCTGTATTTGTTTACCAGTTTTTAAATCTGTTATTTCAGAAACATGCACTGCATAAAATAAGTTCCATATTTCTGAATATTCTTTTGAATACATATTTTTAATCATTTCAAAACATTTTACTGCTATTTTATCTGTTTCATTTTGTGTTTCTCCTGTAATAGTCATTTTTATTTCTCTCGAAATAGAATTATGAAAACAATCTATTAAAAATAGTAAAAATTCTGGTAAATCATTTTGCGAATAACCTGTAAACATTTCTAAACCTTTGATTTTTGCTACTTTTTGTATTGTTTTAATATACTTACCTGGAGATATAATACAATTGGATTGCCACATTATTTTTCTTAAATTATCCCATTCTAAAAGTAAAGCAGAATCACATTTGTTTTGTATTTTTTTTTTATATATTTCATCTTCTAAAAAATTATTTAATTCATATGTATGAGAAATTACTTGCATACATGAATTAATAAAGCATGTATTACCTAGATTTGCTAGACCACTCAATCCTTTATTAAAATATTTTTCCATGATTACAATAATTATAAATAGAATAATACATTTAAACAGATTTAATATATATTATAAATATAATGAGTCAAACAAATAATTACTATCAAATAAGTAATGAACAACTTCAATTAGTTAATATATTAGAAAGAATGTATAATGATAATATTCGTCAAATAAATTCAATGACTAGTTCTATTAATAATATTAGACAAACAAATACACAAATAAGAAATACATTAATTCAAATATTGAATAGTATCACTACTGCAAGAAATAGTGAAACAACAAATAATTTAAATAGAGTATTTATAGATAATGTTCCTTATATAATTGATCATGTGGAGCGTTATACTATCCCTATAAATACAAATACAAGAAACACTACAAATACAAATACAAGAAACACTACAAATACAAATACAAGAAACACTACAAATACAAATACAAGAAACGCTACAAATACAAATACAAGAAACACTACAAATACAAATACAAGAAACACTACAAATACAAATAGAAGAAGACTTAGGTTTTTTCAAAATTTTTTTGAACCAGTTGAAGTATATCCTACGCCGTCACAAATTGAAGCGGCTACAAGAAATGTACAATATTGTGATATTCTAAATCCTATAAATAGAACATGTCCTATTTCTTTAGAAACATTTACAGACACTGATATGGTATCTGTTATTAGATATTGTGGTCATATATTTAAAAGAGAACAATTAAGCACTTGGTTTCAAACAAATTGTAGATGTCCTGTATGTAGATATGATATTAGAAATTACACTTCAAATTCAATTTTATTAAACCAAACAGATATTTCAAATAATTCTATAGATATTTCAAATAATTTTGTTGAAGAAGAATATGAAGAAACAAATGATAATTCTAATAGTACTATGAATACTATAACAAGTTATTTAGATTTATTATTTGATAATGGATTAAATTCGTTAAATGATAATTTGATAAATGAGTATACAAATGTAATTGAAAACAACGATGCAAATATTCTACTTAATTTATTAAATTCTACTATTAGAAGACGAAGATAAAATATATTCCAATATAATATAAAGATAAAATATATACTTTAAATTATTATTGATATATGTTTGGTAAAAAAAATATATTAATTGATTTTTTACAAGAAGAAACAATAAAAAAAGACGAATTAAAAGAAATTAGTATTTTAAAATTTACTTATAAAACAATTATTTTTTGTTTTCAATTTACATACAAAACAATAAAAATATTTTTAAAAATAAGTGGAATTTATTTATTATGGATTTTTTTACATTATTTTGCATCACATTTATATGTTAAATTATGTGTACCAAATACAATTATTGGTTTTTTGATATCACCTTTTATGACAGCTACACCACATTGTCAGGGATTACGATGGGTTGTGTATAATGCTGCAAATATGATTAATAATATGTGGATTATATTAGGATCATGGATATGTTCAACATTACTTATAATAAATAAAGATGTAAATGATTAAATAAAAAATATATTTAAAATGATTTAAAGATAATTTAAATATATATTATAATATGTGCGACGTTAAAAGACATGGTAAAAAATGGACAATAACTGAAGTTTTAAGACTTCAACGTGAATATGAACTTTTAAATTTATCAGTAGCTGAAATGGCGAAAAATCATAAAAGATCTGTTGCTTCAATTATATATAAATTGGAATCAGAGGGATTTATTACTTCTTTAGATAAAACAACTAATGATTTAAAAAATAAATCAAGTAAAAGATCTTTTCCTGTTAAAAAATCTCAAGATAAGTCAAATAGTATAACTGATAAAACAAGAAATGACGAAATGGATTTAGAAACAGATGCTGACTCATCATCAGACTATGATGATAATGATTCTTTTGTATCTGATAATGATGACTCTGATTATGAGGATGAAGAATTTGATATGAAAACAAAAGAGGCATCAGTTGATACTATTTCAGATCGTGTTTGGAGTTTGGAAACAAATGTACAACAAATTAGTTCAATGGTGAAACAAATGTTTAATCAAATGATAAGTACTGAAAAAAAAACTAAGGCAGTAAAAATAAACAAATAATGTAATTTTATGTTTTGAAATATATATAAATAAAAAATTATACAATTTTATAATAATAAAAATGTGAAATACTTATAATATAAAATAGTATTTTTATATTATATGAGAAACACTTCTAGTGTATATATATCTATTTATAAACAAGATTATATTTGTCATAAAATAAATACCAAAATAAAAATAAAACAACAAAAAAAAAGTTGTAAAAGATTATCTATACCAAAGTATGTAAGAGAGAAATATAAAAATTGGAAAAAAATTTTTATATAATTTAATTTTTGCGAGTATGTCTTCTTCTTTTTATATTTGATTTCCTTTTTCTTGTAGTTTTTTTATGTTGTTTTCTTTTTCCTCCATACTCTAATCCATATGTTTTACATTGTTTTTTATGCCTGTCTTTCGTACAAGTACATAAAGCATATTTTATATAAAGTAATTTATTTTTTTCATATTTAGTTTGTGTTTCATCATACATATTTAATCCAAATAAATGACCATCAATTTCATTAGATATTTCTTCTGCTACACGTAAACTAAAGTGTTTACCTTTAAAAATTGTATCTATATATATTGGCTTACCTATAGTTTTTAATTTTTCACAATAATTTGTATTAGTTTTGAATATATTACTTAAATTAAATAAATCAGGGTTATTATTATAAAATTGAGATAATTTTTTTAATGTATCACTATAACCTAGCTGAAAAGTTTCTGGATCAAATTCTTTAATAGAATCAGATTCGAATGAGTATCCTCTATCTGTAGACATATCTGTAGACATATCTGTAGACATATCTGTAGAACTATTAGAATTTTTATGACGATATTTATTCATTATTTTTTCAAATTCAGGGTTACGTTCTCTTTTTATTATATCAGTTGTAGGATTATTTTGAAATAATCTATGTTGATTCATAATATAAATATATAATATTATTTTTTATTAAAGAATTATTTTTTATCAAAGAATTTGGAAAGACTTTGTACTCCAGCTTTTTCATTATTTGTTTCTCTCAAATATTCATCAAATAACAATGCTTTTATTTCTTTACAACGCATTGCTTCTAATTTATCTTCTAATTTATCTATATTGTCACCACTATATTCTTTTTTTAAAATATCTACTGCTTTTTTAAATTGATTTATTTTTGGTAATTTCTTATTCATTATCCATATTTTTTCTAAAACTAAAGCAAATACTTGTTGAACAGGTTTCATTATTTGATTTGTAATATAAAATGAATAATCTATTTTTAATTTGTTTTCTATTATAAAAGTAGGTGTTTCAATTTTATCACCTTGTAATGCTTTTTTATCTTTACATGCTATATAGACAAAAGGTATTCTATCACCTGGACCAGGTTTGTTACCAGGATCTCTAGCAGTTATTCGGTCTGCTAATACTTTATGTGCAATAGATTGCGGATTTTTATATCCTGAACGTAATGATTTTGTAATTATTAATTTATCCATTGGATATTTTTCATCAACAATATTTTTTAAACATGAACGTAAGAAATCTATTGCTTCTTGAATATTTTGTTTCTTCATTAATATATCAATAATTCCGCCATAAATATCTTTTACTATTGGTGCATTATCACGTCGTTTCAATACGATACCCATTTCTTTTCTCTTACATTTATTTGGATCTGTTTCATAAAGCATTCCCACATATCGTTTTTTGGATAATAAACAAAAGGGCATAAATGTTTTCTCATATTCAAAATCGTGCGGTCCTTTTAAGAATTTTGCAGCTATTTCACCAGCTTCTTGTGCCAATTCAATTGTAATTTCTAGTGCATCTTTTCCTCTAATTGGTTGTCCATCTGGTGTTTGCAAATTAAATGTATAAAATACAGAATCCGTGTCTCCATATATATACTCAGCTTTTGTTAAAACAAGACCATGATTTTTAGTTTTGCATATTTTATTACCATAACATTCTTCAATAATACGTTTTCCATATGTAAGCAATTTACGTCCCATGGCAGTTGTACATGCAGCAATATCTTTCTCATAAAATGTACTTGTTTTTGCACCACATTGACCATATAATGAGTTTGCAGTAACTTTATAACCAAGTTGACGTTGATCTAAAACATTTTTCATAAATTCGTCGGTTTGTTGCGGTATTAATTTTCTTGTATCTTTACGAGCTTTTAAAAGTTCTTTTAAAATAGATGGCATAATAGCTTCTCCCTCTCCATTTGGTAGAGGTTGTACAAATCTGCATATTTTGTATCCATTTAATACTTTTTCTGCAGCAGCTTTTGGATTTTTACGAACGTATTTATAGGTGTCATATGTTACATCAACATATTCATAACCAGGTAAATTATCATAAATATAATTTCCATTTTTATCTTTTTCACCCCATTCTTCAATTAAATTACCAGATAAATCATATTCTCTTGTCCAGACTTTACTATCATGCGATAAATTTTCGCTTATCATTGAACTAGGATATAATGATGCATAATCATTACATGCTACTGGATTATCCAAATATAAATCGCATTTTGGTTCCAATACAATAGCACCTTCATAACCTTCATCAAGACCACCTTTTTCAATAACAGGCATTAATGTGCGTTTTTCTCGGCATTTTTTGGCTACATAACTTGTCAACTTAATACCTTGACCACGCATCACAAGAAAGTTTATTGGAACACTACAAATTTTTGCCATCTCTATATAACCTGTCAAAATATCTGATTTATTGAATAAATAATGGACTAAGTTACAATCTTGAATACAATATTTGGCAATCACTGAACGATCATCTGCATCACCATTTGTCATTCGGAAAATATCTTTTGGTGTAACATCATCCTTAGCTAAACACCATCTTACTTTTTTTGAAATCAAATCTGGATTTACATTTCCTTCAATTGTGAAAGTATTATTATTTTTATCTACAATATTTACAATATATTTTGCACCATCTGCATAATAATCTACAGAATGTCCTATTTCTTCAAAGTGTACATAACTTCCAACTAATAATCCAGTCATATTTGTAGTTTTTATTGTACTTGTATTTGATTCATTATGTTCAATACATTTTACAAAATCACCTATAAAATTACCAGCAACATAATCTAATTTATAAGAAATTAAATTGGCTTCACGACGATAAAAGTTATATAAATCAACTTGAAGACGACCATTCATTTTAATAAATCGCAAATCATGTTGACCACTCGCAATTTGTAAAGTACTTTCTTCTATTTTATATTTACCAGTATTATAACCTCTTTCGTCTTTTATAGGTGTTCCACATATTTCATCTACATTACGAGATAATTTTAAAAATTCTTCTACACAATCATTTTCTTCTGCTCTTCTAAACATGAATTCATAATCAAAACCAAATATATTATAACCAATAATAATGTCTGGGTTTTCTCGTTGAACTAATTGTTGCCATGCAAGTAATACTTCTTTTTCTGTCTGATAACTTTCTATAACTGAATTATTGATTGGCATTGGAGAACATGTATTTAAAACTATACAATGATTAAAATAAGGTTCTACATCACCATATTTCATAAAAGTGGAACCAATAAATGTACATTTATCACCTTCTAATTTGGGAAATATTTTTTTTAAAGACTCATTCACTTCTGTTAATTTTCCTTCTCGTTCAAATTTTTTATCGCAAAGAATATCTACAATAGTAGCTGTTTTATTTGTATAAAACTTAATATGATTTTCGTAATCTTTTTCTTCTTCTTCATCTAAAGCTATTTTTTCAAATAAATGTTCTATTTGGTTTTCATAGGAAGATGTTTCATTATTATTTTTTAAATTTCTTACAACGGATTCTAACCATGTTTCAGTTAAATTTTGTATATATTCTTTAGATTTTGGCGGATTTTTTGGATAAACTAAATCAATTTGTTCCATATTTTCATATCCAAAAGCCGCTAAAATGATACGTCGTAATATATTTTTACATAATTCTTTAGTAATATCTATTTTTAGATTTTCAAAATATTCTACAATATTTGTTGCAAGTTTTTTATACGTTTTGATAGGAACTGGAAAATCACCATGACTACTACTTGCTTCAATATCAAAACTCATTATTTTATAAGGGACACGGGTTTCTTTTTCATTTAATGGAATTATGTTTTTATAATTTGTTTTAATCATGTAATCACAATTTATAAATTTATTGGAAGAACTTGAGTATTCTATTCCTTTTTTTTTAGGAACTGCTATCCAACCAGATGGACTAATATCACGAATATGAAATAAACGTAATAAAGGTGGAATATTTGCCTCATATAATATAAGATTTGAATCTTTAAATTTATAGCCATTTTTTAATAAAGTATGTCCTGATTTATAGTCTGTATACCATAAATTTTTTGCTTTATTAAATGCATTTAAATTTGAAAATTCTAAAAATATAAATTTATATTCTCTACCTCCATCAAAACCATATAATTTTTTACGCTTTATAATTTTACATTTGGTAATAGTATCTTCAAACCGAGACCCCATTTTTACTTTCAAATGAGCAAGAAATTCATCTTTAGTTTGCATATTCCATTTGTCATCTACCATTATGTAGAAAAACGGACAAAACCCTTCTGCAGTTAAAGAATATGTTTTTCCTTTTTCATCTACTCCAAACATTTGAATGATAAAAGAAGAAGTATCTTTATAATTTTGTTCTCCATCATCAGAACAAGAAGGTGTATCATTATAAACATTAAAGTCAACAAGTCTAAAAACGTGTTCCATTGTGTTATTTGAATATTATAAGTTCTATTTATTTCATTTATTTAGATTCAATTTTATTTGTGTAAAAATAAAAACTTTTATTATATTTTTACATAAAGATATATAATTTACTTATATATGGTTCAAGCAATAGCAGTATTTACTGAGAAAGTAAAAGGTGTTGTTACATTTACTGAAGAAGAAGATGATAAAATACGTATTGATTTAAATTTATCAGGGTTAAAACCAAATTCTGATCATGGTTTTCATGTACATGAAGCAGGTGACTTGACAGATAATTGTACTAGTATGTGTGCACATTTTAATCCATATAATAAAACTCATGGTTGTCCTGGCATGAAAAATAGACATGTAGGTGATTTAGGAAATATACATACTGATTCAAAAGGAAATGCAAAATATACATTTTTTGATAATATGATAAAACTTAGAGGTAATAAATCTAATATTATTGGTAGAGGTTTGATTATTCATGCAGATCCAGATGATTGTGGAAAGGGTAATAATTCAGATAGTTTAAAAACAGGTAATTCTGGAAAAAGAATAGCATGTGCGGTAATAGGTTATTCTAAATTAAATTTTATATAAAACAAATAAATCTAAAATAAATAATATTTTTTTAAATGTATTTTTATATAACAAATGTTTACTGATTTTTTTGAAAAAGTAGAAAAAATATATCATGCACTTAAAAATACAAATGGAGGAAAAAATGCTGATTACATACCTGAATTATCAAAAGTAAATCCACATTTATATGCTATATCCATTTATACTATTAATGGTGAGCAATTTAATATTGGAGATTTTAAACATGAATTCGCAATTGAATCTTGTTCAAAAATTTTTTCATTAGCTTTGGCATTAAAAAAATATGGAAAAAAAACAATACAAAAAAAAATAGGATCCGTTAGTTCTAAATTAAAGTTTAATTCTGTTTGTGCAATTGAAAACATAAAATTACATTCAACAAATGCGTTTGATAATGGAGGTGCTATGGCAACCACTAGTTTATTATATAATCCAAATAGAAAACAATATGTTAAAAGTATTGTGGATAATATGAGTGAATATGCTGGAAGAAAATTACATGTAAATTATAAAATATATAAATCTGAAATGTCTGAAATAGACCATAATTTATCTATAGCATATTTATTAAAATCTTATAAAAAATTTTATAGTGATGATATTATGGGTGTTGTAGACACATATACTCAACAATGTTCTGTTATGGTAACTAGTCAAGATGTTGCTTTAATGGCATGTACATTAGCAAATGGTGGTATAAATCCAAAAACATCTATAAAACCCATTGATAAAAAAAATGTAGATTACATAATAGATCATATGTGTTTGAATGGTTTGTATGATCAAACCGATATGTGGATGAAAGAAGTTGGTTTTCCTGCAAAAAGTGGAGTTGGTGGTGTGTTATTACTAGTATTACCAGGTATTATGGGAATATCAATAATATCTCCACCATTAAATGAATATGGTAATAGTTTTAAAGGAATTCAAACTGCTAAAAAAATATCTAAAGTGTTGGAATAATTATTCGTCTTTATCGTAATAAGCCGAAATAAAAAACATAATACCAATAATAGTTGCTATAGTTGCACTAAAATATTTAATAGTTTTATTATTTATAGTTTGTTTTTTGTAGTTAATCAATTTTGAACCTAAATAACTACCCAAAGTTATTGTAACAATTAATGTATATGCTAGTTCATAATTAATTTTATTTGCAAGATAAAATTCATAAACAGAGCCTATAGATAAAGGAAAAAGATTAACAACTAATAAACTTCCTATATTACTTTTATAATCACCTATATTCAAAAAATTGAGAAGTATAAGTATTGATCCCGTAATGTTTAATCCAGTTGTACCTAAACAAAAACCAACTATAATACCACATATTGAATATAATAATATATTTATCATATATTTATTATTATATTTTATAGTTTTATTTTTTTTCTACCATATTTGCAATGTTGTTTTTGTGAAAAACCTTTTGGTCTGTTACAATTAATACTACGTTTATATTTAAGCGACCATTTCCCACCATTTTGTTTTTGTTTATTTGTTTTTCGTTTTTTATATGTTATATTTCTTTTTGTTTGTCTACTTAAATCAATACCATTCTTTAATTTAATCCATTCTACAAAAGAATCTATGGTTCTATCTTTATTTTGAACATTACTATCCTCATAATTTTCAGAAATATCACCAGCTTCTGTAATAAATCTCATGGTTGGAAAACCAGTTGGTTTAGTTTTTAGATTTGTTAATTTATCTGCTAATTCATGGTCAATAGCTGCAATTACAATATTATTTTTTTTAAAAAAATTTGAAGGCAATACATTTTTTATTTTAGACCATTCTGGACGTGTAGCATTACATGGTCCACAACCTTCCATAAAAATTAATAAAAATATTTTTTTATTTTTATCACCAAGAATAGTATCTAATTCTTTTATCATATTACAATTGCCATCCATACAATTTTTTTTATCAATATGTATAAAATTCATTCTAATAATATTATAGAAAATAATATTATATTTTACTTTTTATCTTACATTTTTATCCATATATAATATAATGTCATTACTCATCTTTTTATTTATAGTATTATTTTTGATTGGTTTATTTTTTTACGCAAAAGGAAATGACTTAAGTTATACTATTTCAGAAGGTTTTGTAGCAAATGAAACAAAAGGTGTTAGATGTCCTAATTTATTAATTCAAAAAGGTTCTAGATTCTATTTATACAATTCTAAATTAGCAAATGTTCCAGGAGTAAATCCTATTGAATTTGATAATTTAGAAGATTATTCTGAATTTTTAGATTGGCAAAGAAGTCAAAATATTAGATGTCCTGTATTATATTTACAAGAAACATATGATGCTCAAGGTAATAAAGTTTACAAATCTAGACCTGATGTACATGAACCACAAGCAGGTTTACCACCATCTATTGCTAGTTCATCAGGTGAAATGATTATGGAAAGTAATTTAGGCACGCCTGATGTACCAGTATATCCTAATCCAACATTGCTTGTAGATGCTACTCGTAATGATCCACCTTATAATCAAAACTCATATCCAGCCCACGATCAAACGGATTATTATATTGGTACTACTACTCCATTAGATGTTATGGACATACAATCTGAAAAAGCATTTGTAAGTCCAGATCCTATGAATTCAAATTGGGGTGGTCCAGAATATACACAAAATTTAGTTGATCAAGGTTATTATAAAGATAATGAAGTAAAAATGAGAGTATAAAATAATAAAAGGTATAAAACTATTTTTATTATTTTATTGTTTATCAACAAATTTTAATATATTATTTAATGCAGTTCTAGTTTCATTCATACTTCCTAATCTAATTATTTTTTCTAAATTTTCTTTATTTATATCAGAATTTATAGGTATTTTTAATATCTGATCTAACATAGTATAATTTATATAATCGTCTAATGCTAAAATAATATCTTCATAATTTTTACGATATTCACTATTATTTATATTTAATTTGTCTTTCATTTGTATATTAAATTGTTTAATATTTTCTAGATATGTTTTAGAATTACCTGCTATACCATTTGCAGAACTTTGATTTTCTAACCCTTCTTTTACGACAGGCATATTATTATAATTACTAAAAAAAATATATAATCCTAAAAGAATCATTGCAAATAATAATAAATTCCAATATACGTCCTTCATATAATATATATTTTTATTTTTTTAATAGAAACTTTACAATATTTGCTATACTAGTTTTATTAATTTTTCTCTCTTGACCTTTTGTATTTATATAGCATATGTCTTTCATACAATCTGTATTGTTTTCTAATTCTTTTATTAAATTTGATATTGATTTATATTTTTCAATAATTGTTAAAGCTGTAATAGCACTAATTCCTGGTATTTGACATAACATAATTTCGTCTATATTTTCTGTTGTAATATTTTCTTTTTTTACTTTTTTCACTACATTTACATAATTTTTATCACACATTTCTTTATCTGTTTCTTTATCTGTTTCTTTATTTGTTTCTTTATCTGTTTCTTTTTTTTCAAAAGTATTTTGATAAAATGGTTGTTTTGTTTCATCTTTAGCTAATTTATAAGCCATATTACAAATAATTGTAGCAGTTTCTGTTAAAGAAAAAGATCTAAATACTGAAAAACCTTTGTAATAATTGAGAGAAAACATTGCCGAATAGATTGTAAGTTTTTCAGAACCTATACTATTATCTGTTTTAAAACGATTTGATCTATTTACATCTCCTTCTATTAAATAAATAATATTATGATTATGATAATGTGAACCATTCAAACGATAAGATTGTTCTTCATACCTTCCATCTTTAATGCTAGCCATTAAATCAGATATTGATTTTCTCTCTATAATCAATTTATCTTCTTTTTCATTTGATATAATAATATCGCCAATTGGTAAAGATTCACTTTTTACAATTATATTTTTAAACAAAGGTATGTTTATTAGTAATTGATTTATTTGTTGTAACAAGTCTTGTTCTCTGACATCTACTTTGACAATCATTTTATTTAATGAATTAATAATTAGTTATTAAATCATTTTAAATGTTAAATATATTTTATTATTCAACCTGCTCCTCCAGTTCCACCTGTTGTTACATTAATATTACTAGGATTTATTAATAACTTACCATCTTCATATGGTTTATAATATGGATATAAAATATATGGTAATTGAAAATTATGTTGTCTAAATTTATTACCATAACCATCGGTATATATTGAATAATATGAACTATCTGTACCTCCAACATCTTCTTTTTCTAATACCCAATTTCCACCATTATAGTAAAAATATTCAATAGTAATAGTTGGATATACTTGATATATTGGGAATAAAAATTGATCTGCATCTGGATATTCTGGAGGTGTCATTAACCCAATTTTAATAGGTAATAAACCATAAGTAACTGAACCATATGATTGTTGATTTCCATATCTTCCAAATAAAAAATTATTATATTCAGATGTTAAACCATTAAAAAATGATATAGATTTTATAACAATTGGCAGTTTTGAAGTATCTATATATTTTTTATACATTTTAGTATTTAACAAAGGTGTATTTAATTTTATTGATGAAAATTCTCCTAACTTATTAGCATTTGTGATAAATTCTTTTTTAACAAAATCAAAACCAAGAATAAAATTTTCAACAACCAAACCACCTGTATAAGGTAAATTATTTAAAAATGGGTATTTTTGAGTAGAAAATTTACCATTATAATAAGAACATGTTATTCCTAACCATGATTTTGGACTAGTAAGAATTTTTAGATATTCAATTAAAATAGGATTACTACTAAATTTAGGGACTGCTTGAAAATACCCCCAATTTCCAATAGCATTATTAACAATATTAACTATTATTCTTGCTTGTAATCCTTGTGTAAATGTTACAATATCATTATCTATATTAAGTCGACTATTTACTAAACCAACACAAGTAATTTTTCCATCTGTAGCATTTGGATCTCCTAACCAAATTGGCGATCCAGATAATCCAGTTGTACTTGGTGAATCAATTAAAATGGAATCTGGTGATCCGATATTAAATGTATCATCTAATAAACCAGGATATTTTTCATTCATAACATTTCCTTTTATTACTGGATTAGTTGTAATATTTCCTACATTACCAATATAGAAAACAGAATCTCCTTTATTTAATTCATAACTAGTAGTTAGTTGAAAAGTTTGATAAGATGATAAATCAATATTAAAAGTATAGTTGAATGGTAAATTTGGATCAAAAAGCCCTACAGCAATATCAGCCATAGTATCATAACCAATAATTGTAAATTCAGCAGTTGTAGTAGGACTTGCTATATTATCAATATTACTATTTATACCGAATGAAGCTCTTAATACATTCATATTTGCAGCGTCTTTAATAATGTGATAACAAGTGATCAAATAAATATTACCATTTCCATTAGAAAATAAAAATCCAGAACACAACCCATCTCCTGAAGTTGAATAAATATTTGCTGTTCCATTAATAACTAAATCAGAATTTTTTTTAATTGAAAATTTTTGTAAAAAATCAAATTTTCTAAACTCAAATTGACCAAACATATAGTAATGTTGTTTGAGAATATTAGGATCATTACTTTTTAAATCAGGGTTTAAATTTTTGTAACTATTCCAATCAATATTTGCAGGATTTTTAAAGATACCTAAATCATTAGAGGTTATACCATATTTTATTAAATAATCTGATAAATCTGGAATATTTTTAAAATATTTAACAAATTGATCAGGTAAACCATATCCAAAAGTACCAGGTAATGCTCCAGATAAATTTAAACATCTAGAAACAAAATCTGTAAAAATAAAAAGTTTGGAACCATATATGTTAAAATCATTTGAATATAAATCAAAATCAAAATTATATTTTGTAAATGTTAAATTATTTTTGTCTGTTGTATAAGTATAATCTTCAATAAAACGAATTTGTGTATCATCATAATTAATAATATCAAATTGTTTTTCTATTAATTCAGAAAAAGGTATATAACTAATAGGATTTGAGTAACTCATATAATTAAAATGTGTGTTGCCTATTAAATTAATATGTTCAATCATTTTATTTGTAACAGGATTAAAAAATATTTCTAATCCTTGTGATAAAGAATAAGGTTTGTCAAAAGTAGTTCCATTTTCTTTTAAAAACAAACTAAATATTTCTATTTTTGATAAATTAGCATCTAAATTTCTAGAAGTAGAATATAAATCAAAATTAAAAGAATATTTTGTGTATAAAAGTTGTTTAGTATTTTTGTCAAAAACATTAAAATATAGTATTGACATTTATAAATAAACATGATAATAATAATTATACAAAAATTATTATTATTATTAATATGTAAATAATAAAAATATAAAGTTGATAATGTTTCTAACCGATGTTTCCACCAATTGTAGCACGATATCCTCTTTGTTGTGTTTGAACTGTTCTGTTAGGAATACAGAAACGTGGAATTGTTTGGGGAGCACCAATCAACATAGTGTTGCTTGTTAAATACCATCCAACACGTGGAGCTATTCCTGCCTTTTTGTTGCCGCCACAAACATTTGTACGATTAACAATTGAAGCAGCATTACGGCTTGCTTTTGACCCAGACATGTAGACCATGATTATAAACTAGATAAATATTTTAATTTTATATAAATTTTTATTTTTTTATTATTCTAAATACTTAAATATAAATCCTTTTGTTGATTTTTGTTTTCCTTTTAATACATCCTTGATACAACTTAAAGATATACTGAGTTTTTCACTAGCTGTCTTAATTGTAGTAAATTTTTGTATTTGATTCATTTCTAAATCATATTGTATTATTTCTCTCTTATTACCTTTATTCAAACCAATTTTATGAGCATGTATATTATTTTCAGAACATGTCAACCACTCTAAATTTTCTACTTTATTATTTAATTTATTTCCATCAACATGATTTACAAAAGGTTTTTTTTCTGGATTTTCAATAAATGTTAAAGCAATTAGTCTATGCAAAGCATATTTTTTTATATTTACACGAAGATAAATATAACCACTATGATGAGGTTTATAATCTTTCATTATAACACCTTTTTTATTTTTAAATCTTCCTAAAGAGGATACATAATATCCTGAGGTATCTTCATTTTCTATATTAATTTCTTTCCAAATTTCATCTTCTAAATCTTCATTTTTATCTAGTTCCCATTTATACCCAAATGATGATTTATAAACACCGCGAATTGAACAACTAATAGATGATTTAATAGAATGTATATTTTTGGATAAGCCTTCATGAAATACCCAATTACTTGCTAAATCAATTGAGTTATATTTTTCTATTTTTTCTCCTGTTTTTAAATTTATTTTCCAAATAGATAAAATTTGATTTGTTGATTGTTTAACACCTAAACTTCTATGTATATTATTTTCTTTTGGTGTACACCACTCTAAATTAGATATATTATTATTTAATTTATTTTTATCTTTATGATTTACATGAGTTTTATTTTCTGGATTTTCTATAAAAGTTTCTGCTACTAATCTATGTACTTGAAAAGTCTTTGTTCTTATATTTGATAAGCCTACACCATAATAACCACTCATAATTGCTTGTTTAAGAATTCTTCTAGTTTTTTTATTTCTTATATTTCCAAATGTGGAAACTTCATAATTAGTATAATTTGTAATATTTTTCCAAACTTCTATATCCTCCATACATATTAACAATGATATTTTATATTTAAGCTCTTTTTTCAAATATATAATTTCAAACTTACTTAAAACTATTCCATTGTACTATAAATAATGACGGAACAAAATTTGTTAAGAGATGACGATATTATCAAGACTGAAGAGGGATTGATTTTCAATCCATATAATCCACTCAATGTTAAGATTACATTAAACGATGTTCAATGTATTCTTTCCAAATATGGAATACCTACTCAAGTAGATAATATGGCTCTTTATGAACGCGCTTTTGTACACCGATCTTATACGAAACGACCACATTTTGAAAATATATTGCAAAATATTACGATTGTTGAAAGACCTTCAGATTGCATGCCACTAAGTAGTAAATCTAATGAACGTCTTGAATTTCTTGGTGATGGTGTTCTTGAATGTGTAACCAAATATTTACTTTACAGACGATTCCCTAAAGCCGATGAAGGATTTATGACAGAAAAGAAAATCGCAATTGTTAAAAATGAAGCAATCGGAAAAATTGCACTAGAAATGGGATTACATAAATGGTTAATATTATCAAAACATGCAGAGGAAAAGAAAATTCGCACAAATTTGAAGAAGCTAGGGTGTCTATTTGAATCTTTTATTGGCGCATTGTTTTTAGACTTTAATAAGATTATTGTAAAAGATAGCGAAAATTGGTTTCAAACCATGTTTGTAACTGGTCCTGGTTTCCAAATGGCTCAAAAATTTATTGAAAATGTATTTGAAAAACATATTGATTGGATCGCCCTTATTCAAAATGATGATAATTATAAAAATATATTACAAGTTAAAATTCAGAAAGCATTCAAAGTAACACCTCATTATTTAGAAATTGAACATGATCCTGAACTAGGTTATAAAATGGGTGTGTATTTATGTCTAGGACAACCAATACATCAGGTAACACCATCTGATGCAGTAAATATGGCGCTACATAAGAATTTTAAGAGTATCCAAGATTTTGTCGCTGAGAATGGAAAAGCATTTATATTTTTAGGTGAAGGGCAACATAAAATCAAACGCAAAGCTGAACAAATCGCATGTAATGAAGCTTTACAAGTCATTGGACTAGATGAATAAAATTATATTTTATATATATATTTGTTTATCAGGATATATTACATGATATTCTAATAATCGTGAATCCATTTTTTCATTTTTAACTTCTACTAAAGGTTCATTCATTTTTGTTGAATTATATTTTCTTGTAAAAAAATAATTATAAAATTTATCTAACATGTTTTGTAAATACGTATAAAAAACGCACATTTATATTTGTATAATATATTTTCTCATATTTGTACATATCTATTATTATTTTTATCTAGATATTTACTATTTAGTTTTTTTAATAATTGCAGATGTTTTTCCGTTTCCTATATTTACAAAATTATAATTTATATTTATATCTTTAAAAAAATCATCTGTTGCTTTTCTTTGACCATGCCAGTGATAATAGTCATCAAATATTATAACTCCTCCTATTACAACATTATCATACATTTGTTCTAATTCATATTTACTTGATTCATACCAATCAGTATCTAGTCTTAAAATTGCTATTTTTTCAGGAATATTATTTTTATCTTTTAATGTTTCCATTACATCTCCAACTACATAGTGTAATTTATTTTCTGGATATCCTGTTGAATTTAATCTGTTTTTTACTTTTTCTAAAGGAGTATAACACCAATTATTCGTTTTATTATTAATTTTGTTGCGCTTCCAGGTATTATATACTTGGTCTTTATCCATCTTGTATAAAACTGCATCGTCACATGTGTAATCATGTTCATTTGGTTCTACCAATCCCGAAAATGTATCATATAAATATATATCACGAGTCGCATTATTCTTTATTAATTCATTAATCCATATATGTTCAAAATTACCATCACCTACACCACATTCAACTATAACACCTTCTATGTTATTATTTAAAATATATTTTATTGCTTCTGAACCATCCATATTTTTATTATATATTATTATTATTATAATTTTATTTTTATTTTTACATATAATAAAATATTTTATTATTATAATATGTTTAAAAATATAGCAAATTTTAATAATGTAAATGATTATTTACCATTATTGAATGCTGTTTTAATAACAGATTTATTCGTAATTTTTTTGTTAAATATAAAGATAATTAAATCAAATGTATTACAAAAATGGTATAATCTATATAATTTATCGGCTGTTATTGCTGATATACTAATTATATTTATAGGACTAATTATTGTAAGAACCATATATTATTATATATTTGATCAATTTTCAATAATAAAATTTGCATTTTTAGCAGTTCTTGTACAAATCATTCATGACATATTATTTTATATTTTTTTTAAAAATATTCCAAGAGGAACAAATAAAATGTTAGATACATTTAAGGATTATGCAAATGAAGTATCTTACAAGGCAATTTTTGCAGATAGTGGTATGATGATTATGTCGTCATTTATAGCTTCATTTCTAGCAAATAAAAATTTAAATACTAATATTATTATATTGATTTTATCACTTTATTTATTACCCTATTTGTTATATAATTAATTTTTTCATATATTCAATTGAATAAATATATAAAAATATATATTTATTATCAGTTATAAAAAATCTTCAATATAAAGAACAATAAATTTTGTAAAAACATAAAATTTATATATTTAAATTATATAAGTAATGAATCCTTTAGCTTCATTAAAAGAGAAATTGATGATAAAACCAGTTATTGAAGAAAGAGAAAGAGTTGCAGTTCTTATAAAAGGAATTAAACCACCAAAAAAAATAAAAACCATTTCTAAAGAAGAAGAAGAGGATGATAAAGTTGTTCAAGATAATGAATTAGAAAATAATAAAACAGCACCAATTATTGAAATGCAAATGGATAAAGATTTTGATCGTAAAGCTCTTTTAACTAAATTGGCAGAAAGTAAAAAACTAAAAGTTACAATAAAACCTATAATAGAAGTTACCGAAGAAAAAAAAGTTTCTCAACCAGTACCTTTACCTCAACCTGAAATAAAGTCTAAAAAAATAGAAGCAAAAAAACGTTTAATCATTGAACCTGAAGATGAAGAAATGATGGAAGAAAAAGTAATTAAAGATCAAGAAGAAAGTGATGGTGAGGAAATTATTTTGAAACCAAAAAAGAAAATTAATTTTGCAGAAGAACAACAAATAATACCTATTAAAGTTCCAAAAAAGAAGCAAAGAATTACTAATAAAATAGAAAAAGGTATTGCTGTTTTAGGTCCCGAAACAATTGTTGAAATTGGTGATACTGATTTAAGAAAACGTGTTCCTAAAAAATCACCTCCAGTTATCCTTAAAGTTTCTAGTTATTATATGAATAATAGAGAGATTTTTATTAACTTTATTAATTCACTCTTTGAACCTTATAAAAAAGAATTAATGGAAAATAAAGAAAATATTTCATGTGATACTATTGGAAAAACTAGTGAAAATTTTTCATTATTAACACATCAAAAAATTGTGCGTGATTATATAAATCTATATACACCTTATCGTGGATTACTTTTATATCACGGATTAGGGTCAGGAAAAACTACAAGTTCTATTGCTATTGCAGAGGGTATGAAAGATTCTAAACAAGTTATTATTATGACACCAGCTTCTTTACGTGCAAATTATATAGAAGAACTTAAAAAAGCAGGTGATTTACTATATAAAAGAAATCAATTTTGGGAATGGATTTCTATTGATGATTATCCAGAAGCATTACAACCTATGAGTGCTGTTTTAAATTTACCACAAGAATATATACGTAAACATAAAGGCGCATTTTTTATAAATGTATCTAAACCTTCTAATTATGATGAATTAAATGATATAAATAGAAAAGTATTAGAAGAACAATTAGATGAAATGATACGTTCAAAATACAAATTTATAAATTATAATGGATTACGAGCACAACGTTTATCGGAAATGACAAATAATTTTACTCGTAATATTTTTGATAATGCAGTGGTTATTATTGATGAAGCACATAATTTAATTAGTCGAATTGTTAATAAAATAAAAAAAGAAAAACAGGTTCCAGATGAAGAAAAAAAATTTAAAAAGAAAGAAGAAGAACAATCTGGATTACAAGAAGAAAGTATTTTTGGTGAAAATACACCAATTCATTTAGCTACAAAATTGTATTATATGTTATTACGCGCAAAAAATGCACGTATAGTATTGTTATCTGGTACTCCTGTTATTAATTATCCAAACGAATTTGCTATTCTTTTTAACATTTTAAGAGGATATATTAAGACATGGAAAATACCTTTAGAAATTAAAACAACAAATAAAATAGATAAAAATTCACTCCACAATATGTTACTTGGAGAGAAATCATTAGATTATTTAGATTATTCGCCTGCAAGCAAAATATTAACTATTACTAGAAATCCATTTGGATTTAAAAATAAAATTAAAAAAGACTCTGGATATCAAGGAGTCACAAATGTTAAAAAAGATGGTATTGAAATAGACAATGAATTTATTTCTGATGACGATTTTGAGAGAAAAATTATTAATATTTTAAAACGAAATGATATTGAAGTTATATCTCAAGGTATTGAAGTTACGAATAAAAAGGCTTTGCCTGATGATTTAAATACATTTATGACACGATATATAAATGATACTGATAAACATTTAAAAAATACCGATGCTTTAAAAAGACGCATTATTGGTTTATCTTCTTATTTTAAAAGTGCTCAAGAAGGATTATTACCAAAATACAATAAAACGATTGGTGTTGATTATCACATTATTCGTGTACCAATGAGCGATACACAATTTAAAATTTATGAATCCGCTCGTAAAGAGGAAAGAAAATTAGAAAAGAAAAAACCAAAAAATACTTCTTCTGAATTATTTGAGGAAAAAGCATCTACATATAGAATATTTAGTCGTTTGTTTTGTAATTTTGCTCTTCCTGATCGTCCTATTCCAGAAAGAAAAAAACAAAAAAATATAACTAACAAAGATGAAGATAAAAAAGAACAAGAAGATGAAGACTCTAATATTGCTCAAATTATTAAACAAGGTATACGTGAAGAAGCAAAACAAGATATTGAAGATGAACGTGAAGGAGAGATTGAAGGTGATGAAATTTTAGATAGACTAGGCGGAACAACATATAAAGAAAGATTAGATGCTCTTCTTATTAATATACAAGAACATGCAAATGATTTTTTAACTCCTGAAGCTCTACAAATATATAGTCCAAAATTTTTACATATTCTTGAAAATATTCAAGACCCAGAATATCAAGGTTTACATTTAGTATACAGCCAATTTAGAACATTGGAAGGAATCGGGTTATTCAGTTTAACTTTGGAAAAAAATGGTTTTGCACGTTTTAAAATTAAAAAAAATTCAATGGGTACATGGGAAATTGATATTTCTGAAATAGATCAAGGAAAACCGACTTATGCATTATATACAGGTACTGAAAGTTCAGAGGAAAAAGAAATAATTAGACATATTTATAATGGAGAGTGGGACAATATTCCAGAAAGCATTGGTTCAGTATTAAAATCAAAATATGTTAATAACAATATGGGTGAAGTTATTAAAGTTTTTATGATTACATCTTCTGGATCTGAAGGTATTAATTTAAGAAACACACGATATGTTCATATTATGGAACCATATTGGCATCCTGTACGTACAGAACAAGTTATTGGACGTGCAAGACGTATATGCAGTCATAAAGATTTACCAAATGCTTTACAATCAGTTGAAGTTTTTGTTTATTTAATGGTCTTTACTGAAGCTCAATTAAAATCTGATGAATCAGTTGAATTAAAAAGAAAAGATTTAAGTAAAGCTCTTCCACATATTCCTCAAACAAGTGATCAATATCTTTATGAAATATCTGAAATCAAAGCAAATTTAACATCTCAATTAACAGATGCTATTAAAGAATCAGCTTTTGATTGTTATATATATTCTAATGGTAAATGTGTTAATTTTGGTGATCCCACTAGAGATAAATTTTCTTACGTTCCTGATTATGCAAATCAACAAAATGATACAAATGTACAAGCAAATAAAGAAGCAATAGAATGGGTTGGAAAATCTATTACTATAAATGGTGTTCAATATGTTTATAGAAGAATGAGTAAAACATTGTTAAATATTTACGATAAATCTAGTTATGAACAAGCATTAAAAGATTCTTCTATTATTCCATTACAAATAGGAACATTAGAAAAAAATGATAAAGGTGAAAATGTTTTTAAACAACTGGTATTATAAAATTTTTATTTATTATTTGATTTTTGATTATTTTTATAATAGATTTGAAATTATAAAATCTATTATTATTTTATCTTCATTTGATAGTTTATCATATTCACACATGCAATCACTAATAATACCTATAGATTTTTCATAATATATTTGATATTGATTTCTTAAACTATCTAACATTTTTGGGTATTCTTTTTTTTTAAAAATAATATATTTAAATCCTAATTTTCTTAAACCATGAAAATTCATATTAGAAGACGAAGATGATGCGTTAATATAAGAAAATAAATTTAATAAATTTAATAATAAAATATATTGAATCATCATTTTTGTATATTATTAATTATGTTTATATTTTTTATTTCATTTTTTTATTTATCTAATAAATTTAAAATTTTATCTATTTTGTCATTATATAATTCTAACTTTTTTTCTATATTTATTAAACGTTCTTCCATTTTTTTTTGATTTTCATATTCATGATTTGTATTTTCAGTATTGCTAATTTTTTTTAATTTTTTAAAAATATTTCCTTCTTCTTGTTCTTGTGGTAAAAAAACTTCATTTTTACCCCAACTTACATTTTTTTGTTCTTGATTCTTATATTTGTTTTGTTCTTGATTATCTTTTATTTCTGGTTGATTTTGCGACGACAAAATAAATTTTTCGTTTTTAATAGAAGTTTCTTGTGGTTTTAACCATTGATCATTGTTTTGTTGATAATTACGATTCACTTGTTCTATATCATAATTTCTTTTTGCAGTTATTTCTTTAATCATTTCTTCCATTTCACTTATTGGTTCATCAGTAAAATTATCTTTAAATTCAGGTTTTTTTGGAACGTCTATAGACATTGCTTTTGTAAATTCATCTTGACGTTTAATATAATCAATTTCAAACTGCGATTTTCTCTCGTTTTGTATTTCTTCATAAGTAATTGCTTCTTTTGTCTCAGTATCTTGATAAATTTTTATTTTATTTGGCATGTTATTTGGAAAATTTTTTCTTATATAATTTAAAATTATTAATATATATTTTTTATTCATATCTATTAAATTTGTTTGTTTCATTTTTTCCGCCTCAAAAAAACCTTTAATATTTTCATTGAATAATTTGAAAACGTTTATTTGATTATCTCTAGTTAAAAATTTAAAAATATCTTCATCTGCAATAACATCCCAAAGAGTAGATATATTTTGTTCTTTAATAAAATTTTGATTACTCATAAAATATATAAATATATATTATTGTTTTTATATATTTTTACAACGAATCGTTAAAATAAATATGTCTGAAATTTTCCATATATTTATCTTTTAATATATGTGTTTTTAAATAATTTGATGTAAATTTATCTTCTAACATATGAACTATAAAAAAAAGTGAATATATACCACATTCTGTATTACCATATTGATGTTCTATTCCTTCATTACTATCAAACTCAAAATTCATTTTTGGTGAAAGATTTCTACCTTCATCAATAATACGATTCACCAAAATCATTATTTGTTTTGGTGGTTTCTCTCCTGTACTATCAAAAAAGAATATTTTTTTCTTTTTTATATTAATAAACATTGATATCCAATGTTCACCAGGTTTGTTATGTGGATCTGTATTAAATATTATACCTACTTTTGTTTTACCATTCTTAATTTGTTCTTTTACACTAAATTTACATAATTCTTCCCAAACACATTCACCATATAATTTTTTTGTATCAAAATCAATTGGAGATGGACCAATAAATTCAAAACATTTATAGGCTTTTTCATATTGTTTCATTACATTTATTATATCTAAACTGGATAACCACTCATTTGGATTTCTTTTCCAATCTGGTGGTGATTCTGGTGCAAAAGAATCAGCCATATCACTATCTATTTGACCAAATTGGGATTTTTGTTTTAACCAACAAGATTCTTTATTACATACACCACTTAAATTTTTACTAATTTTTTCATGTATTTCTTTTGGCGAGTTTGTTTTTATTTTTGCATCTGGATGACGAGCATTCCATAAGTCTCTCAATTTATAAAGTGATTTATTGGTATAACAAGAAAAATCATTTATTTCATTTTTTGGTTTTGGACTACAATTCACTTTTGCTAATTCTATTTTTTTTTTGTTTTTTCCTCCAATATGTTTATTATTTTTTGTTTTATTATGTTTCATTTTGGTTTGTTTTCTTTGTGTCTTCATATAAATTATATATATTATATTTCTACTCTCACAAAAGGTAAATATATTACTAATATTTTATTATTTATCTATTTTTTTACATTTTATAAATGATTGAATTAGATCAGAATCCATTTTTTTTGCTGGTGGTGGTGGTATAGAACGAATTAATAGTTTGTCTGCTTCTAAATTATTTTCTATTTGATTTATAGATATATCTTCTACTATTTGATCTTCTATTTCAGAAACGCTAAATATAAAATCCTTATACTCAGATTGTATAACATCATGATTATCTTTTGTTTTAAAATAATGGATACATGCATTAATAAAATTATTATAAGTATATTTAACATCCATTGGTAATTCTTCTGGTTCTGAATTTGTTATTATATCCTTAAATAATTGAAAAATACGTTTTTTATAAAATTTACGCTCTTCTTTATTGATTTGTGATATTTTTTTATTTTCCACATGATCTGTATACATTTGCTTGTTCAAAAGTAAATCTAAAGTAATTTGATCAACGAAAGATTGTGACATGCACCCTTTAAAAAAGGTTGCGTCAAAAAATATAATATTTTTACTTTATTTATATTTTTTATTTAACATTTTTGTTTTGTTAAATCACGGACTTGACACCTAGTACTATTATTAAATAGATTTGTTCCTACTATATTTTGATCTGGATTTGGATTAAAATCAGAAAAATTTTGGTTATTAAATAATAATTCATGTGGATTTTCTTGTGTTATTGTCTTAAATTTGTATTCATATAAATCACTTTTACTTGATGGAACATATACTGATTGACTACATTTTTGTAGAGCATACACTTGATTTCTTAATTCTGATTCTAAATTTATATTTGATGCAAAACCTGACCATGGTGATTGGGTATTACCAGGATTAAATACATTATTTACATTATAAGTTGGTAATTGTAATGGCTTTACATGTAATTCTTTTCTTGGGTCAACTATTGGAAAATATGAATATTTTGTTAATACAGGACGTACATCTATATAAGGTTGTAAAATCTGTGAAGGAATATTTCTATCATATATTCTGGTATTTGTTTCTCTATGTATTTCTGCAACACTTTCACAATTTTGATTCATTGATATACATATATAAAGAAATTATATAAAGAATTATTACTATATTATTATAAATGTGTGGTATTTTTGCTCTTCTAAACGATAGTACTGAACATAACATAATAAATAATGAATTCATGAAAGGGCAAAGACGTGGTCCCGAATTTTCTAAATTAGATATCTCCTACATTAAAATGACTCTAGGGTTTCATAGACTGGCTATTAATGGACTTAATCAAGAATCCAATCAACCCATTGTCATTAATGATATTGTTCTTATTTGCAATGGAGAAATTTATAATCATAAAGAATTGTATACTTATATGGATATACAACCACAAACAGGTTCAGATTGTGAAGTTATAATTTATCTTTTTCTTAAATATGGAATTGAACAAACACTTACTATGTTAGATGGTGTATTTGCATTTGTTTTATTTGATAATCGTATTACAAATGATTTAAATAATAAAATTTATATTGCTAGAGATCCATTTGGTGTAAGACCATTATATTGTCTTAAAAATAAAGAAACTCATTACTTATCAAATATAAATAACAACAAAAATACTATGCTTTATGGTTTTGCTTCAGAGCTTAAATGTTTAGAATATTTTTACAATAAAAATATAAATAGGTATTCTATTTCTCAATTTCAACCAGGCACATATAGTATATATAATTTATCTGGTAAAGTTTCTTCTGAATGGACTTTAGTAAAAGAAAATTGTAGATATTTTATTCCAATCTTTCCTTATAGTGAAAAAATACTTAATAGAGATTTATTAAATGAAATATACAAAAATATTAAATATTATTTGTCTCTTGCAGTAGAAAAAAGATGTTTAAATACTGAACGTCCTATTGCTTGTCTCTTGTCTGGAGGATTAGATAGTAGTTTAATTGCTGCTCTTGTTTCTGAATATTATAATATAAATAATTATGAAAAACCATTAGAAACATATAGTATTGGATTACGAGGTTCTGAGGATCTTAAATTTGCAGGTATTGTAGCTAATTATATTGGCAGTAAACATACTGAAATAATTGTTACTGAACAAGATATGTTTGATGCTATTCCTGAAGTAATTCAAAATATTGAAAGTTATGATACTACTTCTGTTAGAGCTAGTATTGGTAATTATTTAATTGGAAAATATATTGCTGCAAATTCCGACGCAAAAGTTATTTTCAATGGTGATGGTTCGGATGAATTATTTGGAGGTTATTTATATATGAATAAATGTCCTGATGATATAGAATTTGATAAAGAAACTAGAAGATTATTAAAAGATATTCATTTATTTGATGTATTGCGTTCAGATAAATCTATATCCTCTAATGGTCTTGAACCTAGAACACCTTTTTTAGATAAAACTTTTGTTAATTATGTATTATCTATACCAGCTTATTTTAGAAATCATAAAAATCTTGGTAATATTGAAAAATATTTATTGCGTTTTTCATTTTTTCAAAAAGAATTTTGTAATGAAAAACAAATATTACCGGATGAAATTTTATGGCGCAAAAAAGAAGCTTTCAGTGATGGTGTAAGTAGTCATGGACGTTCGCTTTATCAAATATTACAAGAACATATAGCAATAAAATTAAATTTAGAACAAACATATCATAAATATATTCCATGTATTGAAACTGAAAAATATTATTACAAGAAAATTTTCAATGAATTCTTTCCAAATTGTGAAAAAATTGTACCTTATTTTTGGATGCCAAAGTATACTGATGCAACAGATCCTAGTGCAAGAACTTTAACTTTTTATGAACAAAAAGTATAAATTACTATAACTAATAAATATTACTATATATTATAGATATGTTTGATAAAAAATTTTTACATAATTTTCAAGATCAATTATTTAACTTATTTATTTTTATATCCTGGTCTTTAATTATTATATCTGCATTTGGTTTTTCAGATACACCAAAATATTTTTCTAATTTAAATTATTATGTTAGTATTTATATTTGTTTATTTTTGATGTGGCGTTTTCATCCATTTAAAAGCCATTATGAATTTACCAATCTTGATCGTAAAATTGCATTTAGTGCTGGTTTGTTTATTTTTACTACTAGCGCATTAAATCAATATTTATTGGTTTTTGAAAATAAAATTAAAAATTTTTTTTAATTTATTTTATAACATTACGTATTTATACAGCAACATTTATTTTCTATAATAGAAAATAAATATTCTTTTCTTATTATATGAGTAATTTTAGTAAACCTAGTTCAATTCAAAGAGAAATTAATTTTGTTATTTTATTCAATGATAAATATGAAAAAATGGTGACAATGGAAAAAAAAGATATTGATCTAAAAAATTCTGAAAAAGTATTTACTATTCCTGGTACAAAAGAATCAGAAATAGTAAATAACTGGAGAAATTTTAAACAATTTATGGTACACTATCCTGAACCAGAAAAAGAGTACGTTAAAATAGAAAATAATTTAATAAAAATGAATGAAATCAAGACAAAGTTGGAAAATAATAAAAATTATATTATTGAAAATAGATTTGCTAATAAAAAAGACTTATTTAAAGAAATAAAAAGAAATTATGATTTTTGTGAGTTAAACCAATCATACATATATAAACATTTAGAAATGTCAGATTTTATAATTTTTATTAATAATCTAGAAAAAGTAACTCCAGAACAACCATATTCACCTTTATGTATGGCTATTATAAATATTTATGAAGATTCCTTTACGTCGTATGAAAATGAAACTATTGTAAAAAAATATCTCTATATATCTGTTTTTTGTTCAGATATTAATTATGGTGAATGTGGTAGGTATTTGATGAACTCGATAAAATATATAGCGTATTTATTGGGTTGTAGTGAAATTAGATTAGAAAGTGTGAGATCAAAAAATACATTAAATTTTTATAAAAAAAATAAATTTAATAATATTAATGAAAATGAAACATTTTATTATGATAATTATTATATAGTTACTGATAAAGATGCTGAATATAAATCATTACCTTCAATTGAAGGTGTTGCAAGTTATATTTCACCACCAAAAGAATTAATAGGTGGAAAAAATAAAAAAACACGCAACAATATAATTAAAAAATATAATAAAAAAAATAAATCAAAAAAAATAAGAAATTTACAAAATGAATAATTTATTTTTTTGACTAATTTTTATTCTTATATGTGCTATTTTTTGAGTTTCTTTTATTTCTTATTGTTCTATTTTTTTTTGGTTTATCATTAAAAAATATATGTAAATGTGTTATAATATGTTTACCTACGATTTTATCTACTTCATATTCTTTTTCATCTTTTTTTATATAATTATACTTGTAAAGTTTCCAATGATCTAGCATTATTTTTTCAAAATTATTATTTATTACATATTTTTTTCCTAATTTTGACTCTAAAAATCTTTTTACCATTTCATCAAATGGTAAATCATAAAAATATGGTTTCACATTTATATAATATATATGTTCGTTTACCATATCTGGATGTACTATGTCGTCTAAAAAACATATTTCTGTATTTAAGGGTAATTTTGTACACTTAATTAAATCGTTATGAGTTTTTTTATAAGTTGTTCTAAGCACTTCTACTTGTTTTCCATTTACTTTAAATGCGGCTATTATTTGGTCTATTAATTTTGTACCTATTTTCGTTTCAAAATAATTTATTATATTTTGACACCATTCTTTAGGACCATTATTATTTGTGTATATCATTACTTTATGACAAATATTAGATTCTTTTTTCTGCTTTAAGTACTTTAAAACATTTATTATATTCGGACGTAAAAATTCAGGATATAAATCTAATATGGTAGAAAAATCTTCTTGTGTTAATATTGGTCTACCAGATGTCTTAATATAATGACATAGACTATCCCAAAACATACCAAATTCTGTGAAATAACCAAGGGTTTCGTCTAAATCAAATACAACAATTTTCATTACTATATATTCATCTTTTAGAAAAAGTAGAGCAAAAACTTTTATTTAATTCATATTTTGTTTTAGAAAAAATATAAAATACTTTTTATTATATTTTTCTTAAATATTCTTTTCTTTTATTCTATACAATTTTGGAATTAAAATATTTGTAAATAATATAGATTAATCTATTATGACCGAATTGACTAACAAAGACTATACACAAATTTTAGAATATTATAACAAAAATATACCTAGTTCTAAGCGTTTATTAAAAATGCAAGCTGAAAAAATACTTGCTACTAAATTGTGTAGATGTATTAAAAATATTGACCCTGTAAATGAATCTAAATCTATTGGTATCTGTACAAAAACAATCATAAATCGTAAAGGTTATACTCGTGGTAAGTTTAGCTGTAAAAAAAAAACAAAAATTCAATTAACGAAATTTAAAAATTCAACACGAAAAAATAGAAAATAAATATAAATACAATCTTTATATATTATAATATGAATAGTATACCATATTATGATATTATTATTATTGGTAGTGGCATATCCGGTTTATATAGTGCATATAATATTCAAAAAACATTTCCTAATATTTCTTTTTTAATATTAGAAAAATATCATAAACAATGGATTGGTGGTAGAACCAGTAATGATTCTTTTTATGGAACAAGTGTTGTTACTGGAGCTGGAATTGGACGTAAAGATACAAATCCATTGTTAATTCAATTAATGAAACATTTACATATTTCACGTAAAGATTTTTTTTCCATTATGGATTATTCTAAATTATTTGAACATGTTGATGTTGAAAAAATCACAAATCAATTAAAAAAATTATACAAAAAATATCCTAATTTACATCATTTAACATTTAAACAATTTTTTATAAAAATGTTAGGAACAAAAATATATAAACAATTTCTTCTTTCTGCAGGATATACCGACTATGAAGATGCTGATTTATACGAGACATTATATAATTATGGTATGGATGATAATAAAGGTGGATGGAATGGTTTTTTTGTTCCATGGAAACAAATCGTTGATACTTTATATAATATAATTGGATCTAAACATTTTAAATTTCATCAAAATATTACGCAAATTGAAAAAATACAAGAAAAACCATGTTTATTTAAAATTAATACGGAAAATGGAAATATTTACCATTGCAATAAAGTTATTGTTGCTACAACTATTGACTCTATTAAAAAATTTTTTCCAAATAAAAATTTATACAATCAAATACATGGACAACCTTTTTTACGATTGTATGGAAAATTTACAAAAAAATCCACTCAAATTATGAAACAATACGTTTCTAATTATACTATTGTACCGGGACCTTTACAAAAAATTATACCAATAGATCCAGAAAAAGGTGTCTATATGATTGCATATAGCGATAATCAAAACGCTCTAATATTAAAAGAACATTTAAAAGATACACCAGAAAATCGTGATTTATATTGTAAGTTAATAGAGCAGTCACTTGGTATTCCGAATGGTTCCATTCATTTAATCGCTATTAAAAATTATTATTGGCCAATTGGTACACATTATTATGATCCTTTAAAATATCCTTTTAAAACAAGAAATCAATTTTTAAATGAAGCACAACATCCTGAAAAAGGTATACTTATTGTAGGTGAAGCTGTAAGTAGATATCAAGGTTGGGTAGAAGGAGCTTTAGAAAGTGTTGAAGCTGTTTTGACAAAAAAATGGATAGAAAATGAATGCCAATAATATTATTCACTTATTAGATAATAACCATGATAACCTATGGAAGCAAAACCTAACATTAATAACATTTCAAAATAACGTCTTCCTGTATTTTCACCATTATAACCTATATACACTAATAATGGACCTACTAATAATATATGTATTAGATTTACCCAATATGGTTTTTCTATTTTTATATAATTATACACCTTAAATATATGGTATACTATAATAATTATACCTAATACTAATAATATTGGATACATAAATGAATATATATTATTTCTAATTATACCTACATATAAAAATAAACCTCCAACTATCAATATATGAAATAAATGCACAAAAGTTTCCCCTTTCATTTGCATTATTTATATAAACATATAATATTTTTTCTTTATATAATATATAATGTCTAATCATTATCAAAATACAGAAGTTAAATGTATGTCTGGAGGAGGTAAAATTGTACGTAAAGTTAGTATTAAAAATGGTAAAGGATATAAAAGTGTAACAAAATATAATAAAGGTAAAAAAGTCGGTACTTCTAAAAAACCACTCAATAAAAATGACATCAATCTTATTCAAATTGGTAAATTTATTCCTGGATTATTTTCTGATTGTAAATGTAATAAAACTAGAAAATCTCGCAAATAATTTTATTTAGATAAATGATCTAGTGCTGATAATAAAACCAATTCTTGGTCAGTTAATTTTTGAAATATTAAATTTCTATCGAATGATAATTGAAAATAACGAACATTTAAACCATAATTTTTGCATACACAATAAACACCATCTTCTTTTATTTTCATTTCACAAAATATAGCACCTGATTTTAATTTAATATTAGAAGGATCTTCTAATGGTATCCATCTAATATGTGTACCATATTTTAATTCATTCATTTCATCTACATATTTATAATCTTTTATTTTTTTTAATAGTTCAAGAGTTTCTGCTTTTGAAAGATGTAGTTCTTTTAAAATATTTAAATTCATTTCTTTAATTTTATCACTCGTAAAATTGATTAAAGATATATTTGATTCATCATCTAATGATTTTAATAATTTATTTATATCCATATAAATATAAATTATATTTGATTTATATTTATGTATTTTATATAATATTTATATATGACACAATGGAATGAAATTATAAAACCTAATAGATTTATAATTTATGCGGTTATTTTAATTACAATATTTGAAGCCACAGGACAATTATGTTTGAAAGAATTTCAATTATCAAATACACATAGTTATTACTTTTTAATATTAGGTATATTATTTTACATTATTGTATGTACATTATTATGTTATTGTTATAAATACAAAGCACATTTAGGAAGAGTTAATCTAATGTGGAGTTGTATGTCCATTGTATTTGTAATTATAATTGGTTATGTATTTTTACAAGAAGAAATAAAAAATCATGACTTCGCTGCAATTTTTTTTGCATTGTTAGCAATTTATTTTGCAAATATGGACTAAATTTTGATTGTTTGGTTAATTGGTTGATTACCATGCACTACCAAAACTTCCTCCTAAAACCGCATTTGCTGGCATAATATCACCACCAAAACCTTCTACACCACCAGGTGTTGCTGCTCCAACTAATGGTGTGGTATCTTGTCTGTACATATTATTATAGTTGGGTAATTGTTGAGTTGTTTGTTGTTCTTGTTGTTCATAATTTGGTAACGCACTGATTGCTGTTCCTTCTGTATAACTTGGTTGTCCAGTAATTGGCCCAACTTGTTGCATTTGTTGTCCAGAAATAGGTTGAGAAATTTTTACATTTCCTTGTTTTTTATTATTTTTATCTTTTGGTTCTTCACTTTTTCCATTCCATATTTCAGAAACTCTTTCTACAATAATACTTACTTTCTCACCTAATTTTGTTTGTAAACTCATTGTTATCATTAATAATGCTAAAACAATAAAAATTATATGAAAATCTGGATATTTTGTGTTGCTATAAGTTGGAACATATGTAATTATTCTGTGAATCAATAATAATCCTAAAAAAGTTACTATTACTTGAATTAAAATCTCAGCAACTATCTCTACAGAACCTTTTTTATCATCGGCCTCTGGTACATATTTACCAATTGTTTTTGTCAAAATAACTACTGGAATAATTGCTAATAATATGTATTGCAGTGTGTTTAAAATTTCCGATTTTGAATCATCGTCAAAATTAAAAACATGTTTAAAAAAACCTTTATTTGATTCATCTGAACTCTCCATATTCCTATAGGGTATAATTAGAAATTAAAATATAGAAATTAAGTATATTTTTAGTATTTAAAGATAATTCTAAATTATTTATCTTTAGCAATTTTTTCTAAATAAAACTATTTGTTTCATATTTATCAAACATGGATATGCGTAAGTAACTTAAAAACAAATTGTATATAATTATTATTATGAGTTCAAGATCACTCGCTGCTGCTAGAGCTAGACGTGCTGGAGAAAATGCACCTCCAGTTTCAGGAAATCGTCCAGTTACTTCTATTGGTTCATACGCTGCATTTGGACAACCACCTGTTCAATTACAACAAAATGTCAGAGTTGCAAGAGGGCAACAACCTCCTCAAAATATGTATCAGCAACCACAAGTTTCACAACAACAACAACCGCAAAACCCAAATGGATTACCTTTTACAAAATTAAGTATTTCAGATGCTATTGGATTAATTACTATTAGATTAGGTCGTGTTGAACAATGGATTATTGAAACTGATCATGAAAATGAAATCAATAGTCATTCTAATATATCAGATAGTTCCAAAACAATTGACAATAGTGTTCTTACTAGTTTTGCAAGTAGATTAGATTCTCTTGAAAAGAGAGAACCAATTTCTGGTAATAATTCTGAAGAAGTTACTAAATTGTCTGAAGAAATTAGTAAAATGAATTTACAATTAGCAAAAATTGTAGAAGAATCCTCTAAACATTCTTTAATTACCGCAAAACACACTGAACAATTATTTAAGTTTGAAAGAGAACTTGTAGAAACTAAAGATATATTAAAAACATTTATGTTAAAATATGATATGTTTGCTAATGAAACGAATGATAAATTTGGAGATTTTGAATTTGCTATTTCAGAGTTAGAAAAAAACTTTCAAATATCTGAACAAGTAAATACTGATGATGATGATAATGATAATGATAATGATAATGATAATGATAATGATAATGAAAAAGATAATGATGAAACCAAATTAAATGAAAATAATGATAGTCAAAATTCCATTATGAGTGTTGATTTAAAAAATCTTATTAAACAAGAATTAGCAAGTATAAATGAATAAATATAAAATATAAAAGATATTAAATATAAATATTACTATATTTAATATGGAAGTACAAATTAGCGATAAAAATAAAAAAGAAGTATTCGTATCTGTTTTTCAAGTATTAAAAAATTGTTCATCTATTATTAGCTGTACATTTGAAGAAGAGTTATTTCATATTCAAGGGATGGATAAGTCACATATTTGTTTATTTGATGTTAAATTAAACAAAAATTGGTTTGATAAATATGATATAGTTGAAAAAAAAAATATTTCTTTTGATTCAAATATATTTCATTCCATCATAAGTACAAACTCAGAAAATCAAATTTTTATTTTTAAAATGGATTCTGATAATCAAGATGTGTTGAATATAAATTTTATTAATTATGATAAAAAAGAAGATAATAATCAAGAAAAAGACAAAAAAAGAAAAAATAAAAAAGATAAAATTTCTGATGATTCAAAAAAATTTCAAAAATTTTTTAAACTTCCACTTACAGAAAATGATTATGATGAATTAAATATTCCTAATAGAGATTATGATGTAGAATTTTGCTTATCTTCGAAACATATAGATGATATTTTTACTCAATTAAGTTTATTTGGAAATGATATTAAAATTTATTGTTCTCAGGAGGATATAAATTTAAGTACAAATGGTGTTAGTGGAGAAATGTTGGTTAAAATTCCTATAGATGATATCTCTAGTTATAGTATAGTAGAAGATGAGGAAATTATATTAAATTATAGTTTAATTTATTTAAACAAGATGTGTATTACTAATAAATTATCAGAAGAAATAGAGTTTTCATTAAGCGCAGAATTTCCTATGAAAATTAATTATTCTTTAGGAGGAGAAAGTTATATTACATTTTATATGGCTCCAAAGGTAAATGATGACTAATTTTCTTCGTTATAGTCAATAAAAATTATTATACATTTTATGTAATACTATAATATGAAATTACTTATTGGATTTTTTATTTTTTGTTTAGTTTTATTTATTTATTTGCATATTCAATTTCATTTAAAAACTAGTGAAGATTTAGAAATTTATGAAGTTGATCAACCTTCTAAAAATAGATTAGAGGAAATTTGTGATATTCGGCAACCTGTATTGTTTGATTTTGATTGTGACAAAATTATAGAAACAACAAATAAAAATTATATTTCTAATCATTATCACGCTTTTGAAGTAAAAATAAGAAATATTCATCAAGAGTCTTCTGATACTGAGCTATACGTACCTTTACCTATTCATACAGCAATAAAATTATTTGAAGATGACAAAACAGGTTCTTATTTTTCAGAAAATAATTCAGATTTCTTAGAAGAAACTGGTATTATCAAAAGTATGAGATATAATGATGATTTCTTGCGACCATATATGGTATCTAATTGTAATTATGATATTATGATGGCTTCTGGTAATACATGTACACCTTTTAAATATGAATTAAATTATAGAAATTATTTCATATTAACACAAGGAACTGCACAAATCAAATTGACGCCACCTAATAATAGTAAATATTTATATACTATATATGATTATGAAAATTTTGAATTTAAATCGCCTATAAATCCATGGTCTCCACAACCTAAATTTAAAGCAGATTTTGATAAAATTAAATGTCTTGAATTTACTTTAATACCTGGTAAAACTATTTTTATACCTGCTTATTGGTGGTATAGTATCAAATTTCAAGCGAATACAAGTATTTCTTGTTTTCGTTATAGAACTTACATGAATAATATTGCTGTTTTACCTTATATTTTTATCCATGCATTACAAATTCAAAATGTTAAACGTAATACTGCACAAAAAGTTAATGTTTCGAACATAAATCATGAAATTGTACACCCTGTTAATGATAATGAATTGAATAATACTGAAAATGATAATATTTATAATGAAAATAATAATATTGAAAATGATACTGAAAATATCGGTACTAGTATTGAAAAATTGCCTGATACAAGTTTTTTTGAAAATTCAATTGATTAAATATTTATAATTATAATTTATAATAGTTTTATCTGTAATATTCTGCAATTATAGTACTATGCAATTTAATAAATTCCCACTTAATATCTTTCAATTTATCATATTTATCTTTTACAATTTTACTCTTTTCTTCATTTTTTTCATTTTCATACATTATTAAATCAAATTCTAAATTTTTATACATATTATCTAGTATTTGATATTGTTTTATAAAATAATCATAAAAAAGTTTCTTTTCCGTATCCATATACATATAAAATATATAATTATATAATAAATTCACTCATTTCATCATGAATTGTATTTGTTCTAAATATCATGTTAGTTATTTCTCTTCTACAATAAGCACAATTTAGTATATTTTTTTTTTCATTATGTAGTGATTTTTTTATACAATGATTACAAAATGTATGTTGACAATTGAGTATAATAAATTCAGATGTATTATATGTTTCAAAACATATAATACATTCAGATGTTTGTTCTTTATTTATGTTATTTGGTAATGGTTCTATTGTAGAATTAATCGTAAACTTTTTATGTTTTGGTTTTATTTTTGTTAAATCATATATTGTCTCTAAATATATATTAAAATTAGACGAATAGTAGTTTATATATGTATTTGAATTATAATGTCTAATAAGATTATCAACACTTTCTATATCATTATATTGATTTTCTGTATTATTATTATTATTATTTTCACTTTCTAATGGAATTAATTCTGGTAGAGTAACATCTAATTCATACATATTTATATTATAATTGTATTTATATGTTTCATAAATATAATATGTTATTTTATTTATATAAAATAAAATATTTTGTATAAGACTTGTTTGAATACGCATCTTTCTATAAACAAAGGCTTTTAATAATGGTATATTATGTTGATATGTTTGTAGCAACCAATCTTTAAATTCATCTTCTTGTAAATTTTGACATTCTGTAGAACATGCTATTTCAAAATCTAATAATCTTTGGTTGATGCATGTTGAACGATTATGTCCTGATTCTCCACAAAAAGAACAATGTACTTCTCTTCTTTCAATATTTTCGGTATTTTGCATTTTATATTTAAATTTTATTTTTCACATTTATTTATTTCAATTTTATTTACACCTTTTCTCATTCAAAGTTTGCGTTTTGAATGAGAAAAGGTGTAAATGTAAACGACAATATGAAAAGGATATAAACAAATAAATATAATTAATTATATTTATAACATGGTTATTTATAAAATATATATTAAAGACAGAAATTATACTTCTTGGGAAATTTTTGATACAAATAAATTTATAAAAGTAGATAATATTGTAGTAAATCCTATAGAATCAAAATTATTATCTAATGATGTATTTACGATAGATAATAACAAAGTTAATATTTTACATTCTACAATAAGAACAGGTTCTCCTATTCCAGCAGTACTTATATTAGCTGGTAATAAAACATATGGTAGATATTCTAAACAAAATAATAAAAAAAATGGTACTGCAAAATTATTGTATAAATGTATACCTGATGACATGCGTTTACCTGCATTTATTGTACCCTATGAAATAAAAACTATTGGATTCTCTAAAGTATTAAAAAATATGTATGTTACTATTACATTTGAAGATTGGAATGATAAACATCCTGTTGGAAAATTAAATAATATTATTGGTAATGTAGATATTCTTGATAATTTTTATGAATATCAATTATATTGTAAAAGTCTCAATGCATCCATTCAAAAATTTCAAAAAGATACTTCAAAAGCTTTGGAAAGCAAATGTCCTGAAGGAATTATACAAACAATTAAAACAAAATATCCAAATATAGAAGATCGTACAGATTCGAATTTTTGGCATGTAATTACAATTGATCCGCCTAAAAGTTTAGATTTTGATGATGCATTCAGTATAATTGAAATTGAAGATGGAATACAGCAGTTAAGTATATACATCTCCAATGTCACTATTTGGATGGATGTTTTGAAATTATGGGAATCCTTTTCTCAAAGAATATCTACTATTTATTTACCTGATAAAAAACGACCTATGTTACCCACTATTTTATCTGATTGTTTATGCAGTTTACAAGAAAATGTTACACGTATTGCATTTGTAATTGATGTTTTTATCAAAGGAGGCACTATTTTAGATATAAAATATTCTAATTGTCTTATAAAAGTATACAAAAATTATTGTTACGAAGAGCCTAAACTTCTTGCAGATTCAAAATATCATCTTATTTTAGATGCTGTATATGACTTATCAAAAAAATATTCATATATTGACAAAGTAAAAAATAGTCATGACATGGTTTGTTATTTAATGATACTTATGAACTATCATTGTGCTAAAGAATTAATACAATTTAAAACGGGCATTTTTCGTTCTACTATTATAAAAAAAGAAGTAGAAATTCCTCATCATATTCCTGAAGAAACTGCTAAATTTATTAAAATTTGGAATAGTTCTTATGGACAATATGTGAATGGTTCTGAAATAATTAATACAAGACATGAGTTACTAGATATGGATGCATATATACATATTACTAGTCCAATAAGGCGATTAGTCGATCTTTTAAATATGATAAAATTTCAGCAAGTAAAAAATATAGTACAACTTTCTGAAAGTAGCAATATTTTTTATGAAAAATGGTTGAACGATCTGGAATTTATTAATCTCACTATGCGATCAATCAGAAAAGTACAAAATGATTGTTCTTTGTTAGATTTATGCAATAATAGTCCTGTAATTATGGAAAAAAAATATGATGGTTATTTATTTGATAAAATTTGTAGAAATGATGGATTATATCAATTTATTGTTTTTTTACCAGAACTTAAATTATCTTCTAGAATAACATGTCGTGAAAATTGTGAGAATTTTGAATGTAAACAATTTACATTATTTTTATTCAATGATGAAGAAAAATTTAAAAAGAAAATTAGACTGCAGTTACATATTTAAAATTTTCTATATTTTTATTTATAAAAACCGATTTTGCTACTTTTTTAATAATTTTCTCTTCTTTTTCATAATCATTCTCACCTTTGCCACCCATGGATTCTATTATTATCTTGTCAAATTGATCTGACACTTTAGAACTACTTTTCTTCCAATCTGGATATAATTCTTTAAATTTGGATATTAAATCTATATTTTTACTAGAAACTTTTCTTACCATTTTATGTAACTTACTTTTTTTGTCGTCTTCTTTTTCCCATTTATCTTCATCTTTAATATACATAGTTTCTCTCTTTTGATCAGTACAATGAACAGGTCTCTCTGTCACATCTAATGCATTTAAATTCTTTATAATAATGTTAGAAATACCTTCTACATATCCAAGTTCTCCAACTTTTTCTAAATCACTTATCTGTAATTGAAGTGAATTGATAAAATCAGTAATATTCATTGCATTTTTACATGTTTCATTTAAAAAGAAATTTAAATTAAAAGATTTGTTATGTGAATTTGTATGAGTAGTATTATGTGTACCATTTTTAATGACTTCTATCATCATATTTTGTTGATCCAATATTAAGTTTTTAAATTCTGTTGTTTCTTTAATAAGATCGGAATTTTGTTTAATTAACATTAAAATTATATCTTCTTTATTGATGTCATTTTTTATAAATTTATTTGATTCTGTGTCTTCGTGTAATTCATAATTACATTTTTGTTGATGTTTCCATAATCCTTGTCTGTATTTATATTCTTTACCACATTTACATAAATATAGTGTGCAACTTTTTATGTCATCCATTGTGTCCTCTTTTGTAATCCTTAGATGTTTTCCTGTAGACATATGTCTTTTTAATCTCCATTTTTCTGACGTATTAAAGTCGCAATAATTACAGCAAAAAATTGCCAACTTTCCCACCCCATTTTTGTCATCCATTTGTCTCCTAAATAGAGGACAGAAAAAAGTTGCCCTTTTTTTTCTTTTACACCTTTTTTCATTTAAAACGCCCATTTTACAGAGCAAAAAATAAGAAAAAATGTAAAATCAATAGTAGGAATTTCACCTACGATTGTCTTACTTTTTCATCTTCCTTGTTTTTACTTGAAGATGTGAAAGACGAAATTTGAAAACATAATGGACGTTCCTGTTTTTCTATCCAAGTTTGTGTTAGTTTCATTATGTTTATGGAAGAATTAGCATCTCTTGTTCTAAATACGATTTTTTTGTTTTCGCAACTCACGCAGTTAGAACAAACCAATAATCTAAATACTTTCTTACCTTCTTTATCTTTGTAATATTCCAAATCCTTATTACAATCACAACATTTCTTACTTGTATTACACTCATTTATAGTAATTGTATCATATTTCTTGTGAATTAATTTTCTTAATCCTTTATTCATAGTAGGCATAAAATGTTTCATTTGTGTTGACCTACTCCAATTACCATATCCAATTAAGATATTTTCTCCAAATGTTTCTTTAATTTTATTCAAAAATGTATCAATACTTTTCTTACCATAACTATATTGACGAAATTTCATTTTTCTCCATGTATCTCGTTTGTAAAATTCTATGGTTTCTTTGTTTAATTTATTTTTCTGGATAAGATACATTTTGAATTTTTCATAATCAACAGATTTACTATTTTGAAACGACAAATGAGTTTCTTTTTCAATAATACCATTTCGTTTTCTTTCCTCTAATAGTATCCGTTGGTTGCACTTCGTTTTGCTTTCTTTTTTTCTTTGCGGTGCTGTGTATTGTAATTTGTTTCCATGTTTATCCATCATATAAACTAATGAACGCTTACCTGGGTCGCAACCAACAACATTTTGTTCCTTCAAATTATCTAATTGTTCCTTTGGTAAATCTTCAATGTTGTAAAAATCTTGTTCCTGTAAAACAGGCACTCTACTTCCCCATTTTTTATCCTTCAAATCTTTTCTAATAAAAAGCAAACAACATGATATTCCGTCTGTTTGGATTTGGTTATGAAACTGATAATGTTTGTTCTTGAATATTTTATTTTTCAAATCTAAAAAGTTGCACCATACTTCATTTTGATTTTCTTTTACATTACTTAATAATTCTCCCTTTTTTACTTTATTACCATCTTTATCCTTTTCAGGACAAAACAGATTTATCAAACTTGCAGTATCAATAATAATGTGTTTTGGAATAATATTGTTTCTTAATGGTAAGGGTTGGAATAATTTACTTTCTTGTTTTTCTAATACCGAATTCATATACAACATTCCTTTCAAATATTCAAAGGGTCTAACCTTAATATCATAATGTATTGACTTTTTGATTTCAGTAGGTAAAATGTTAGATAAATGAGTTTGTTTCCAGTTAGAAAATATTTCATCGGTTTCATTCAATTCTAATAATTGTTTCTTGAATTGAAATAATACTGCCTTATCTTCTGTAATTTCATTTATGGTTTTGTTAATAAATCGTAAAAAATGTTGAATAAAATGCTCTTGGAAATTATTGTGTAAAGAAGTATGTATTTGCGTGGCTAAATAAGGTAATAAAAATGTTGTATTTTTCAAATTGGTTTTTTCGTGGTTAAGTAATGGTTGGTATTCATTTTTATAAAATGCATCTAATACTTCTAAAAGTTCAGTATCTTTTCCTTTTTTTCCTCTATTATCCCTTAATCCTAATGTTTTGATACAATACAAAATAAATGTTTCATCTATTATTGGTAAGGTGTTGTTGTTTTTATAACAATTCAAAACATACAACCGAATAAATTGATAAGTGTGAATAACTAAATCATTCATTTCAAAAACTAAATTGTTAATGACTGGTTGTATCGTATCATGATTAAGTAATATAGTTTTGAGTGGTATTTTGAAAGTTTTATAGGAGGATTTTTCATTATTCCTAAATTCTTGGAATGTGTCCTTTGGTTTTTTCTTTTTCACCATTCTATATATTTACTAAATATTTTATTTTTATATAGTTAATTTAATTAATTATATAATTCCTAAATATTTTCAAAATCTTTATTTTCATTTATCTTTTTAAGTTTTTCTTTTTTATTTAGGTATGCTCTCCTTGCGTATTCTTTTTTTTTCTCTTGGGTCAATGTAGCATTATAATTTATTTTTTCTTTGTATTCCTTAACTTTCTGTTTGTGTTTTTCTTTATTTTCTTCATAATATATTTTGTTTCTTATTGGTGCTGTATATTTTTTGAGATGTTCTTTGGTTTCAATTAATTCATTTTTGGTTTTTTCTAATTCTTCTTTTAACAAAATATTTTCCTTAATAAGTTCTTCGTTATTCATTAAGGTAATGTAATAAATTATTTTTATATAATTTTCATTATATAAAAATGGGCGTTTTAAATGAGAAAAGGTGTAAAAATAATTTTTAAATTATGATAACATTTTAAAAATTATTTTTTTGGTAACCAGACGATAATTTTTAATTATGGTCACAAAAGGTCGCTTTTTGACAAAAGTATTTTGCCATTTCAATTTTTGGACATTTTTTTTGTCCATTTTTGAAAATCCGAAAATACTTTCTCAACAAAAATTTTAACAAAAAATATAATAAATTGAAAAACATACTTAAAGAACTTTATCCACAAAAACTGACTTTGCTACTCTTTTAATAATTTTATCTTCTTTTTCATAATCATTTTCTCCTTTTCCTCCCATGGATTCTATTATTATCTTGTCAAATTGATCCGATACTTTGGATGTACTTTTTTTCCATTCTGGATGTACTTCTTTAAATTCAGAAATTAAATCTATATTTTTGTTTGACACTTTTCTAACCATTTTGTGTAACTTGGTATTACTTTCATCTTCTTTTTCCCATTTGTTTTCATCTTTCACATACATGGTTTCACGTTTTTTATCCGTGCAATGAATGGGTCTCTCTGTCACATCCAATGCATTTAAATTCTTTATAATAATATTGGAAATACCTTCAACATAACCAAGTTCTCCAACCTTTTCCAAGTCACAGAGTTGCAATTGGAGAGAATTAACAAAATCTGTAATATTCATAGCATTTTTACAAGTTTCATTTAAAAAGAATTGTAAATTAAAAGATTTGTTATGTGAATTGTTATGCGAATTATTTGTATTATTTGTAATTTGACCATTTTTTGCTAATTCCAACATTTGTTTATTTTGTTCTATTAACAATTGCTTAAATTCTGTATTTTCTTTCATTAAATATTTTATTAATTCTTCTGTATCATTTGTTTGTTTTTCTATATGACATGTATTGGTCTGTTTTACATAATTACAATTTTTTCTATGTGCATAAAGAGTTGAGGTATGTTTATATATTTTTCCACAATCACATATATATTTTTTTGGTATTTCTAAATGTGATATAGGATTTTGTAGGTTTTTATGTTTAGCAGTTAAAATATGTTTATTAAATTCACTTTGTTTACAGCATTTATAGTTACATTTTTCGCAAAAATATTTAACGGAGATTTTTGGAGATTTTTCTGTAGGAAACATTCCTATATAATTCCTACATTAAAAATCTCCTAAATATTTCGCAAAAAAAAATATCATCACATTTTTAAAATTATTTTTTTGGTAACCAGACCATAAATTTCAATTATGGTCACAAATGCTAGCTTTTTGACAAAGTGTTTCGGCTTTTTCAATTTTTGGACATTTTTTTTGTCCATTTTTGAAAATCCGAAAATACTTTCCCAACAAAAATTTTAACAAAAAAAATAATAAATTGAAAAAGATACTTAAAGAACTTTATCAACAAAAACTGACTTTGCTACTCTTTTAATAATTTTTTCTTCTTTTTCATAATCATTATCACCTTTACCTCCCATGGATTCTATTATTATTTTATCAAACTGATCTGACACTTTTGAAGTACTTTTTTTCCAATCTGGATACAATTCTTTAAATTCGGTAATTAAATCCATATTTTTATTAGAAACTTTTCTTACCATTTTATGCAACTTACTATTATTATCATCTTCCTTTTCCCATTTATTTTCATCTTTGACATACATTGTTTCTCTCTTTTTATCCGTGCAATGAACTGGTCTCTCTGTTACATCCAATGCATTTAAATTTTTTATAATAATATTGGAAATTCCTTCTACATATCCAAGTTCTCCAACCTTTTCCAAATCACAGAGTTGCAATTGGAGAGAATTAACAAAATCCGTAATATTCATAGCATTTTTACAAGTTTCATTTAAAAAGAAATTTAAATTAAAAGATTTGTTATTAGAATTTATATTAGTTATTGTATTATTGTTTGTTGTTGAATTATTTTTAGATAATTCTAATATTGTTTTATTTTGTTCTAAAAGCAATTGTTGAAATTCACTATTTTGTTTTAATATGTTAATAATGGTTTCATTTGTCAGTTCAAATGGTATATTTTTATTATTTTCTTTAATATTTGATGTTGATATATTACAAATTTTATTATGTTTCCATAATCCGTTTCTTGATGTATATTCTTTATTACAATTTTCACAGCAATAACGTTTATTTGCCACTTTTTTGCCACTTTTTGTCACCAAAATGTCACCTGATGACGCTTCAATATGTTTACTAGTCAAAATATGTTTATTCCAATTATATTTTTTAATGCATTTATAGTTACAAAAATTGCAAATATATTTTTGTACAATATTTTTGCCACAAAATGCCACTAAATCGTCACCTAAAGTTTCCATATATTCTAAAAAGAAAAAGTTTTTAAATATTTATAAAAAAAATTATGGTAACATTTTTAAAATTATTTTTTTTGTAACCACACGTTAATTTTAAAATATGGTCACAAAGGATCGTTTTTTGGCAAAGTGTTTCAGCCATTTCATTTTTTGGACATTTTTTTTGTCCATTTTTCAAAATCTGAAAAAACTTTCCCAACAAAAATTCATAGATTTTCTCTACATAAGTAGAAAATTATTTTTAAGGATTCTAAATATAATAAAGAAATTCTCTACTTTATGTAGAGAGAAAAGATAAATAATGCTTTAAGTAGTAAAAAAATATAATAGATAAATAATATAAAATAATTACTATATATTTATATAAATATGGTAAAGGTATGTGCGTATAATTATCCAAAATCAAACGAAGAAGAATATAAAAAGTATTATGAAAATTATTCATATGAATTACATGATTTCCAAAAATGGTGTGTAGAAGGTATTATTAATGGAAATCATGTGCTTGTTTGTTGTCCAACAGGAAGTGGTAAAACATTTGGTGGAGAATTTGCACTACAATATTTTCATCAAAAAGGCAAGAAAACAATTTATACTAGTCCAATTAAAGCATTATCTAATGAAAAATTTTATAATTTTACACAAAAATATCCTCACATATCAATTGGATTAATAACAGGTGATATTAAAACAAATCCTGACGCAGATGTTCTTATTATGACTACTGAAATTTTACTTAATAAATTATATCAAATTAAAAGTTCAACAACACCTACTTCTTCCGTTTCTTTTGATATGGATATTCAAAATGAATTAGGTTGTGTTGTATTTGATGAAATACATATGATTAATGATGAATCTAGAGGACATGTTTGGGAACAAACTATAATGCTTTTACCAGAACATATTCAGATGATTGGATTGTCAGCAACACTAGATGATCCAGAAAAATTTGCTTATTGGTTAGAGACTAAGGGTAAATTAAATGCAAAAGGTGACAAAGAAGTTTTTTTAACAAGAAAACAAATTAGAGCTGTTCCATTGATTCATTATAGTTTTATTACTACAACAAACACTATTAATAAATATGTAAAAGATAAGGCAACACAAGAAGAAATTAAAAATGCAATAAATAAACCATTTATTATTCAAGATGAGAAAAACATATTTAATGAAACTCAATATCAATACACTAATAAAATGTTGAAACTTTTTGATAAGTATGATGTACGTGTTAAAAGACAACACGTATTGAATAAAGTTACTGAATATCTAGTTCAACAAGAAATGTTACCTGCATTATGTTATGTATTTAGTAGAAAACAATTGGAAAAATGTGCAGAAGAATTGACTACTAATTTACTAGAATTTGATAGTAAGATTCCTTATATAGTTGACAGAGAGTGTGAAAAAATCATACGAAAGTTACCAAATTATCAAGAATATTTATATTTACCGGAATATGTAAATTTAGTTAAACTTTTAAGAAAAGGTGTAGGTATTCATCACGCAGGGTTAATGCCTATTTTAAGAGAAATGGTAGAATTATTATTCGCACGTGGGTTTATTAAAATTTTGTTTTGTACCGAGACAATGAGTGTAGGTATTAATTTACCTGTAAAAACTACTATTTTTACAGATATAAATAAATTTAATGGTGAAATAAATCGCACGTTATATAGTCATGAATACACACAAGCGGCAGGTAGAGCAGGTAGATTAGGACTAGATAAAGTAGGCCATGTAATTCATCTCAATAATCTCTTTAGAAATGTAGATTCTGTATCTTACAAAAACATGATGAATGGAAAACCTCAGAAGCTCACATCCAAATTCAAAATATCTTATAATTTGCTGCTAAATTTACTAGATATAGGTGACACTAATTTGGTAAGCTTCGCTAGTCGTAGTATGAGTACTGGTGATATAGATAATCAACAGAAGGCAATTTATTACAAGATATCTGAATTACAAACAACACTAGATAATTCTACACAATATTCTTGTAACTTGCGAACTCCACTTCATATATTGGAAGAATATACTAGACTTCAACAAAACTCTGATATGTTTTCTAATAAGAAGAAAAAAGAAGTGGAAAGAGCAACAAGACAACTTGAATCGGATTATAAATTTTTAAAACAAGATTTGTTATCTTATCAAAAAATCAATCAAAAGGAAACTGAAATTAAAAATTTACAAAAAGAAATGGATCGGTTAAAATCATATTTCCATTCAGGTGTGGAAAAAGTATTAGAATTACTTAGAGAAGACGAATTCATTGAAGGAGAAATAAATCTTTCTTTAAAAGGAAAAATAGCAGCACAAATCAGAGAAATACATTGTCTTGTGTTTGCAAATCTTCTTGTAAATAATGATTTAGATAATTTGTCTGCAATACAATTAGTTGCTCTATTCAGTTGCTTTACAAATATTGCAGTTCAAGAAGATAAAAAATCATTTTTTCCAAAATCAGAGGATAAAATAGTTCAAGATATAGTAAATAAAGTTTCTGATATGTATAAAAAATACCAGGATATAGAATTCAAAAGAAATATAAATACAGGAATAGATTATACAATTCATTATGATTTATTAAATTATGTTGAAGAATGGATAAACGCTAATGATGTTGAATCGTGTAAATTCCTTTTACAAAAAATTGGATCGGAAAAAGAAATATTTTTAGGTGAGTTTGTAAAGGCACTTCTTAAAATTAATAATATTTCATCTGAAATGGAAAAAATAGCTGAAATGACTGGAAATGTAGCATTTTTAAGTAAATTAAGAGAAATACCAGATATGACATTGAAATATGTAGTTACTAATCAATCTCTTTATGTTTGATTTTATTTCTATATTTTTTATTCAGTTTTTAAAAGTTTATATATATATAAATGAAAATAGTTATTAGAACTTTTATATTTCATGTTATGTGTATACTTATATTTTCTTTTATATATTTATATTTTGCAAATGATTTTTATAGTATAGATGAAAATAAAAAAAATAAAGATTATTTAGATTATTTTTTGTTGAGCACTGCTATACAAGCAGGTGTAGGAATTTCAGTAATTATACCTTCTACAACTATTACTAAGTTTATTATGATTGTTCAGCAATTGTTAATGATATCAACACATATTTTTACTTTATATTTCTTAACATTGTAAATTTTTATATAAAATGATTTAATTATATAAAAATTATTATTTAGATACTTATTTGGCAAAATAAACATATACATTTCTACCTGTTCCAGGTTCGGGATCAGTAACAATAGCAACATAACCATTTACAGCAAAGAAATTTCTAGTACCTGATACAATTCTAAAAATTAATGTACGACTTGGACTAAAAGCAAAATTACCAAATACTTGTTCTTCTAAATAACTAGAATTTGGTGAAAATGTAATAGTTCCTTGAGGTAAAAATAAAGTCCAATTTTGAACCAAAAAAGATTGATTTTCTACATTTAACTCACCATCAGTTAAATAACTAGCACGAGCAAAAAAACCTATAGCATTTTCTTTTGGTTGTGTAGAGTCCGCAGTAACAGGCGTCTTACCGACAGAATTGTAAACCTTATCATCAGGTCCTTTACTATAATATTCAACTTCACCCCAAGAAGAGTTATAATAAACGGAAAGATCAGGAGCTTGTCCAGGAGTAATACTCATTTTATGAAATATCTAAATATTTATATATTTACAAAAAAAATAATTTACTGCATATTATAATAATTATTTAAAAATATTATTATTATTATTATTATTATTATGATTAATAAAAAATATATATTGTTAAATAAAATAGGAGAAGGATCATTTGGTTATATTTATAAAGCTGAAAATTATAGAACAAAAGAAGAAGTTGCTATTAAAGTAGAATCTATAAAAAATGATATGAACTTATTAAAAAATGAATCTGAAATATATCAATATTTATTAGGTACCATAGGTATTCCTCAAGTTAAATGGTATGGAAAAGATAATGAAAATTATTATATGGTTATACCATTATTAGGAAAATCATTAGAAGAAATTATGAGTGAGAAAAAAATATTCTCTCTAAAATTGGTTTTGCAAATAGGAATTCAAATTTTATATTTATTAAAAGCAATTCATGAAAAGAAATTAATTCATCGAGATATTAAACCTGATAATTTTTTATTAGGAAAGAATAATCAAATTTATTTAATTGATTTTGGATTATGTAAAACTTATATTAAAAATGATGTGCATATAGAAATGAAAAAAACATCTAGTTTAATAGGTAGCATAACATATGCAAGTATAAATGCTCATCAAAACAAACAATTAAGTCGTCGAGATGATTTAGAATCGTTAGGTTATATGTTTTTATATTTTATATTAGGGAATCTCCCATGGAGAGAAATAGATTTTTCAAAAAACAAAAATACAGAAATTATTATATTATTAAAAAATACCATAACAAATGATAAATGTCTACCAGATATTTTGATTGAATATATGAATTATGTTAGAAAATTAGAATTCGAAGAAGAACCAAAATACGAATTATGGATTCATAATTTTAAAAGAGAAATATATAAAGTGTAAAAATTATTCACATAAATATATTAAATCTTTATGTTCATCAATAATAATAATATCAGTTGTTATATTTTTTAAAATAGTATTATGATCACAAAATACATAATTTTCATATAAAATATTATTTGTATTATTGTCTAAAGATATATATTTACAAGAATCATTAGATAATATATACATTTCAGGTGATAAATATTTGTCGTTAATGTTACTTAATAATTTTAAATAACTAGATTTGCTCCACCAAAAATTTCCTGAAAAATGCATTTTTGGATATAGACTTAAACTACATCCAACTGCGTCATATGTTTTTAACAATTCTATATTTACTTTATATTTTTGTAATGTATAATAATTTAATATTTTTCGTCTAGATGAAAATATATTAATTAATGGATCGTCTTCTTTTTTTAATCCTTTTGTATGAAAATAATATAAATAATAATCATCATCGAGTATATATTTTTTATAATTATTTATAGCAAATTTTTCAAATAAGTTTTCTGATGATTTTACTAATATTATTTTATTATCAATATTATATTTGTTAATAATATTATCTAATTCAATATCAATATCAGTATATTTTGTTATAAAAATAATTAATTTTTTAGTATTAAATAATAATCCTTTTTTTAAAATATTTAATTGTTCTTCCACAACTTTCAAATAATTATTTATACAACAAATAAAATAAATTCCATAAATATTATTCATAATTTATATAAATAATATTAAAATTTGTTTTTCACTAATTTATTCATAGTAATTATAAAATAAAATATTAAAGAAAATAAAAAATATAATATAAATGTCTGAAGTAAAAAACACAAGAACATATGACAAAATGGATGAATATATTTCAGCAGTGTTTGAAATTTTTAAAATGATACATAATAAATCAGTACAACAAAATGATAATAAATTAAAAATGATATCATTAACTATATATAATTATATTTTATTTATGTCAAAAAGTCATAATATAGACTTAAAAAAGATTGAACTTAAAGATTCAATTAATATGATACCAGTTTTTGAATATATTTCATATAATAATATTGAGTTATATGATTTTACCAAAATTAAATTAGAAGATTTAGATGTAAATAAAAAAGAAGATTTAGAACGTTTTGTATTAACTCATATATATTATATTACACAATCAAATACATTTTCATAATAATATTTTTATTGAAAAAAAGATATAAAGATATTACAATATTATAAATTATAATTCAATGTCCTCTAGTAACGACGTAGTAACACCTTCAGAGCGTTTAATTGGAAGAGTTAAGTGGTTTAATAACCAAGCAGGTTATGGTTTCATTACTATTACAGATGGAGAAAAATCAGGCTCTGATATTTTTGTTCATCATAGCGCTCTTGAGGTAGAGAGCCAACAATACAAATATTTAATTCAAGGCGAATATGTTGAATTTGGACTAATCAAAAGTTCAGGTGGAAATCATGAGTGGCAAGCTTCTAATGTGAATGGTATAAAAGGTGGTAAGTTAATGTGTGAAACTAGACGAGAGTTTAAGATTGCAAGATCTACTTACAAGACAACAAAGGATTCTGATGAGAATATTCATGAACCTAGACAACAACGTGTACCTAGAGAAGCTTCTAGAACAGATAAAAGACAACCTAGAGTTAGAGGAGAAGGTCCAAGAGATGGTACAGAAGAAAAAAAGGAGTGGACTCTTGTAAAACAAAAGGCACCTGCCAAACCACGTGGAAGACCACCTCGTCAAAATTCTGAGGCTAAGTAAAAATATAAAAATAATTTATAAAAAAAATTAGTATATGTTTTTAGAAATAATTTTATATATATAATTTATATATAAAATGACAAATATAGATCAAGATAAAGTAATGAAAGGTAAAAGAAAAAATGGTCATAAAATGGACTGCAAATGTCATATTTGTGAAAATATGAAAGCAAAAGCCGAACGTCATGGTTATGAAGAAGATCTTGAAAAAGAAAAAGAGCGAAAAATGGGCGGATCACATAAAAAAAATGGTCATAAAAAAGATTGTGGTTGTCCTATTTGTAATAATATGAGGAATATGAAAAAGGTTAAAGAGACAGGAAAAATTTTTCATAAAAATAAAAAGTCAAATGGACATAATTCAGATTGTACATGTCCTATTTGTAATAATATGAAAAAACAATCTGGTGGTAACATTAAATATGATAATACAAGTGAGGACGAATTAGAAGAACAAATAAAAGAACAAGGTGAGAAAAAAAGAATAGAAGGTGGGAGATTAAGAAGAAAAAATACTAGAAGAAAATCAAATGGTCATAAACCAAATTGTGGATGCCCTATTTGTAATAATATGAAAAAAACACGCAAAAATAGAAAAAATTAAAATTTGTAAAATTTATTTTATATATACATAATTATAATTATATGCAATGTATAATTTTTTTATAAACTATTTTTTTTTCAAAAAAAAAATAAAAATAAAAGATGAAACATTACAAAATGATTTACAAAAAGAAAAATTAAAAATTATAGAAAACATTATTGATATGAAAGAATTAAACGATAATCAAATAAAAATATTGCATTTATTATCAAAAGATTCATTATTGGATATATTGAAAGTTTTTATTTTTACACAAAAAAATTTAATTGAAATATTATTATCAGAAACAGATGAATCAAAAAAAGATAATAAAGAATATTATTTGAATAAATCAATATAAAGTTTACTTTGTAATGGTAAATATAATGATAAAACAAAATAAAGATACTGATGATGAAAATAAAATATTTGATGAATTTAATGAAATTATTAATAATTTAAATACTTTTAAAACACAAACAATTATGTTACAACAAAGTATAAAACAATTAGAAAAATCAGTGAGAACACAATTAAAATGTTTAAAGAAATTAGCTGTAAAAAATAAAATGAAAAATAATAGAATTCCGTCTGGTTTTGCTAAACCATGTAAGATAACAAAAGAATTATGCGAATTTATGAATAAAGAGTATGGAACTGAAATTGCAAGAACCGAAGTAACAAAATCATTAATTCAATATATTAAACAAAATAATCTTATAAATTCTACTAATAAAAAAGTTATTATACCAGATGAAAAATTAAAAAATTTGTTAAACATAGAAGATGATGAAGAGTTAACGTATTTTACTATCCAAAAATATATGAATCAACATTTTATTAAACAAACATCTTTATAAAAAAATGAAATGCTTTTACTATTAAAATGTAATTTATACTCAAAAAATGTTTATATTAGAACAACTTATTGAAATGTATACTTTTATTACTAATATTATTAATAATACTACTGAAAAAATAGTACACGAAAATAATTTTGACATTACAAAAATAAATCAATACGAAATACAATCTGCATATGATGATAATGATGAAGAATACTATGGAATAAAATCATGTTATCACTTTTATGATGGTTCTAATGGATATGATAGTTAGATAACCAATTGTTTAACAGGTTTGTATTTAATTACACAAACATCTTCGTCTTCTTGAAAAATAAATTCATTGAATAGTTTTTCTGTATTAAAATTATAGGTTTTATCGCATGAAAAACTATTTTTTGTTCTAATAGCCCAAATATCTTTACATAGAGGAATATAACGATCATACATTTTTTTACCACCTATAATATATATATTAAAATTCTTATTTAAAAAGGGGAAAGAATTACATATTTTATCTTTATTATTTAAAATAGCAGAATGAATATTATAGTTATTGGTAAATATGATATTATATTTAGAATATATTTTATCGTGTTCCTTTAAAAATATATCTGGATTTTTTGTGTATACTATATTTAGACGATTTTTAAGAAGTGAATCCATAACTGGAGGAAGTGACAAATAAGTATTTTTACTCATGATTAATACATTATTTTTTGTTATTTTATAAAAAAATTTTAGATCATTTTTATTTTGCCAAGGGAGTATACCATTTTCTGATAATCCATCATTATTATCTATTACAAGAATAGCTTCCATATATTATTTTATATATTTGACGTTAATTTTATATAATTTATTTAAATATATATTTTAAAATAAATTATAATGTCAATTAATGAAAAAAAAATAAAAGATTCCATTGAAAAATTATTTACTTCAGATTCAAACAATTATATTTTTATATATACACCACCAAAAGTAGGATCTACCACTTTAGTTTCTTCATTACGAATTTCATTAGGAAAATCTTATAATATAATACATATTCATGATGAAGTAATGTTATCTGTATTGACAGGTATTAATGGTGTGAATGTAAATGAAATTATTCAATATTTAGCATTCAATGGAAATAATGTATACGTAATTGATGTTTATAGAACACCAATAGAGAGAAAAATGTCTGAATTTTTTGAAAAAATATCACCATATCATTTTAATAATTCAGAGGAAAACATTTTAAATTATTCTATAAAAAGAATTAGTGATAGATTTAACAAAATATTTCCTCATATTGAGAATAATGATCATTATTTTGACAAATATAATATAGAAAATCCAGTGCCATTTGATTTTGAAAAAAAATATACAATACAAATAAAAAATGGAATAAATTATATTAAATTACGTTTATGTGATTCTCATATTTGGCAAAGTATTCTCTCTTCTATTTTTCAGACAGATATTGTTTTAATTACTGATTATCAAACTGAAAATAAAAAAATTGGTGAATTGTATAATCGTTTTAAAACTGAATATAAAATTCCAGAAAATTTTTTTGAAAATATTAAAAGCTGTAAATATTTTAAATTTTATTATAGTATACCAGAAAGAAATTCATATTTAAATTTATGGAAAACTCGTTTAGATACATCATTTGTACCTTATACATCATCAGAATTTACATTTTATATGCAATTATGTTTAGAAAATCAATACATAAATGATCTCCAAATAGAACATTATATTGATAATGGTTGTTTTTGTAATTTTTGTTCATTAAAAAGAAAAGATATTTTTATAAGAGCAAAAAAAGGAGAAACAAAATTTGAAAAAATTATTCATAATGAAGTAGTAAATGAAGTAAAACAAAATACAATTAAAAGAATTAATGAAATTATAATGAAAAAAAATAAAGAACTTATTTCAAATAAAAAATTTACTAAAAATCAATTTGCAATTAAATTAAATAATAAAACAATTGTTTAAAAACTATTTTATAAAAAATATATAAAATTATATTATGGTATTTTTATGTAAAATTTGTCAACAATATCCAAATAGCCATTCATTAATTAAATTTGAAGAAACAAATGATAGAATTATTTATTACACTTGTCCCAATAAAGCAAAAGATAATAGAATAGAAGGTATTTTATATCATTTTGATGGTGTATTAAGTGCAATAAAAGATAAAGATTGGATATGGATATTAGATTTAAAAGATTATGGTATAAAAGAAATGTTAGAAATTAATAATACAATTGCAATTGTTAATTTAATTAAAGAAAAATATAGCAAAACTTTGCAAAAAATTATAGTTATAAATACAAATTCTTATACAAAAACACTTTATAATGCAATAAAACCTTTTTTGAATAAAAGAATGCAAGATATTGTGTTTTTTTCTAAAGAAAATTTAGAAAATTCTGATAATAAAGAAGCATTTTTACAATTTTAATTTTTTATATTTGAACATGAGGAAAAAAATTGAATTATTTTTTCATATTATATTTAATTATATAATATTAAAATGACTACTCAGATTAACGTTCTTACTATACCAAATATACAATATATAGGAAATATTATACCAAAAGATACAAAATCTAAAGGAAAATGGAAATTGGAATATGTATGTGATAAAGAAATACAAAAAAAAGAAAATGGACGAATTTATTTCATTGTAATAAATAATGAAATATATAAAATAGGTTCGTCTTCTTGTGAAGGAGGTATAAAAACTACTTTTGCATTTTATGAAGGAGGATTAGGAGGATCACCTTCTATTAGAACATTTGGAATTCACTTATTAATTCAAAAAGAATTAGATGCTGGCAAATCTATTCAAATTTATGCATTATTTATTGAACCTATAAAGATTCAGATTACTGGTATTTCTTCTACAAAAGAAGTAGTTACATATCCCGATATAAAAGTATTAGAAGATTTATGTCGTGAAGATTACAAAATTGTTTATGGTAAATACCCTATGTGGAATTTTCAAGAAAATGCAGAAAAATGGCCTGAAGAAATTAATATTGCATATGTTAACCAAGTAAATTCCAGAAAAAATAATAATATTGAAAAAATAGAATAAAATAGAATAAAATATAAAAAATATTTATATTGTACTAGTTTTTATATAGTTATATATCTTTATAAAGGAGGACAAACTATTATGATTTCATGACTTTCTTTTTTTATTCCTTCTTCTGTTTTAATCCTATTTTTACCAATTCTAGTTTCACCTTGACCATATGTGTATTGCCATTCCGGAAATTCAAATTTATAACCTGCATACATTTCTCTAATCGCAGTACAATTATTATATGTCATAAGAAACCCTCCTTTATGTTGTCTTAATAATTCGGCTAATCTTTTATGATTAAAATTATTATGATGAATCGCAAAATTACAATTAGGATACATTCCTTTAAACATTTTACTATCTCCCTCTAAATAATATGGTGGATCTAGAAATAAGAAATCATCTTTATGCATTTCTAATACTTCTTCAAAATCTTTACAATGAACTTGTAAATTTTTTAAATTCATTTTCTCTAATTTTTGTATTTTTCTTGTAAATTTATCTTTATTAATTTCATTTGAACTAGGCCAACCTAAAAACATTGGACCATAAGATAATGTCATATTATAGTAATAATACACTGCTTGTAAAACATCACTATTATCTAATATTGTTAAATCTGATTCTTTTAATTCTAATTTATTTTTTGTCTTATAATTTAGATCTTTCGGTTTCACTTTTTCCCAATAATTTAATAGTATATGACGATTATATGTAAATTCTTCTTCTGATATTTTAAATTGTTTTAAATAATCAATAAATTCTTCTTTTTTGTGTATTATGACGTTCCAAAAATTAACTAGTATATCAAAAATATCATAACCAATTACTTGTATATTTAGTTCTTGAGAAAGACATAATTCAAAAGAACCACCTCCGAAAAAAGGTGATACAATTTTTTTTGTTTTAAGTTTAGGCAATTGAGTTAATATTAAACCAATCGCTTTTGATTTACCCCCTGCATATCTAAGTGGTGATAAACATTGTCTTTTAAAAGTACCTGTTTTATTTGAAATTGAATGTAAGTATTTTTCTAGATATGGCTCGTCTTTCTCATATTTATAACTAGGTATTAATAAAGTATTATCTTGTTCTTCAATCATGTTTTATTAATAAATTATGATTAACATATTTTTATATCAATTTTTAATTTTATTTGGAAATAAATATTATATTATATTATATTATAATATCAATAACTATGTCTGGTTCGGTAAATACAAACGTATTAAATAACGCAATGTTCTTTAGTGAACTTAGAAAATTTATAGCTGATAATAATATTGTTGGAACATGTGCCGGTGTAATAATTGCTCTTGTTACAAAAGATTTAATTTTATCATTTGTAGGTGATATTGTAATACCTTTATTTATATTTTTATTTTTAAAATTACACATTAAATGGTTAACAAATATATTGCCTAGTGGAAAATCTTTCTTTGATTTTACTAATTTTTTCAAACAATTTATTACTTGGATTTTGACATTAATAGTAACTTATTTTGTTATTAAAGCTACTTTTCAATTATTATTAGGTATAAGTTTAGGAAAAAATGATGATAAAGAGAAAAAAGAGAAAAAAGAAAGTTTTTTCACAAGATAAATAAAATATAATTTATATTTTTTTCTGCCACCAAACAGCACAACAACAATCATCTATACCATTATTAGGGAATGTAATCTTTTTATTATTATAATACCATGGTTGTCTCCATCTATTTTTAGCAAATTCAACTATCTCTTCTGCTGAATATGTTTTCATTTTTTCTAAATCTATATCCATATTTAATATATCACCTACACCATCACTGAATATTATTATTTTAATTTCATCATTTGTACTACATTCTATAATTTTTTTTTGTGTATCAATACTGGTAATACGATTATGACCAAGAGAACGTGTCATTGCAAAAGATACATCATTATCTTTATTATTGAAAATAATGTATTTACCTTGTTTTTTTTCAATAGTTTCTTCATCTGTTACAATAAATCCATTCATAGACTTTTTAACTACATATGAGATACCTTTTTCTTGAAGACGTTGTAATTCTCTTTCATTTGATGGTTCATGATTTTCAGATTTAAATATTAATTTATCATTGACAAATATTAATATAGGAGAATCACCCATCCATTCTGCGACTATTTTTATTTTATTTGTATATGTATTTCTATATATTTTTGCAAAAGAAAATGTAGAACCAGATAAGTATATAATTTTATCGGTAATTTTATTTTTATTTTCTTTAAAATAATTTATGTCGTTTTTATTTTTAATATTTGACTCTTCTTTTTTCTTATTTATTTCATAATCTATTGTTCTTTGTAAAGATTCTGCAGGATTTAAAGTTGCAAAATGTTTTTCTAAATTTTGTTCTCTTATAATATCAATTACTAAATTAGGGCCATGACCATCCCATACTGCAATTATATCTATTGGTTGATCACCATATTCTTTTATTTGTCCATCTTCTTCATCTATAGTAAGAATAGCAGCTATATCTTGTTTAGAAAATAATTGTCTTTCAGCATTTTCTGACATAATAGTCATTTTTTGATTTGTTATAAAGTTATTCATATTCTTCTTAAATTTCTATATTATAATAAAAATAAATTTTATTTTTTATAATATTATGTAAAATATACGAATATACGAATATACGAATATACGTAATATTTATTTTACTATAGGATATAAATTAGGACATATTTGATGTAAATATTGATAGTTTCCAAAAGATTTTTCAAAAAGTTTAATATTATTCCATTTCATTAAAAATTTTAAAACAAAAAACATAAGAGTACCTTCTGAACCTGTATTACAATAGACACATATATTATCATTTTTATTAAATTTAAGTAATTTCAATTTTTGTTTTATTTGATTCATGTTAATAAATTTTTGGGTTGCAATAGTTTTAGTTTCTGAAACTATTTTATTATTTTTTTTAACATAGTTTTTTATATTTTCATTAATTAATACTGATTTCCAAAATAAATTATATGCTCCGGGTATATGTCCTTTTATTTTCCATACACCAGTATCACCTTTAAAATCTGATGGAGATCTAACATCCAATAATTTATATTTATTGGAATTTATAATATTTAATACATCATCTGGTTCAAAAGCTAAATTTTTTATAGTAAATTTTTCGTTGTTAATTCTATTCCATATGGGAAAATCTAATGTAAAATATTTATTAGGTAATTTTTTCCAATTACAATTTAAATAATATAAATTTTTAAATCCAAACTTATATAGAGTATATAAAACAAATATACATGCATATACATCTTCATCAACACCACCATATACACATATATAATCGTTTAAAGAGAGACCGCTATTTATAAATAAATTGGAAATACTATTATCATTCACATATTGAAGAGGAACTAATCCATCATTTTTACAAATATTAGAAGAATTAAAATTTGTATTTCTTAAACTTGCACTAGGAAAATGTATTGAATTGATTAGATGATTATTTGTATATTCTTTATAATTAGTGTCAGTAAATAAGAACTTACCATTTAATAATAAAAACTTATCTATATTTTTTTCATCAATTAAACATGTATTATTTATAGAACTATCAGAACTTTTTATTTTATAAGTTCTATTTTTTATATTACGCATTTTTTTTGTATTTCTAAATCGCATATATTATAATATTATAATATTATAATATAATTTTATAAATTTTTAGTAAAAGGAGGGGTCATAGGGGAACCTTGGTTCCCTATAAAAAAAATTGAAAAAAAAGAAAAGAAAGATGAAAAAAGTAAAAGTAAAAGAATGAAAACAATAATGTTAAGAATGATAAGAGTAGTAGTGGAGGAATGTGGTCGAAAGTATGAATTTGATGTGGAA